CCGCAACCAAATCATGAGGAAGTGATGACGGACGCTCTCGGCCAGACGATCAATCCCGGTGACACTGTCGCGTACGTGCGCAGACGTGGTTCGAGCCTGGGGATCTATAAGCGTCGAGTCCACTCCGTAGACGAGGTCAAGGGCGTGAAGATGTTCGACTCTGACCAGCCATCACGCTCGTGGGCCGACCCAACCAACATGATAGTAATCAAACTTTAACGGAGTGACGCGAATGCAATCTTGGGGACTGCACCTGTTGATCGACGGTTTCACCCGTTCAAAGAGCCTCGTGCAGGACCAGGAGCTCATCAAGTCCTTCGTCGAGCGACTCGTGGCGGACATCGACATGGTGGCCTACGGCCCGGTCTGGATCGCCCACTTCGCTACGCACGACCCCGACAAGGCGGGTGTCTCCTTCTGTCAGATGATCGAGACGTCCAACATCACGGGACACTTCGTGGACAAGGACGGCAGCTTCTACCTCGACGTGTTCAGCTGCAAGGACTTCAGCATCCGCAAGGTGATCGACCTCATCGAGGAGTACTTCGGCGCCGAAGAGAAGGACCTCATCGTCCGAGTCATGCAGCGCCAGTCATTCAAACACTGAAAATTTTCTTCACTTTTTAGTTTACATCCGTGAAGAAATAGGTTATAAATACCCTACATTCTGAATTAAACGAGATACTGGCTAATGGAAAGCCACACGGCCGATAACCGTGCACGAGGTAGTTCGATTCTACCATCTCGTACCATACTACGAGGTATCACCTTAGCGGCGATAGGTACGGCCTTTTAAGCCGTAGTCGTAAGACCACCGTGGGTTCGAGTCCCACTGCCTCGACCAAACACGGAGGGTGAACGGACCAGGTGGTCCGACTCGCCTTGAAAGCGAAGGGAACGGTGTAACAGCCGTTTGGGTTTCGAGTACGCCCGCCCTCCTCCATGGAGAGTTAACCGGACAGGCGCGCCGGAACCGCTTCGAAAGCGGTTTGCTCCCGAGAGGGAGTGGGGATCGAGACCTCAGCTCTCCTCCACATTCGGAGGGTGAACCGGACAGGCGAGCCGGCCTCGCTTGGAAAGCGAGTGGGTCCCTAACGGGACTACGGATCGAGACCGTCGCCCTCCTCCATCTCCCTCACGGGAGCGTTATTTGACATAAAAGAAATTCTTTGCTGGGGAGTGACCGAACGGTAAGGTGCCCGGCTGTTAACCGGAGGCTGCGCAAGCAAGCTGGTTCGACCCCAGCCTCTCCAGCAAAGAATTTCTATGGGCGGGTCGTATAAGTAGTGCGGCTTCGATCGAAGACGGTGATGGTTCATATCCATCCCCGCCCACCATCTGATTTCCTGAGTGCTAGCAGCAAACCCCAAAGCACTTTTCATTTGAGAAAAACGCCAAAATGGCACTCAGGAAATCAGATTGGAGGTGTAGCTCTCTGGGAGAGCGACGGATTGTCTATCCGATCCAGGTGGGTTCGATTCCCATCACCTCCGCCACTACCCCTTGCTGCGAGCTTGGGTTTAGCCGAGGTGCGGTAACGTACAACGGCCGGTTTTGAGGGCGTACCGAAACAACCCTCACCGTGCCGCCTAAGCTAACCTGGTGGAAGCGCTGGTCTGAAAAGCCAGAGACCTTGGATCGTAACCAAGAGGCGGCACCATTCCTTTCTAGAATCGTCACAGCAACAAAGCTTTAGAAAGCGCAGGTCACACGGTGGAGCCTACGGGCGTTGAAGCCGACCGACCGCAGACGCGGGCTCATACCCGTCGAGTGACTCACGTTACGAGGTCGACGAGTGACTCTCGACAAAGTCAAAACGATTCTGTACTTTCTAGTTGACTAAATCTTCGGATTGAGTTATACTCGCTGTAAATAAAGAGTTATCGAGAAAGCCCTCGGTTACTCCTTTCCGAAAAGTAGGCTTGACGGCGACCAGAGGTCGCACCAGTCCTTCTTCAGAGTGCTCACAGCAACTCAAAAATCTTATGGCTAGAGAAACCCGGCTGGTCCGGGAGCACTCTGGAGAGGTACTGACAGCAACAACCGTGATCATAACCAGCAGACGTAGGTTCGATTCCTGCCGTCCCGGCCATTCTATCGGGACGTAGCTTAGTGGCAGAGCAGCCGGCACACTCAAATGTACCTCGACATGAAAGGAATTGACATGAACACCTTTGCCGACTCCATCCTCGAGAAGTCCACGACGACCGTCACTGAGAACGGTGACAAGACGTACAGCACCTCGCTGGACGCTTGCGTCGACCTGTTCTTCAAGGTCGCGGCCATCCGCGGACGCGGCGCTACCGTAGCGACCGACCTGTTCGCGAAGGCATACGCACAGGACCCCGACGTCGCCTCCAAGGTGATGCTCTGGGCGCGCGACGTGCGCGGCGGTGCAGGCGAGCGCCAGGTGTTCAAGGACGTCCTCTCGTACCTCGAGAAGTATTCCCCCTCGCGCCTCGAGCGTATCCTGCCGAACGTGCCCGAAGTCGGCCGCTGGGACGACCTGTTCGTCCTCGAGACCAAGTACTTCCTCGACCAGGCCTACGCGATGTTCGCCTTCGCCCTCGAGAACGGTGACGGCCTCGCGGCCAAGTGGGCGCCTCGTGAGGGCTCCAAGAACGCTGTGCACGCTGCCGGCCTCCGTGACTACATGAAGCTCACGCCGCGTGAGTACCGCAAGCTCGTCGCGGGTCTCTCGAAGACCGTCGAGCAGCAGATGTGCGCGAAGGAGTGGGACGACATCGAGTTCTCTCACGTCCCGTCGGTCGCTTCTGCGCGCTACTCCAAGGCTTTCCTGAAGCACCAGCCGGAGCGCTACGGTAAGTTCACAGAGGCTGCCGTGAAGGGCGAAGAGAAGATCAACGCATCGGCGCTCTTCCCGTACGACGTCACGAAGAACACCGTGAACGGCCCGACCGCCAACGCGCTGTGGAAGCAGCTGCCCGACTACGTGCCGGAGGGAGTCTCCTTCCTGCCCGTGATCGACACGTCGTCTTCGATGACGTCGCCGATCGGTTCGTCCGGCATCACCTGCATGGACGCCTCGATCTCGCTCGGCATCTACCTCGCAGAGCGCAACAAGTCGGCGTTCAAGAACCTGGCGCTCACGTTCAACTCTACTCCGCGCTGGATCAACGTGCCGGTCTCGGACGACATCCAGTCGAGGGTCCGACAGGTCCGCGGAGCTGACTGGGGTGGTTCTACCGACCTCGACAAGTCGATGGACCTCATCCTCTCGACGGCACTGGCGAACGACGTCCCGGCGTCGGACATGCCGGACTTCTTGATCGTCATCTCCGACATGGAGTTCAACTCGTACGGCAACCGCTTCACGGCGGCCGAGCGCACGAAGTCGAAGTTCGAGTCGGCGGGCTACAAGATGCCCAACATCGTCTGGTGGAACGTCCAGTCCCGTGGCAACACGACTCCCGTCCGCTTCGACGAGCGCGGCATGGTCATGGTATCCGGCCTCTCGCCGGCCGTCACCAAGTCGGTCCTCGCGGGCGACGTCGACCCCAAGTCGGCGATGCTCAAGACTATCGCGGACCCGCGGTACGAACACTAGTTCTCCTGACTGGGAGCCTTCGGGCTCCCTTTTTTCTTGAAGGAACTCACATGACTACAGTATGGGTGGCTTTCGGCGGGACCGAGAGCGGTGACGACGTAGGACCGTACGTGTTCGACCACGAGCCGACTAAGGCCGAACTCCAGGCCCTCCTGATGGAACACTGGCCATCGGAGTTCGAAATGGACGAGGAAGACTGGATCGACCCGGACTTCGGGGACATCCACATCTCCGTCGAAGAGGCGTACGTCATCAGCAAAAACTAGTTGACGATTCTGAAAAGAAGTGATATACTGTCTTCACGATCACCGGAAAGGATCAATGAGATGGTATCTTTCACTCAACAGGGCCTCGAAGACTACATCACGGGGAACTTCGAACAGGTAGACGACATCGAGGGAGCTGAAGAAATTCCGGCCTTCCTCTTCAGCGTCATCCGCAAGCTCTACCCCGAGCTCGAGGGTCTGACCGACAAGGAGATGGAGTGGGACAACGTGGTACAGGACGCCCTCATCGGCGCCAACTCGCAGGACCGCGCCACGATACTCAACTACGCAGTGCAAAAGTACTTGCTCCTGTGAGCGATAGCGCCTATAGTTCAGTGGTAGAACGGAGGTCTCTAAAACCTCTTGTCGCGGGTTCGATCCCCGCTGGGCGCACCAATTCTGGTGGGTACGCAGACTGGGGCTGCCGGCGGCTCATAACCGTCTCCCGAAAGGGCGAGTAGGTTCGATTCCTACACCCACTACCACTTTATCATGGAGACTCCGAGTGTCTGAGAAGCCGACGTCTATCACGATAGACTACTGGGTCAAGCGCGGCATCATGAAGGTGAACGCGTACGCACTCGATGCTGACGACCCTGACCACCCGTACAATCAGGCCCTGCGACAGGGCGCGGACCCCGCTGACTTCGGCATCGAGCACCCGCTCAACAAAGAGTTCGAGAGCAAGACCCGCGGCGAGCTGATCGCGGAGATCATCAAACTCCGCAAAGAGCTCTATTCTAGAGAAAAGTGGAGCGCCGTCCTTTGAACGACCCCCTCTATAAGGAAGACGACCGCGTGTGGCTGAAGGGCTGCACGTGTCCCAAGTGCACGACCTGTCGCCGCACCGCTACCGTGTGGTCCACCATGCGTGGTGGACGCCTCCCCTCTCAACGCGACTTGCCGGCATGGACGTACTGCCTCGGCGTCGACGACTACGGTGAAGAGTGGGTGCTCGAAGCAGACATCGGCGGCCTCATCGACCCGAATGAAGACCCAGGCCCGTCAGGCTGGGCGTGAACAGGAGAGGAACCCCGTGCTAGACCACTTTCCCAAGCTCTACCTCCGGACGGCCGGCAACGTGCCGCTGTCCACCGATGACTACCCCCTCGCGTACGCCGTGCCCTACGAGGACACCGCGGCCGGGCGCAAGCAGCAGGAGAGGGTCACCTCCTGGGCCCAGCGCAACGTCTGGGACCCCGTCACGAAGAAGTACCTCCCGACCCCCGCGACGGAGGCCCACGTCATCGACAACGTCGCCCTCTCGGGCTACAGCTTCGGTGAAGTGATCAGCCGACACACGACTGACAACAAGGTCTTCGAGATTCGCGACCCGCGCGGCTTCACCCTCCAGATCTACGCCCACAACCTCATGACGATCCTGAACCGCGCCACCATCGTCAACGGAGTCATACAGGAGAAGCTCCTCTGGGGTCGCGGCGGTGGCAACGTCCTCGCATTCGACTACCAGGTCCGGCCAGCTTCTGAGAAGAAGAGCGGTGGCCTCAACCTCGGTGACAGGGTCGAGATCGCAGGCTTCGAGTACGTCTTCGTCGGCACGTTCTTCATGTCGAGCATCAACTGCCAGCACACGAGCCGTCCCGCTCCGTCGAACTCTAAGTACTGGCCGAGCTACAGTAGTTACGAGTACTACTCCGAGGTGTCGTACATCCAGGTCCCCAAGAAGGTCTGGGTTTTCCAGGACGAAAAGGGCCAGCAAGTCATCTACAAGAGCACGCCGAAGCACGTCCACCTGGGCACAGACTCGACGTTCGAACCGGTGAAGCTCGGCCAGAGGACCACCGCCTACGGCAGACCCGACCGCATATCTACTGCTGGCTCGGGAGACTACCGCGTATCGGTCATCTTCCTCTTCGAGGACAAGAAGTCAATGGAAGACCACTCTCTAACCGACGACGAGATGGTGAAGGTGTACTTCGACGACCAGAAGTCGCAGACTTCGCGCGATCGCGCGCCGACGACGCGCACCGTAGAGGTAAAAGGCAAGAAATACGCCGAGACCTATTGACAATTTCGTCGAATCTGCATATAAATATAGTGTAAGTTCAAGAAACCAAAATGGAGTGAACGACCATGGGCATCGATACCGGCTACTAGGTTCGTCCTAGACCACCCTGACTACTCTCTTCTGTGACGCAGTTCTGATACAGACAAAAGGAAGAGAGAAATGGAATACAAGTTCGTAAAGAAAAACCCGGTAACCGGGGACTACTCCGTCAACTACGTGGAAGTCAACAACATGATGAAGCTCCTCAACAGGGCAGTGAACACCGAGGCCGAGTACGTGGCCTGGGTCCGTGACTGGAAGGTCGAACACTCCCACATCGTCGGTTCTATCAAGACGATCAAGTCCGTCAAGGACTGGCTCAAGTACGAGCAGCACGACGGCGAAGGCGCCCACGGCGCTCAGCTCACGAAGCTGGCACTCCGCCCGTTCGCACGGGCACTCTACCAGATGCGAGCGGACCAGAAGGCCCGGCTCAAGTCCGGCGAGATCATCCGCGGGGCCCGTACGGTCGCCGCTGAGGCTGCTGCGTAAGCAGCCTCACCCTACTCCCTTGCGCTAACGGTAGGCGAGCACGTTTTGAGCGTGCAGCCCGTCTCAGGACGGTCCAGGTTCGAGTCCTGGAGGGAGTTCCACTTCTTTAAACTATGGGGACTCAAGTGAAACTTTTCTCTCGCATGTTCAACCGTCGCGTCGATCCCAGAGTCATGCTCCACGGCTACGACCTCGACGAGTGGGACTACCTCGGCTTCAGCCGCATTCAGTTCCAGAGCGAGGGTAAAGTGACGTACGAGGCGATCGTCCACTTCTTCGTGGACCAGTCCAACCGGGACATCCGCGAGTACCACATCGAGTCCAACGTCGCGGACTACTTCTACGAGAACCACACCTGGATCACCAAGTGCCACCTCTGGGCGGCCCTCCAGATCGGTGAGACGACGGTCGTCGAGACGTGGCCGTCGCCATACCTGCGCGGCGTCAAGGCCGTCGAGGGCTTCACCTGGTCCGACGACAAGGGCTGGGTCGCTTCCGCGCTCACCGCGTCGGCAGTGGACGGCAACGTCATCACCGTAGACTTCAACAAGTGAGAGACAAGAAATGAAGAGACTCTTCGTCATCGGCGACATACACGGCTGCCGTGAGGAACTCGAGAAGCTCCTCGAGATAACCGACCGCTACATCACGGCCGAGGACGAGTACGTCTTCCTGGGCGACTACATCGACCGCGGGCCGGACTCCAAGGGCGTCATCGACGTGCTCATCGCCCGGTCCAAGACCCACCCGAACGCCCACGTCTTCCTCACGGGAAACCACGAGGAGATGATGGTCAAGGGTGAGTCGTACTGGGCGCTCAACGGCGGCCTGGAGACGCTCTCTTCGTACGGCCTCATCCCTGAGAAGGCCTACGAGTTCAACAACTACTGGGAAGAAATCCCCGCCGACCACCGAGAGTTCCTCAAGGACCTCAAGCTCTACTACCGAGCAGGTCGAGTCGTCTGCGTGCACGCCGGCCTTCAGCCCGGCATCAGCCTGTTGCAGCAGAACAAGAACGCGATGGTCTGGGACCGCACCTACGTCGGCTACGACGGTGACTACCACGACGACGTGATGGTCGTCTACGGCCACACACCGTCGTACTCCATCACGGAGAGGAAGAACCAGCGCGGCATCGACACCGCCTGCGTCTTCGGCGGCAAGCTGACCTGCGTCGTGATGGAGACAGTCAGCGGCGAGCACGTCAACACGTTCTCGATCAAGTCTGGCTTCAACTGGTGATCACATGGAACAGCTGCGGCTAGACCTCGACGACGACAAGCAGTACCTCGAAGGCATAATGAACAAGACGTACCTGGGCTCTAACTCGTCCTGGTACGTCTGCTGCCCCGGCGGCCAGTTCTACCTGAGCATCCGGACCCACGACCTCGGCGGCACCGACTACGACTACGTCACGAAGATCGACTACAAGCAGGCCCGGTGGCTCGTCTCTCGAGGAGTGCGAGAACACTTCAACTGCGTAAAGAATTGGATCCGCTGAACTTTTCAGTTGACAAATTCTCGAAAGTGTGGTATAGTGAGAGCATGATGGAAAAACGTCACGTAGCGTTCTGTAACTGCAGCTCACCCGACCACCTCATGGTCTTCGAGGTGTGCCACTGGGACGAGGATCAGAAAGAGCTGTTCATCTACTACAAGATGAGCCACTACGCACGGTTCCTCAAGAGACTGTGGATCGCGTATAAATACGTGACCAAGAGCGACGCTGATCGGGTGGACTACACCGACATCATGGTATCCGACGTCGAGACTCTCAAGAAACTTCGGGACGCGATCGACGAGGTCGTCGAGTTCAACTCGAAGTAATACAGGGATGTAGCTTAGCCTGGCCTAAAGCTGCGGTCTCCAAAACCGCGATCGGGGGTTCGAATCCCTCCTTCCCTGCCAAATTTGCCCGACTAGGCAAACCTCGGTAAAGCCGCCTCCCTCAAAGCGAGGTGCATCACGGTTCGACTCCGTGGTCGGGTACCAGAACTGTAACGGAGCCATGATGAACACCAATACACTCAACCTCATCGCAGTAGTCGCGACGCTGCTCGCGACCTTGATCTCTGCGCTGATCGGTTTCGACTGGACCACCATCGTCTCGGCCGTCGTGGCCCTGAAGATCGTCGGTTCGCTCAACCTGCTCAACCTCGTCATCAAGACGCTGGTCTCGAGCGTCCAGCAGCTCGCCGCGAAGGACACTTCGACTACTCCCCCGACGAAGTGATTTCTCAAATCAGTTGACATTTGGCTCCGGTCGTGGTATATTTCTTCACGATCAACGGAAGGGACTACATCATGACAGTCAACAGGGAACACGCCCTCGCGCTCGCCGACCTCATCGAGACTCTGCCTCGCGTAGACAACTCGCACGGCAAGATTCACGGGTTCAACCTGAACTACGAGACCTTCGAGTGCGGCGCGCCGGCATGCCTCGCGGGATGGTCGGCCTGGGAACAGCGCGGGCACCCCGAGACGATAAGATTCGACGATACGTTCTTGGAAGACGCCCGGAAATACCTCGGCATCAGTGAAGACATCGGCGGTAAGCTCTTCTACCCCTTCGGTCAAGGCATCGACTTTGGCGCCGTGACTCCGGAAGACGCTGCGCTCACTCTTCGCAAGCTCGTCGAGACCGGTGAAGTCGACTGGAGCCACGCCCCGCACCACGAAGAATAAATAGAATGCGCCCGGCTAGGCCAGTTGGTTAGAGTCGTCCCACTTAAAATGGGAATGTCGTGGGTTCGAGCCCCACGCCGGGCACCAGAAATAACTCTCCGGCATGCACGGTGAGTGAAAGGTCGGCAGACACCTAACTGCCCGTAGAGTGCCGAGACAGCGTTACGACCTCGTAGAGGTCCTCGGCAAGTGGCCTGCGGGCGGGACGGTAACGCGACTCCCTGCAAAGGAGATGCCTCGAAAGAGACCAGGTTCGATCCCTGGGCAGGCCTCCATCTTCTCAAATGAAAGCATCACATTGATACGAAACTCTCAAGAGTTCGTGCTCGAGATCGAGAAGCTGGTCAAGGGCAAGAACATGAACTACCTCGACGCCATCATGTACTACGTCGACGTGCATGAAGTGGACCCTGAGCTCATCGCGTCCATCGTCAAGAAGAACCCCAACCTCAAGGGTAAGCTGCAGGAAGACTGCATGAAGCTGAACCTGGTCGAGAAGATCAGGACGATCCCCGGTCTCTGAGGTGTTGACATCTCCCCGTTCGAAGTATACATTGATTATCTGGCGCTCAAACGCCACTTCACTTCTGACTACGACTACTTCCGCTACAGCGGAAAGGTGAACGCCAAGTACTCTTCCTACGAGAAGAGGGGCGACCGCTTCCAGTTCGAGAAGCTCGCCAAGCAGAGGGACCCGCACGCGGTCCTAGTGGCCCACCTGTCGAAGAACCCCAACGCGTGGATCGGTGACGTGACCTCCGACGACTCCGTCTACAAGGAGTGGAAGAAGGTCGTCACCTCCCTGAACTACGTCTTCACCGAGGACGTCAAGAAGCTCGACCCGGACTTCGACTCAAACTTCACTGTCAAGCGAGGGGAGCACCCTCCCCTGCTCAAGGCGATGCTGCGCGGCGAGGTCCACCGAGAGACGGTCATACTACTCAACGGCATACTCAAGTTCGCACCGCACTGGAACGCGAAGATAGAGGACGCCGTGGTGTGGCCGCAAGTCTACTTCAATTTGAAAAAATATTCGTCATTCCTCGAAGTCGATTTGTATAAATACAGAGACGCCCTACGCGGGGCGCTCGACATACACTGATACACAAGACACATTTACACGGAGCATACAAATGGTAGACTTTAGTCAACTCAAGAAGTCGCGCACTTCTTCTCTCGAGGCCCTCAACGCGAAGGTCGCCTCGATCTCCAACGGAAACGACAACTCCCGAAAAGACGACCGCTTTTGGACCCCGACCGTCGATGAACAGGGCAACGGCTACGCTGTGCTCCGCTTCCTGCCGGCACCGGGCGCTGAAGACGAGCCGTTCATTCGCACGTGGGACCACGGCTTCCAGGGCCCGGGCGGCTGGTACATCGAGAACTCGCTGACCACCATCGGCCAGGACGACCCCGTCTCGAAGTACAACTCCGAGCTGTGGCAGAGCGGCGTCGAGGCGAACAAAGACGTCGCCCGCAAGCAGAAGCGCCGGCTGCACTTCATCTCGAACGTGTACATCGTGAAGGACTCCGGCAACCCCGCCAACGAGGGCAAGGTGTTCCTGTGGAAGTACGGCAAGAAGATCTTCGAGAAAGTCACGGACGTGATGAACCCGAAGTTCGAGGACGAGGACCCGATCAACCCGTTCGACCTCTGGGAAGGCGCCGACTTCAAGCTCAAGATCCGTCAGGTCGAGGGCTACCGGAACTACGACAAGTCTGAGTTCGCCACCAAGGGCGTCCTCGGCAAGTTCGACGACGAGAAGCTCGAGGCGATCTGGAAGCAGGAGCACTCGCTCAAGGCGTTCCTTGACGCGTCCAACTTCAAGTCCTACGACGAGCTGCAGAAGCGCCTCAACAAGGTCCTCGGACTGAACGACGCGCCGGCGGCATCTCGCGAGGAGCAGAAGTTCGAGCAGGCCCGCGAAGAGCGGTCCGAGTCCAAGTCCAAGCCGGCACCCGCTGCCAAGGCCGACGACGCGCCGTGGAACAGCGGCGGGGACGACGAAGACCTCGAGTTCTTCAAACGACTCGCGGCAGACGACTGAGATTAGGGAGCTTCGGCTCCCTTTTTCTTTGGTTGACATTTCTCGACTCTGATATAGAATGGACCCATCAAAGGGAATTGAAAATGCAGTGGATACTCCAGAACTACGAAGACACCTCGATGCTCGCCGAAACGCTGACGCGTCAGGACGTCCTACACTCCTTCCATAAGGTGATACCGTTCGTGGGAGAGCTCCTCCCCGAGCCCGTGATCGAAGACCCGTCGAAGGTCGTCATGTTCGGCTCGTACAGCCTGCGTTACTACGCGCGGAAGCACGGCCTGACACCGGGTGTCTTCGAGCTGCGTCCTTTCTACGACGAGAAGGTGTGGGACAACCTGCTGCTCAACGGGCCGCACAACTCTACGGTCATGACGGTCCGCAGACTCGCCGGCCTGAAGCCTGGCGTGGGCACGCACACGATGTTCATCCGTCCCCTGCAGGACAGCAAGGAGATCGCGGGAGCGGTCATGACTTACAACGACGTGGTCGAGATGTGCCAGAACGTGATGGCCCTCGAGGAACACGAGCTCATACGCGGTTCGCTCGGTCACGACACCGAGATGATCCTCTCGACCGTCTCTGACGTCCGTCAGGAGTGGAGGCTCTGGGTCGTCGAAGACCGAGTCGTTACTTATTCACTCTACAAGCAGGGCGGGAAGGTCATGTACCTGCCGTACATCGACGACGACGCGCTGGAGTTCGCGAGACACGTGATCGAGGTGAACCCCTACTACTCGCCCGCCTACGTGCTCGACGTGTGCCGCACTGACTTCGGCCTCCACCTGCTCGAGACCAACTGCATCAACGCCGCGGGACTCTACGCGGCAGACCTGAACCGGCTCGTAGGAGCCATTGAGAACATGAAAGTATAACTATGCCCATCGTATTCCTGGACCTCGACGGTGTCATGGCCGACTTTGAGGGCTACTTCGAGAGCCACTTCGGCTTCCGTCACGACTCCGTCTCCGACAAGGAGATGTGGAGGCTGATCGATGCCCACGAGAACTTCTTCGGCTCGCTCCCGCCTCTGCCCGGAGCGCTCACCTTCTGCGACACGCTGTACGACTCGTGGGGAGGCCTGCCGATCATCCTCACGGCGTGCCCGCGAACGAACTACTTCAAGGCTGCTATCCAGAAGCGTGACTGGGTGCACAACCACATCTCGAAGCGGCTCCACGTGCTGCCCGTCATGGGAGGCAAGAACAAGTGCCTCTTCATGAAGCAGCGAGGCGACGTGCTGATCGACGACTTCGAGAAGAACATCGTCCCGTGGCGAGAGATGGGCGGCGTCGGCATCGTCCACACCTCGTTCGAGGACACGCTGGCTAAACTGAAGGAGGTCTTCTGGTGATAGAGTGCCCGTTCGTAGTAGGTGACGAAGTCGTCTGCATCGACTCTTACATGGAAGGCGCCGACGGAGTGGTGTTCGACAGCATGCTCACCCTCGGTCGTATCTACACGGTGTCGCACGTCTTCACGAAGACCGCGTTCTACCACCGCATCGGCCGCACCGAAGAGCACGTCGTGGTAGTGTTACAGGAAGTGCCGGTTCGGACTGGAGGCTACCACTGGGCGCGCTTCAAGAAGGTCCAGAAGCTAGACACGTCGGCGTTCACGAAGCTGCTGAAGACGAAAGTGCTCGAGGACGCATAAACGCGTTGACAAAACTTCAAGATGGTGATACCTTGTCTCTATTGAAGGAATCAACGAATATGGTGAGGATTACAAATCATGATCTATAGCCGACTCTTTCTGTTCATCATGTTCGTCGCGGCGGGCCTCCTTTGGGCCGCGGTGTTCGTGACGTTCGCTTCAGACGAGTGCTTCTGGGCGGCGATCGACGGACCGATCAACGCACACTACTCCGAGTGCGCTATGAAGAACGGTTGGTGAGCGATGATGTACCTGCTAGAGAGAGAAAACTGCATCGAAGACTACTACCAGACGTACGAGTTCGTGGGCGTCTACTCGACCCGAGAGAAGGCCGATGAGTACGTGGAACGGGTGAGCCGAGAGGCCCTGCGAGAGAACTGGCGTGGATACGCGACGTTCCACGAGGCCCAGCGGCTCAAGGAAGAGAACGCCGAAGAGTACGATCGACTCTGGTCCGCCTACGTCGAGCTGAACCACGAGAAGCCAAAGTACCGCGGCGACCAGAGAGACAGGGCAGCCCTCGCGGCGTTCCACGAAGAGAAGAGGAAGTGGAGCGATGCGGTCGAGGACGTGAGGCGGGTCTTCGCGGCGTTCACGGTCGAGAAGATCGAGGAGCCCGCAGCGGTCTACGCGGTGAGCGTCATCGACGACATGCCTGAAGAAAAGCGTCACGAGGTCAAGAACTGGCGTGGTGAGCCGGACGTGTACCGAGTGACGGAGATAGAGGTGGACACGCCATGAGCCAGGAAAAGAAACAGCGAGTCTTCATCGTCAAGGAAAAACTTCACATTGTGCGTGACGCGTTCGTTATGGCTACTTCTAAGAAGGACGCCGTCGCCCGAGCAAGGGACGGCGAGGCGTATGACTGGTCTGAGCTTGACGTCGACCACACGAAGACGCGTATACTCGGCGCAAGGGAGTACCGTGACGAATGAAGCCCGTCCTCCTCGGCATGAACAACGAGCACCCCGACCGGGTGTTCTATCCCGACAACGCCGCCTGCTCGGGCGGCCGCATCCTCTCGATGATGAACCTGGTGGAGGAGATATCGTGCGAGGAGTTCCTCGACGCGTTCGAGCGACACAACATGCACTACGGAAAGGACTGGGACGCCAAGGCAGCACGGGCCAACCGTCTGTCTGTGTGGGAGACCCTGTTCGGGAAACGCGTGATCATCTTCGGGCGACAGACCGCGTCTGCCCTCGGAGTCCCTCGCGCCGACGGTGAGTGGAAGTCGGCGATGGGCTACTTCACTTTCACGACGCTGCCCCACCCCTCTGGTCTCACGAGGGACTACAACGACCCGCAGTTCCGGCTCGAGACCGGAAAGTTGCTGTGGGATGCACTTTCTCTAAAATAGTGGTTTACATCTGCTCCGAGATGGTATATCTTTAAATTATCAAATCGGAAAGGAACCACATCATGCAAATCGGGTACGTCTTAGTAGCTTCTGGCTCGGTCATCACAACTCGCATCAACCACGTCGTCTTCCAGGACGACCTCGACAGGGCCAAGAGCGAGGCTGCGAAGGTGGCCGCGACGCTCTCGAAGGCCGGCTACTTCAACTTCGACCTGTACGACGTCAACGGTGAGACCCACGTCCACGTGGCTTCCTTCACGGTAGAAACGCCTGAACCGGTCGTAACGATCGTTAAGTGAGGACGAGAAATGATACAGTTTGAAGACGAGGCTCGCCTCCTCCTGTGGGTCAAGGAGAACTTGATCCTTGACTTGAAGACAGACACCGAGCAGTACAAATATGAAGACGGCGGCTACGTGAGAGTCGAGGCGAAGGTCAAGCTCAACGGCGTCACTGTCCTAGAAGAAAGCGACAGCGTCTGGGTCAAGCAGCTCTGATCAGTTGCCGCTGCGTCGGGTCGGGTTCGACTGCGACGCCTTCTCCTGCATCGGTATCGGAACTATCACGGGGCGGCTACCACCGCCCCCGTTCGTTATGCGGGTGTTGCTGATGTTCACGTCGCCGCCCCTGGTCTGCGGGGCCTTGCTGGCGTCGTTCAGGATCTTCTCTATCTTTGAGAACTGCTGGTCGTCGATCTTGACGTTGTCGTCGACCTTGAAGCCCGAGTCCTGGAGCTGCTTCCGAGCCTGGGCCACGTCGTCGGGAGTCACCTCGTACTTGAGGTGCTTGTAGTCGTCCTGCTGGGCCGCGAACTTCTCGACGTTGCTCATGCTCGACGTGACGCGGTCGCGCGCCACCTGGTCGGCCTTCTTGTTGACGTCTTCTTCTGACACCTCCTTGGCGCCGAGGACCTTGTTGGCGATGCCCTCGCCCGCGACGCTCGTCAGGGCGCTGCGCAGGGAGTCCTTCAGCCACTCGACGACGCCCTTAGCGAACTCCTTGAGGGTCTCGAGGATGGAGTTGACGAAGTCAGACTTGAGGATGTCGAACGGCTCGTCGCCGAGGTCGAACACGTCCTTGAAGAAGTTGACGACGAGGTTGATAGAGCCGGTCACGCTGTGGACTATGAGCGAGAGCAGGTCGGTGAAGCCGGTCTTCAGGCCGTCCCAGACCTGCTTGCCGTCGAACTTCACGAGTCCCGCGAACACCTCGATGATGGACTTGAATACTCCGCGCAGGTCCTCGATGATGAGGTCTACGTCACGCGTGAGGGACTTCGCGAGGTTGTCGAGGCCGATGTAGTCGAGCACCCACGCCACGAACTTCTTCGCGATGTCGATGACCGCGATGAACAGGCCGTCGAACACCTTGACCAGGCCGGTCTTGATGCCCTCTTCTACGCCCGAGCGCTCGTAGCCCTCGATGAAGCCGCTGATGAAGTCGATGGCGCTGAGCAAGATCTGGAGAGGCAGGAAGATCTTGCCGGCGCCCTTGGCCACGAGCTCGAGGGCCGAGAGGCCGAGCTTACCTATGCCCTCAAAGAGGGACAGCATCGGCCGGAGGAACACGTCCACGACGCTGAACACAGCCTTGGCTATGCCGCCGACTATCTCGAACATCGTGGTGAAGGCCTTGATGAACGGCTCGGTGACGGCCGAGTGGAGCAGGAAGTCGATGCCCTTGATGAAGCCTTCGGTCGTGACGCCGAAGGTCCTCAGCGCGAGGCCGATGACCTTTCCGACCGTGAGGGCCGCGAACTCTACCGTGCTGACGATGACCTCGGGGAGAGCCTTCACGGCGTCAAAGGTCTGCTTACGTGCGAGCGTGAGGTACGCCACAGTCTCGCGGACGGTGTGCTGTATCTCGTCAGAGAGGAGGGTGATGGCAGTCGCGATCGCGAGCACCGCGGCCTTGACCGTTATGAACCCGATGCCGTCCTTGATCGCGCCCACGAGGCCGTCACCGTTGTTGGACGACGTCGGCTTCGGCTTGTCGAGGTTCTGCTCCTCCTGGTCCTGGGACGCCCGCACGCTGCTGTCTTTAAAGAAGTTGATGAGCGACCCGAGCTGCTTCACCATGGTGTTGGTGTTGAGCAGGATCTGCCTCTGCGTCAGGTAGCCCTGGAACGTGATGACCGAGATGTAGTCGAACACCCCGCCCGTCGCCGACGAGGCAGTGCCGTCTTGTTTACCGCTGGTCTCAGGCGGCCTAGGCGCCGGCGTTGGAAGCATTCTTCGTCTTCTCTAGGTGTTGTAGCAGCAGCCCCACGTAGATGTCTCTCTCGTAGGGCAGCCAGTTCTCGACCTCCTCGGTCGAGTAGTCGTGTCGGTGCAGCACGAAGTTCAGTTGGTAGTAGCTCGGCAGGCTTATGTGCGCGAGGCTCACGCTAAAAAATTAGCGGCACCCCTGATCTCTCGGCTGATGATCTTGTTACCCTTCTTGTACTCGACGTAGCCGACCACGACCGGGAACGTCGAGAAGAACTTCTGCAGCTTCTCGATGTAGTGTCCCGACAGCGAGTCGAAGAACTCGTCCTTCTCGGCGTCGGTCGCCTCTGACATCGGGTGCACCGAGTCCTCGTCGTATACCGCGTCGATGCACTTTTTGATCAGCTCGATGACCGACTCGCCCTTCAGCGCGGTCGCCTCGTCGAACAGGTTGAGCGCCTCGAGGTCCCGTATCGTGGGGTACCTCATGACGACTCCGACTCGGCCGTCGAGGTCGATCGTCTTGTCGTGCTCCGGGTCTCTCCTCACCTCGACCTTGTCGAAGTTGAAGATCGCGTCGTACTCCTTGGCGTCCTCCTCGTCGCGGAACTTCACCTTGGCGATGTTCTGCTGGGACTTCGACCTGATCATCAGGAAGAGGTACTCGAGGTCGAACAGCGGGAGCGAGTCCACGTTGATGTCGCCCACCACGCAGTTAGAGACGATCTGCTTGAAAGCGTCGATCAGGTCTTTCTTCTCGTCAGACTCCTTCGCCACGAGGAGCATCTTCTCCTCCTTCACGAGGAAGCCGCGGTACTTGACCTCGGTGCCGTCGGACGCCAGCTTGAGCCGGAAGGTGGGAGACTGTATCTTAGGGAGTGTCATTCACGTCCTCAATTAAATATGTTCAGTAGGTTCTGACTGTAGTTGCCGTCATTATTTATCAGTGATATCGCGGTGGACGCGAGGGCCTGTCCCAGCGACATGTACGAGTAAGTCGTCGTGTTGAACAGCGACCCCGAGAGCGTGGAGGCGAACGGGTCGAACGTCGCCAGGCTCTCCTCGAGCGTCTGGTCGTTGGCCGCGAAGAGCGTCGAGGTCCAGGTCCTGTACGTGAACGTCACGGGAAGCTTGAGCACCTGGTTGTTCGCGGCCCAGTCCAGGGTCGGCTGACCGATGCGCAGAGGGTAGGCCTCGTTGAGCGTGTAGATGACGATGGTGTTAGCCTCGCCGTCGTACAGGATGATCGAGACGTTCGTGACGTAGTTCGACGGGTACTGCACGGCGTACATCCTCGCGCCGTTGTAGCCTGACGTCGAGGGAGCGCCGTCAGGGTTCACGTTCATCACGTTCTGCACCCACTTCTGGAAGAAGCCCAGGATGACGCCGTCGTTGTCGAGCATGATGGTGGCGTCGATGTCGGTGTAGATGGGAGTGTGGGGCAGCTTGAAGGTCGGGCCGTAGCCGAGGTTCTTCACCTCGTTCGTCGCGAACGTGATGCCCGGCAGCGACGCCGAGTCACAGAAGACCTCGATCAGCCGGCTCTCGTCCTGGGAGTTAGACCAGGGCGGCGTGGCTATGAACAGGGAGAACCTGTTGGGTCGGGCGAGTCCGCCGTACCGGTTAACGTTTGAGCTCAGCTCGTTGATGTCGAAGGGCACGTCAGACTCCTGCTATCTTGCGTGACTCGGCCCACACTTTGTTCGGAGTCGCCTTGACGAACGACTGCAGCGGAAGCATTATTGCTACGTCCCACTCGTTGGGGTACACTTTCACGAAGCGAGAACGCACGTGGGTCTTCAGGTACCTCTTGATCGTCGGCTTCACGAGGTTGAAGTTGCTCGCGCCCTTGAGGATCTTGTACGATATCTGCATCTTCGCGGTGTCGGTCAGCTTCTCGTTAGTCACGTGGGTGTACAGCGCGTCCATGAGCTTAGCACGGAGCACCGGCTGGAGGTAGTGGAAGTTGATGCCCAGGATGGAGTCCTTCTCGACCGAGAGCGGGAAGATGAGAGGAAACTGGTCGTAGAACGGCAGCTCGTTCTTGTACTTCGGGTCGTAGTAGAACATGTACATCGTGCCGGGCACCATCGACTGACGGTAGCGGTCCTGCGAGTTCGCGAGGATGCGCTTGGTGTCGGCCTTCTTGATCTCCATCGCCTTGTTGCGGAACCACTTGCGCGCTTCCTCGCCCTTCGAGGCGGCGCTGACGTTGCTGCGCGCGGCGTCCTGGAGTATGTTCGTGAAAATGCTACTTGGCACCGAATATGTCCTTCTCAGTCATGACCATAAAGATCCACCCGCGTCTCTTACAGTAGGCCTCTGCCGCGCTCCACTTGCTGGAGTTCGTGCCCCACGTGAGCACCTCGCGCAGGTACTTCGTCGTCTTCTTCTTGCTCAGCGCGGGAGGGTGTGTCTCCTTCTCGGGCTTCACCTCCACCATGAAGGTGGTGCCGTCGGCCTTCTTGACGATGAAGTCAGGGAAGTACCGGCGCTGCTTGCCCGAGCTCACGTCCATGTACGGCACGATCAGCTCCTCCGAGGACCACTCGACGACGTCGGGGTGCTCGTCGAACTTCTGCATGCACTTGAGCTCCCACGAGGACCGGTACACGATCCGGGTCGGGTCGCCCCTGTACTTCTTTGGGTTGCGTGGCTTGAAGAAGCCCTGCCGGTACGCCGCCATCTTCCTGATAAATAGCCTTGAACGAGTATTGAGCTAGATCTCACCTATTTATAGAGGGCCAAGTGGCCACATCAGACCCGCGCGCCGCGATCGACGCAAGTCAAGCTAACCTCACTTCTGCCAACCTCCTGCAGTTCCCCGCGACTCAGGGGGCTTACTTCTCGCGCTTCAACTTCGTGAAGTACGCGCGGGCCAACCCCAAGGTGCAGACCACCGCCGTCGCGTCCACCGCCGACATCGTCCTGCCGCTCCCGTTCAACCTCAAGGAGCAGTACTCGATCAACTACTCGGGCGCCGAGCTGAGCTGGATCGCGGGCGGCATCGAGGCGTACGACAAGATAATGTCGAAGGCCGGCTCCATCGCGGGCACCAACGACATCGACCGCACGGTCGGAGAGCAGGCGCTGCAGGGCTTCGTGAGGTCGACCTTCGCGGACACCAAGCCGGTCCAAGTGCTCGACTACCTCTCGGGCACGGTGACCAACCCGCACCTCGTGAACCTCTTCCAGAACACCAACCTGCGCACGCACAACTTCACGTGGCAGCTCTCGCCTACCAGCCAGAGCGAGGCGATCGCCCTCCAGAACATCGTCAAGCAGCTCCGCCTGAGGATGCACCCGACGCGCAAGAGCAGCTTCATCCTGGGCTTCCCCGACGAGGTGTACGTCACCTTCTACGGCTCGTCCTTCCTCTACCCGGTCTTCAAGTCAGTCGTGCAGGACGTGCAGGTCGACTACACCGACGGGCGACCGAACGCCTTCTTCATCGACGGCAGCCCGGTCACGATCACGCTGTCGATCACCCTGCAGGAGGTCGAGGCGCTGACCCGCGAGGACTTCGACGGAGAGCAGGCGACGACCACTGGAAACCAGACGACGGGAGTAGGAAGTGGCAGCTAAATTCTTCGAGAACTTCCCGACGATAAACTACGGCGGAGTCTCCCTCCGCAACCTCACGCTCAAGTCGGACATCATCAAGAGCGTCCTCGACACCGTCCAGGTCTTCCACCCGTTCGTGATACGCGACGGCGAACGGGCCGACACGATCGCATACGACTACTACGGCAACTCCGAGCTCTACTGGCTCGTGTACATGGCTAACGACATCGTGGACCCGTACTACGACTGGCCGATGAACCAGTCTGAGTTCAAGAGCTACATCGTCAAGAAGTACGGTGACGCGCAGACGGCCCTGTCCACGATACTCTACTGGTCCAACCCGAACTTCGACTACTACATGACGCCCGACACGAAGTCGCTGCTCGACGTCAATTTCCTCACGGGCTGGGACACCCCCGTCTACGCCTACGACTACGAGGACATGCTCAACGAGAACAAGAGGAACATCCGACTCATCGACGTCTCGTACGCCACCCAGATAGTATCGGAGATCGGTAAGATCTATGGCTGACTCCAACACGGTGCAGGTCGACGAGTACACCTCCTCGTACGACCTCGGCCTCGCCCACAACGTCGAGGTATCTTTCGTTAAGATTACAAACCACGCCGGCCAGACGGTCGACGTGCGCGAGATCTTCACGGAGATGAACATCACCAACTCCATCTTTGAGAACTGCATCTTCGGCCACGTCCTCGTCGTCGACACCCACGCGCTCCTCACGCGCATGCCCATCATCGGCGAGGAGACGATCGAGATCAGGTTCAACACGCCCGGCAACGCCGCGAAGGACTTCAAGGGAGTCATCTACCGCGTCCGAGACATACTGCCCGACTCCAAGGGAGCCAAGTCCTCGTACGTCCTGGAGTTCTGCTCCGAGGAGGCGCTCGCCAACGCGTCCACGTTCGTCGCGAAGTCCTACAGGAACACCCTCACGGCCGACGAGATCGTCAAGGACGTGCTGAAGACGTACCTGCAGACCGACAAGACCCTCTTCGTGGACCCGTGCATAGACCCGAACAAGGTGCTCTGCATCCCGTACCTGCGCCCGTACGACGCCATAGAGTTCCTCTCGTCCCGCGTCAAGTCCAAGGACAGCGAGGAGGACTTCTTCCTGTTCTTCGAGCGGTTCGACGGAGTGTACTTCAAGACCCTCGCAGGCATCGTCTCCAGCCCGCTGAACAAGTCCCAGAACTACTACGTGTACATCTCTGACAAGTTCGGCAACCAGCGCGACTCGGGCATGGACCCGCGGCGCATACTCTCGCTCAAGGTGAACTCGACGTTCGACACCATCGAGCGCGTGTCTCAGGGCATGCTCAACAACGAGGCCCTCGAGTACTCCTTCGACGACAAGATGATCTACTCGAACGTCACCTCGTACAAGGACGTGAACCCCTACATCGCGAACGAGAAGATGAACACGCCGGCCTTCATCGAGAAGTACGTCCGCGCCGACGCGATGGGTCTGTCAGGCAACATCACCTCGTGGAAGGAGCGTCGGGTAGACCAGAACTTCAACTTCATGAAGCCCGCCGGCAAGAACCTCGTCAACCGACTCGCGCTGAACCAGCTGTCGCTCACGATCACGGTGCCGGGAGACTCCACAGTAGACGTGGGAGACCTGATCACCCTGAAGATACCCGAGTTCACTGCCGACGACGAGGTCTCCGACGACCCGCACCTCTCAGGCCGGTACATCATCGGCTCGGCACGAAACATCTTCCTCGCGCCCGACAAGCACTCGATGCAGCTCGACCTCTACAAGGACGGCTTCGACGCTGCCATCACTAACATGGACTCTCGACTGAAGGCACAGATCAACTGATGAAGAGACACGTCCCGACCACGACCGACATGACGTTCAGCACGTTCGACACCAGCTTCTGGTTCGCGGGCGTCGTCGAGTCCATACAGGACCCGCTCATGCAGGGCCGGGTCCAGGCCCGCTGCCTCGGCTACCACCCCGACGACAAGTCACTCGTCCCGACGACCGACCTGCCCTGGGCGCACGTGATGCTGCCCACTACCTCGGCGGGCATGTCGGGCATCGGCGCCACGCACGGGCTCGTCGAGGGCTCCTGGGTCATCGGCTTCTTCTCGGACGGCCGCGACGCCCAGCAGCCCATCGTCATCGGCACCATCCCGGGCAACCCCAAGCCCTCGCGGGTGCAGCAGACCCTCGTGGACGCCGGCCAGTCTATCTCGACGACTGGCTCTGACGGCATCGCGGGACTCACCCAGTCCGTCTCGCTCGGCCAGGTCTCGTCGGCAGCGCCAGGTTCGTACGGCCCGACCGTCTCTGACGCCTCCGACGCGGTCGACCTCTCGTCGTACGCCAACGTCATCAGCTCGGGGCTGACGGGACCGATCGTGCCGGGCTCCACCGTCCAGGCCAACTCCATCCTCTCAGTGGTGTCCTCCACTAACGACCTCCGCGCCACCCAGATCTACGACGTTATCTCTAACAGCGAGAAGATCCGTTCTAACCCCACCGAGGGCTACAACATCGTCTCGTACATCGACAAGTACTCGAACACCTCCCTGGCCCAGATGCTCGGCGTGTCCTCGCTGGACGGCGTGAACATCAACGCCAACACGGGCACGGTCGACGTCGGCACGAACTACGAGAAGGCCCTCGACAACTCGCCTGACCAGGCCGGCCTCATCCTCGTGGAGCACAACTCCACCCGCAAGTCCAACGCGTCGCTCCCCCTGAAGTCGTTCACGGGACTCGACCAGTACCACTTCGTGATCAGCGCGCAGGGACAGGTCTTCCCGCAGAATCAGCTGTCTAAGTCCATCGACTCGGGCGACGACCTCGAGAACATCGTCTCGCGAGGCACCACCTCCAACACGGTCCGAGTCTGCCTCGTGGGCGGCCTGCCCGACGACCCGAAGAGGGACTACACGGCGTCGATGGGAGACAGGTTCACCGTCCCACAGATGAACGCCCTCAAGCGACTCCTGACGGTGCTGCTGAAGAAGTACCCCAAGGCCGTGATCGACGGCGCCAACAACCTGACGAAAGACGGCTCGGGCGTCAAGCCGAACTTCAACGTCTCGGAGTCGCTGAAGGACGTCTTCCCGAACAACGTGAACGTCGCCGCCGACGGCTCGCCCAAGGTGCTCGGCACGGACAACATACCGGTCAAGACCCAGTTCGACGGGGTCACTCCCTCGCCCACGGCGTTCCACGACCCGCGCGGCACGTACCCCGCGATCAACTACGGCCAGGACTACCCGGTCGTCGCACGCTACAACGGCACTTCGACCGCCAACAGGCTGCCTCCCGCTATCCAGGCGATCAAGGGCAACCTCACCAAGTTCTACACGCAGGACCCGAGGAACGCCTCGAACCGCACCGCCGTGGGCGTCATCGACTCCGTCCAGGTGCCGACGGTCGGCTGGGGAGGAGAGTATGGCTTCACTCACGTTATACGAGAAACTCCTGGTGGCCACGCTATCTACGCTGATGATACTCCGGGTAAGCAGAGACTTGTCACTGTATCTCCTACGGGGTCTGCTCACGAGATCAGACCGGACGGCTCTATCGTCCACATGGCGCAGGGCGACATGTACAGTCTTGCTCAAGGTTCTCATAATATCGTATCTAACGGTGACGCTACTGAGACGATAAACGGCAACAAGAAGATAAAGATCGCGGGCGACTTCATCCTCGAGGTCGGCGGTCGCTTCGCCATCGTGTCCGCCGCGACCGACGAGTTCGTCTCGGGCAACAAGACCGCGATGGTCGAGGGCGTCTTCAAGCAGCAGTCCAAGGCGGGACACTTCGTCGAGGTCGGCAAGGACTACAACCTCGAGGTCGGCGGCAACCGACAGGACCTCACGGCCGGCTCCATGGTAGACCAGGCCGGGCTGTCGCGCACCACCGTCACCACCGGCTCGCACACGATCAAGTCCAACTACAGCGTGGACATGACGCTCGGCAACAGGACCGTGATGACGAAGGGCAACCTCGCGATGGCTTCCAACGGCCAGACCTCCATCTTCTCGAAGGGAGACCTCCTGGCGACGACCGCGGGCGCAGGCACGATCGCGGCCACCGGAGCGCTCAAGACGTTCGGCTCCTCCATCGAGAACACCACGGGCGGCAAGATGTCCCTCAACGCTTCCGGCGGAGTGGGCGTCAACGCGAGCGGCGGCAACATCACCTTCGACGGCGGGCACTACTCGTTCGACGAGGGCACGATCGCCGACCACACCGACGCCCCGTCCATCACGACGTTCGACTTCCCCGCCAAGTTCCAGCCGGTGTCAGTCGTCTCCAGCCCTGAGTCCAACCCCTCCGCGGTCGACATGACCTTCGGAAAGCGTCAGGAGATGGAGGCCCACGACGAGATGGGCAACAACGTCGGCACCTCACCCACGCGCTCGGCCTTCAACTCGGGCGCCACCCAGAACAGCAACTCACCCGCAAACCCATCGAACTTCGCTCGCTCCAACTTCGACACCGTGTCGCTCGGCTCATCGTCGTCCAACGGCTGCGAGGTAGCGAACGGACTCGTCCAGCGCGGCATGACCCAGGAGGCAGCGGCGGCGTACGCGGGCGGCTTCATGCAGGAGTCTCGCTTCAACCCGACCTCCACGAACTCCATCGGAGCCACCGGCATCGCGCAGTGGACTGACTCGGGCAACCGCAAGAGCATGATGCAGTCCTACCTCGGAGACCGGTCCACTACCGTCGACGGACAGCTCGACTACGTGATGTACGAGCTCCAGAACAACCCGAACGGAGTCGCGGGCGGCGCGGCCACCACGTACAAGACGAACAACCTCTCCGACGCCGTCAAGTCCGCCGCGCTCTACGAGCGGTTCAACGGCTTCGAGTCTGCCACCAACGGCGTCTTCGCGGGCAACGAGTGGGGCAACCGTGCGGGCTACGCTGCTTCTATCTACAAGGACTGCTTCAGCAAGGACCCCGGCATCTTCAACCCGGCGCCGAACTTCGACGCTAACGCGGGACTCAACAGCACCCCCGCGAACGGCACCAGCCCGAACACCGGCGTGGGCTCGGGCCCGGCCACCCGCGGCTCTGAGTCCGACGTGTCGCTCCCGCCGCAGGCCACGAAGTACACCGACAGGAACCAGAAGATCAGCGAGTTCTTCACCCTCGCGGACATGCTCCAGTCGGGCGGCAACAAGTTTGACATGCCGGCCTACCTCGACCTCCCGTCGGGGCGAGTGTCCTGCGACGAGATCGTGGCGAACATGTCCAAGCTGGCCGTGAACGTCCTCGACGTCCTCACGCGTCGCCTGGGCAAGGTCACGATCCACTCGGGCCTCCGCCCGCCCTGGTACAACGCGAGGATCGGCGGCGCCAAGAACTCACAGCACATGTACGGTCGAGCCTCCGACATCGTCATCGCGGGCTACACGCCGGCGCAGGTCCACGACTACATCATCAACAACATACCAGCAGCGCACGGCATCGGTCGCTACCCGACGTTCACCCACGTCGACGTGAGACCGGGCAGCCGCGCGACATGGAGCGGCTAACGTGAACTACAAACTGTTTCTGCCGACCGGAGCGAGAGAAGTGGGGGACACGGTCGTCCTCGAGAACGGCCTCTCGTTCCCTCGCTACGCGTTCATCGCGGTGCCGATCGTCGGCCTCAAGGGCGCGTCCAACTCCGACCTGCTCAGCAACGTGCAGACGAACCCGGTCTACTACGACACCAAGACGAACAGCTTTACTTTCTCAAAGAAAGTTCGCAACGTCACGTCTCCTCCCAACCGGAAGAACATAGCTTCGCTCAGCACCTCGGAGGTCGACGCGCTCGTCAAGTTCAACTTCGACGGGTACATCAACATATCGCAGCTGATCACGAACGTGAAGGCGACGGTGTCCTCCATCAAGGAGCAGCAGAAGAACCTCGTGGCGTTTGAGCAGGACGTGGGCTACGCCTCGGTGCGCACCTCGAACCTCATCGACTACACTATCGTCACGATCCAGCCGAGCGACGACTACACCTCCCTCGACTACCCGTTGAGCGAGAACCTCGACCTCCGAGACCTGCTCGTGTACCGCCTCCGCCCGCAGACCCTCACCGCCCAGGCCGGGCTGTCCACGAAGATCATCGTCAAGAACCTCATGAACCTCGCGGTGAACGTCTACGAGCCGGTCGTGCGAGACCTCCTCGACGGTGTCGCGGCTTCCGCACAGGTCTTCAGCGCATTCACGGAGCAGGTCTACTTCGCGCCCGACGCCGAGGCGTACATGGGCGAGGCCATCACGTTCTCCTTCCCAGGCTTCACGCCGTCCTCGGTGTACCTCATAGCCAAGGACATGCTCAACAGCCTGTACTTCAACGAGCTCTACCTCGACTACTTCCTGACCGACGCGCCGCGGGTGACGGTGATCCTCAACGGCTCCAGCCAGAACTACGTCTTCGGCACCCGCTTTGAGAACTCCCTGATCCACCCGTCCAGGCTCGTGAACGTCGACAAGGACTTCTCGACCTCCGCCGACGACTCCGTCGTGCAGTCTGACGGCTCTCTCAACTTGAACGTGACGTCCAACCCGGTCTCTGTCTCTCGAGACACGAACGTCCTGCAGGACTTCATCAAGACCTCACTCGACCTCGGCTACCTGCAGTCGGAGGACAACGCGATCAAGCTCGCTTACGCCGCGAACCTGAACATATCTGACGTGACTACGTCCGTGCTGCCCGAGGTGGACGCCTCCACTGAGGTGATCAAGCCGAACTTCTACGACACGCCGGTCGACTACACCACCGACTACGACCCACCCGACTCCTCGTCCGACGCGCTCAACTCGACGCTCGCGACGCTGCTCCCCGCCCTCGTGAAGTGCCCTACGGTCTCTAACGGAAACGTATCGGGACAGCCGCGACAGGACATCTTCCCGATGATGAGCGACGTGGGCTACAGGTCCCTCACCGACGTCTCGATGCTGAACAACCCGTCCAACACGTCGGGCGAGTACGGCATCCCACAGTCAGTCCGGTTCAACAACCCGTTCCTCGTGGGAGTGGTGGACGGGGTCACTAACAAGCTTGAGGACGGATACATCGGACAGGTCGCCGGCAAGGCAGCGTACTCGAACCGCATCGGAGGACTGATCGCGGGCCTCCGGCAGATGCAGTCGACGTCGCCCGACGGCAAGACACTGCTCTCGGCCGCCTCATCGATGGTCCCGGCAGGACTGCTCCCGAAGGTGATCGCGGGCCTGACCGACGCCATCTTCAACGTCGTGGACCCGACCGGAACGATGCTCAACTGCGCCCAGGTAGACCTCACGTCAGGTAACTCAAACGACAACATCGTGCTCATCGCCATGATGCTGGCAGGCTTCACCGGCTCCCGCAAGTCTCCGTTCACCTACGAGGAGATCAACGTGGCGCTGTCGCACGTCAAGGGAGACACCTCCACGGTCTCCAAGACAGTCGACGGCTCCGACGTGGGCACGACGCGAGACCCCTCCACGGAGGCCGTGACGTCCGTGACGAAGATCGAGAACACCGCGAACTCCACGCCGATGCAGATGGCCAACACCGCGATCAACGGGGTCCAGGCCCTCATCGTGGACGGGGCAGGCGCCGACGTAGAGACCAAGAACAAGCGGCAGGACGACGCGCCTGACACGTACACCAAGTTCGACGTCGGCTCCGACCATGCCGACAGGATGGACCAGATGGGAGCGTACATAGTTTCGACGCTCCTCGGACAGAAGGACAAGATATTCTGATGCCCCTAGAGACACCCAACACCAAGATCGAGAACAAGTACTCTGACTTCCGCAACGACTTCGCGGCTCACCCCGTGAAGCACGACCTCGTGTTGCTCAAGGACGAGGACGCCGTGAAGAACTCCATCAAGAACCTGATGTTCACGGGACCCTACGAGCGACGCTTCCGGCCCGGCATCGGCTCAGGCCTGCAGAAGTACCTCTTCGAGAACGTCACTCCCGTGACCGCCACTCTCATTCGATCCTCGATCGTACGCTGCATCCAGACCTACGAGAAGAGGGCCGAGCTGCTCGACGTGAACGTACAGATCAGCCCGGACCAGAACGCGTACAGCGCGACCATTACTTTCCGCGTAATAAATAAGATAGACCCCATAACTTTCTCCACGATCCTAGAACGGATAAGATGACTCAGTTCATACCGACGAGTGAGCTCGACTTCCTCAACTACCGAGAGAGCCTGAAGACGTACCTCGCGAGCCAGGCCCGGTTCAAGGACTACGACTTCGAGGGCTCAAACTTCGCCGTCCTGCTCGACGTGCTCGCGCTGAACACCACGCTCAACGCGTACTACGAGAACATGATCGGCTCCGAGATGTTCCTCGACACCGCGGTGCTCAAGGACTCCGTCATATCCAGGTCGAAGGAGCTCAACTACACTCCTCGCTCCCGCTCGTCGGCACGGACCACCGCGACGTTCACGATCGACACCGGGGGCGACCTGCCCTCGAGCGTCACCATCCCGAAGTACTACTCGGTGTCCTCGGCCGGCTTCGACGCCAACAACGACTCGAAGGTCTTCACCCTCGTGACCAACACGGCCGTCGTCGTCCAGGCCGACTCCTTCGGCAACTACTCGGCCTCCGAGGTCGACCTCTTCCAGGGCAACGTCGTCCGCGAGGCGTTCGTCGCCAACTCGACGGTCCGGTACGCCCTCCAGGCCAACAACGTCGACGTCGACACCATCGAGGTGAAGGTCACGACGTCCAACACCGACAACACGACCGTGACCTGGTCTCGCACCCTCGACATCTACGGTCTGACCTCCACGTCCAACGTGTTCTTCGTCCAGGGCTACAGCGACGACCGGTACGAGGTGGTCTTCGGCAACGGCGTCATCGGCCGCGCGGTCTCGAACGGCAACATCATCAACATCGCCTACGTGGCCACCGACGGCGAAGACGGAAACGGCCTCACGACGTTCTCGCCCTCTGTCGCGGTCGACGGCTACCGGGTCTCATCCATCGTCTCTGACGCTCCCGCTTCAGGCGGGGCCGAGCGTGAGGACCTGGCGTCCATCAAGTTCCACGGGCCGCGTCACTTCACCACCCAGGAGCGGGCCGTCATCGACGGAGACTTCGAGAACCTCGTCCGCGAGAAGTTCCCGATCGTCCAGTCAGTGCTGGCCTACGGCGGTGAGCTGCTCAATCCCCCACAGTTCGGACGCGTCGCGCTCTTCATCAAGCCCTTCGGCACCGAGGGCATCATCTCGGACAACGTGAAGCGCAAGATCGTCAACTACCTCGAGGGCAAGTCCATCACGACGAAGGCCTTCGTGGTAGACCCAGAGTACTTCTACGTGAAGGTCAACTCGACCGTGACGTACGACTCCGCGCTCATCAGCACGCCGCTCGAGCAGCTGCGGGTGAACGTGATCGACGCCATCGAGGACTTCGCTGCAGCGAACCTCACTGACTTCGACTCCGACCTGCGATACTCGAAGTTCGTCAACGCGATCGACGACGTGGACCCCGCGATAGTCTCGAACGACACCACGCTCTCCATCATCAAGAGGTGGAGCCCGACCACCGGCTCTCCCGCGAGCTTCAAGTTCTCGTTCGGCACGCCGCTTCTCGACTACGACGTCTCGTCGGAGCTCGACAAGGCGATAGCGCCCACGATCACCTCCTCCATCTTCTCGTACGTCGTCAACGGCATCTCGTACTCGGCCAAGATCGAAGACAACGGACTCGGCGTCCTCAAGGTCGTCGCCAACAACGCCGCCAAGAACGTGCTCAACTCGTCGGTCGGCTCGGTCGACTACGCTACGGGCAACATGGAGATACTCCTCAACGTGTCGTCCTACAGCGGGTTCATCTCGATCTACGCCACCGGCGCAGAGAGGGACGTGACCGTCGCTGAGAACAGGTTCCTCATCCTCGACGTGGCCGACGTGACCGTCACGATGGTGGCAGAATGACCGTAGACTTCATCTCAAACTTCGTACAGCACCAGTTCCCCGACTTCTATAAGAAGGACGGGACGAACTTCGTCCAGTTCGTCAAGGCGTACTACGAGTGGGATGAGCAGCGGTCCGAGACGCGCAAGCTCCTCGACATACGAGACATCGACACCACCCCCGACGAGTTCCTTGACTACTTCAAGGACGAGTACATGTCGGGCGTTCCGAAGCAGATCCTCGGCGACAAGAGGATGCTCCAGAAGCACATCCTCGACCTCTACAACTCGAAGGGCTCCATCGAGGGCATCCGCCTTGTGTTCCGCCTGCTCTTCAACACCGAGATAGAGTACTACATCCCGGCAGAGGACATCTTCAAGCCCGACAACAGCGAGTGGTTCGAGCCTAGGTACTTTGAGATATCGAAGCACGACACGAACTACCAGTTCGAGAACCAGAACATCGTGGGCAAGGTCAGCGGGGCGAAGGCGATCGTCGAGAACTACGAGCGCCGCAACGTCAACGGGCGACTGATCGACCTGCTGTTCATCTCGAACATCCGCGGCGACTTCACGCCCGGCGAGACGATCACCTACGAGGGCATCACGGCGATCGAGCCTACCGTCCTCGGGTCCATCACCTCCGTCATCGTGAACTCCGCCACGCCCGGCTTCACGGTCGGCGACTTCGTCACTGCTACTTCCAACACCGACGGGCTCAACTTCCGGGGCATCGTCAGCGCGGTCGAGAACAGCGGCGACGGCATCATCAACTTCAACCTCGTCAACGGCGGCTTCGGCTACAAGCTAGACTCCACGATCACCATCACGTCGGGCAGCAACACCATGGGTTCCGACGCCAACATGGCGATACTGTCGTTGTCCAACACGTCCAACATCGACGTTTCCAACATATACGTGAACGGCTACCTCGCAGTGAAGGTCGGCGCCAACACCTACAACGTCGGCGACGGCTCCGCGATGTCGACCGCCAACATCACGTCGAAGGTGCACTCCGCGCTCGCGATGAACACGTACACTGTCGGCACTATCTCTAAGATCGTCACCACCAACCCGGGCCACGACTACGACGGCAACGTCACCGTCAAGGTGTTCGAGCCCGTCACGAACAAGCTCCACATCCAGGACGGCTCGGGCGGCTACTGGGGGAACGACGCGGTCATCGCGACGTCGGCATTCTACGGCAACGGCGTCCCCTCGAGCATCACCGTGGTGTCCTCGGGCTTCGCCTACCGCGGCAACACCATCCACGCCACCCTCACCTCCACCACGAACGCGCTCCACGTGGTCGACGCCACCCTAGTGATAGGCGCGGTCGGCAAGGTCGAGGGATACTGGAGGGACTCAACCAGCTTCGTGGACAGCGATAAATACCTGCAAGACGACGACTATTACCAGGAGTACTCTTACGAGCTCATCCTCAAAAAGAAGCTCTCGGAGTACTACGACGTCCTGAAGAGGACCGTCCACCCGTCGGGCAACAAGATGTTCGGCAAGGTCCGACTAGTCACAGAGAGCTAAAATAAGTGTCGAACATATTCAACACGATATGCGAGTTGCTGCAGGACGACCTCGGCTCCGCTAACAGCGCCTACTACATGGTGGTGTCCAAGTTCACCCCGTGGCCGGACGAGGTCAACCCCGACCCCGAGGACGGCACCTACAAGCAGGGCGACTTCGACTTCCGCAAGGAGATGATCTTCGGCAAGAAGCTCCAGCCGGGCGACGTCTCGTTCCTGGTCGGCAAGTACGTCTGGACGATCGACACGGCCTACGCACAGTACGACGACGACGACCCCGAGCTCTACGACAAGCCATACTACGTCATCAACAGTAACGACGACGTGTTCAAGTGCATCAGCAACGGCGGCGGCGCGCTCTCTACTGAGGAGCCTACGTCTAAGACCACTGACATCTTCGAGCTGAGCGACGGCTACAAGTGGAAGTACATGTACACCCTCTCGTCGGCCAACAACACCAAGTTCGGCACGTCGACCTTCATCCCCATCGACGCCAACACGACCGTCGAGGCCGCGGCGATCCCCGGCACCATCGACAACATCGTCGTGGTCTCGGGAGGCGCGAACTTCCCGGCGTTCGCGACGGGCACCGTCCTCAGCACTGCCAACAACAGCAACCTCTTCAGGATAGCTGACAACAACTCGGGCGTGAACAACTTCTACAACAACCTGATGATGTACGTCTCGTCCGGAACCGGCGACGGCTCCATGACGCGCATCGCCCAGCACTTCAGCAACACCTCGGGCATCTTCGTCGTCACGACCACGCCGCTCACCCTCGACTACACCTCGCAGTACATCATCTACCCCGAGATCGTCATCGACGGGAACGGCGACGGCGCCAAGGCGTACTGCACGGTCAACACAGTCTCGAAGTCCATCGCTTCAGTCAACGTCATCGACCCCGGCGCGGGCTACACCTCTGTGAACGTGTACGCTAACACCGCCAACGCTGACTCCACCCTGCGCGCGGTCATCTCACCGGTCAAGGGCCACGGCTCCGACGCCGTCTCTGAGCTCGGCTCGAGCAAGTTCATGGTGATCACGACGTTCGACGGCGACGAGTCCGGCGCCATCCCAGTCGAGCTCTCCTTCCGGGAGTACGGCATGATCAAGGACCCGGAGTACGCCAACGGCCACATCTACACCTCGTCGTTCATCGACTCCACGGTCAGCCTCACCCTGAACGTCCTCTCCTCCTCCAGCAGCTACGTGATCGGCGAGACCTTCACGGGTCAGACTTCGGGCGCGATCGGCATCCTCGGCTTCGCGAACAACACCAACGCGAAGGGTACCGTCTACAAGGGCTCCTTCGCGAACGGTGAGACGATCGTGACTTCAAACTCAGAGATCGTGGCTCAGATTCTCGCTATAAATAACCCACAGATAAACGTGTACAGCGGCGACGTCCTATTCTACGACACCGCGGTCTCAGTCGATCGGTCGAACAGCTCACTCGAAGACGTGGGCTTCATCCTGTCGAACCTCTCGGGAAACTAAATGACTTCTAGACTCGACACCGACTTCAACGTATCACCGTACTTCGACGACTTCGACGACGCCGAGGGTAAGAACTACCACCGGATACTCTTCAAGCCCTCGATCGCGGTCCAGGCCCGTGAGCTCACGCAGCTCCAGAGCATCCTGCAGGAGCAGGTCGCACGGTTCGGCTCGTACGTCTTCAAGGACGGATCGATCGTCGACCGCTGCGCGATCACGTACATCCCACAGTACCCCGTCGTCTACGTCAAGAACCAGTTCGACTCCAACAACGAGCTGTCCATCCTCGAGATACCCCAGAACTACCTGCTCGTGTCGAACAGCGGCGTGCGCGCTGCCGTGTCCACGACCAAGTCTGGCTTCGAGCTGACGTACCCCGAGACCAACCGCTTCTACGTCAACTACATCTACACCGGAACCGACGGCTCGAACAACGACGTCACCTCGTTCGCCTCGGGTGAGAAGCTCTACGTCTACACTGACGCCCAGAACAAGTTCGGCGTGCTCGACGCGAACAACCTCGTCGACACCATCAGCATCATCACCTCGAACGGCACCGCCAACGCCACCGGCACCGCTTACGGCGTGCAGGTCTCGGACGGCATCGTCTTCCAGAAGGGCTTCTTCATCAACGTCGACCAGCACACGATCCCCGTGCGCGACCACGACACGTCGGTGAACAACTACGTCGTCGGCTTCAACACCGAAGAAGTCATCGTCAACTCCAACCAGGACCCGTCGCTCCTCAGCAACGCCCAGGGCTTCTTCAACTTCAACGCTCCCGGCGCAGACCGACTGCAGCTCAACGCGACGCTCGTCTCGAAGCCGAAGTCCGAGACCGCGAACAGCACCAACTTCTTCGCGATCGTAGAGTTCGACTCTGACTCGCCGACCCAGACCAACACCGACCAGTCCGGCCTCTCCCAGATACTCGACGTCCTCGCTTCTCGAACCAACGAGGAGTCGGGAGACTACACCGTCAAGCCGTTCACGATCGACACCGACGTGTACACCGCGAACAACCAGCAGTTCCAGTACAACATCTCGACGGGCATCATGTACGTCAAGGGTTACCGCATCGAGAAGCTGAACGCCTTCAACCTCGTGGCCAACAAGGCGACGACCGTCAAGGAAGCGCTGACCCAGATCGTCACGGGCAACTACGGCAACTACGTCCTCGTGGACGAGCTCGTCGGCTCCTTCGACTTCGACCACGCGACTGAAGTGAGCCTGTACGACACCCCCCAGAACTCCGTCTCGGAGTACGAGGGCAGCGGCACCGCGCCGACCGGCAACGTCGTCGGCAAGGCCAACGTCCTAGGCCTGCAGTACTCCACTAACGACAAGGGCACGCCCTTCACGCAGTACCGCATGTACCTCTTCAACGTGAGGATGAACAGCGGCAAGAGCTTCGCGAACGACGTCAAGTCCTTCTACGGCACCACCGCATTCGGACCGGCCAAGGCTGACGTGGTCCTCTCGTCTTCCAACACCGCGGTCATCCAGGACGCCGCGAGCAACTCGCTCGTGTTCCCGTTCGGCGTCAACGCAGTCAAGCGTCTCCGCAACTCTTCGGGCGGCAACGAGACCAGCTTCGTGTTCCGCGACGCTGCTTCGGCTACCATGGCCGCCAACGGCTTCGTGACCTTCACGATCAACTCGCCCGCTAACGGCGGCGTCGAGCGGCTCAACGCCTCGGTCGGCACTCTGTCCTCGTCCCTCGCAGACAGCTTCAACATCATCACGTCGAACAACGCGTACTCGGCCAACCTCGCAGGTACGATCAACTACGCCAACACCTCGAACGTCATCACCGGCACCGGAACGAGCTTCAACACCCTGCTCAACGTCGGCGACATGATCCGCATCAACACGACCGGCGCGGCCTTCCAGATCCGAAGCGTCACGGCCATCACCAACGCCACGTCGCTGCAGATCGACACCGTCGTCACAGCCGCCGCGAACACCGCTGCCAAGATCCAGAAGTACTACCCGGCCGGCACCGTCGTGAACCTCAACGACTTCGGCGGCTCCATCATGATCCTCTCGAACACGCAGTTCACGGTCAACACCGGCCTCCCGGTCGGCACGGGCACGATGGACTCCGGCACCATGACGCTCTACGCGCAGTACCCGGTCCTGCGCAGCAGCGCGGTCGCGACGGGCAAGGCGATCACGAAGAGCACATTCGTCAAGATAGACTGCTCGAACAACGCTGCCCTGACCGCCGGCCCGTGGGACCTCGGCTTCGTCGACGTCGCTAAGGTCCGCAACGTCTACGTCGGTAACACCTACAGCACCACCAACCCCGAGCGCTCCTCCTGGTTCACGTACGACAACGGTCAGAGGGACAACTTCTACGACCACGGCAAGCTGATCATCAAGACGGCCTACAAGTCGAACATCACCTCGAACACGAAGTTCCTCATCGAGCTCGACGCGTTCTCGGCGAACACGACCACGGGCGTGGGCTTCTTCAGCGTGGACTCCTACCCGATCGACGACGCGAACACCGCTAACGCGACGGCCATCCAGACCGCGGAGATACCACAGTACTTCTCGTCTTCCTTCAACTCCTTCGTGGACCTGAGGAACGCGATCGACTTCCGCCCGCGTAAGTTCAACACCGCCAACGTGGCGAACTCCTCTGCGGCGACGATCAACCCGCCCGTCTCGAACAGCTCGTTCAACGCGCCGGCCACGGGCGTGTACGTCCTCGACGCCGACACGAACTTCACCGCCGACATGGAGTACTACCTCCCGAGGCGCGACCTGGTCGTCATCAACAAGCTCGGTGAGATCACTTCCCGCCAGGGCGAGCCCGGTGAGAACCCGCTCGCTCCGGTCAACGAAGTCGACACGGCGGTGATCGCCGAGACCTACATCACGCCGTACCCGTCGCTGTCCTCCAAGGAAGCCATCTCGTTCAACCGTTCTGACCTCGAGATCGACATCGACATCAAGACGAACCGCGTCTACACCGAGAAGGACATCGGCACGCTCGACACCCGCATCACGCGCCTCGAGTACTACGCCGCCCTGAACCTCCTCGAGCAGAAGGCCAAGGACACCTCGGTCACCGACGCGAACGGCCTCGACCGCTTCAAGAACGGCATCTTCGCCGACTCGTTCGACAACGACGACAACGGCAAGACCACCGACATCGAGTACTCGATCGCTATCGACCCCGACAAGGGCATCGCCCGCCCGAACTTCAAGCAGCACAACATCGACTTCGCCTACAGGGCCGACCTGTCCTCGAGCGTGACCAAGACCGGCCACCTCATCACGGCGCCGTACACCCACGAGCTGTTCGTCGACCAGCGCTACGCCACCAACACCCGCAACGCCACCGGCGCGTACTGGGCGTGGAACGGCAAGCTCAACCTCTACCCGACCTACGACTACTTCACCCAGGAGATCGACTCGGGCGCCACCCTCAACGTCACGCAGGACCTGACGACTCCCGTCACGACCGGCACGACCTACGGTGACTGGAGGACGGTCGCCACCAACACGTCCGCCAACAGCTCGTCGTCTTCCACCACGACGACCTCCGAGCAGATCATCACCACGACTACTGCCGCGACCGTCGCGAACACTATCACGACCGGCAAGTACGTCACGGACGTCACGCAGAACACCTACATTCGCTCTCGTGAGGTGGCGTTCATCGCGACCGGCATGAAGCCGAACACCAGCATGCACATCTTCTTCGACAACAAGCTGGTCGACTCCTTCTGCGCTCCCGCGACGCCGTCGGGCCTCACGAACTTCGAGGCCGGCTCCGAGAACAAGATCCTCAACAGGACCGCGAACTACGGCACCGCCATCAAGTCTGACGGCTCGGGTAACGTCTACGGTATGTTCAAGATACCTGACAGCACGTTCCTGAACGGAGACCGCGAGCTCATCGTCACTAACGTGACCGACCTCGTCGTCCAGGCGGGCAGCATCCTCACCGAGGCGACCGCGCTCTACACCGCTTCGTCCATCTCCGTGACGAGCGGCACGACGACCCTGACGACCCTGACGACCGAGATCAACTCGTCGTCTTCGACCCAGACCCGCAGCAGCACCCAGACCACCACGATCAACCCACAGGGTCCCTCCATCGAGGGCGGCGGAGGTCACTCGGGCAACCACGGCGGACACGACGACCCGATCGCACAGAGCTTCACTGCTACGGTCCCGTCGAACGCCTCCGGACTCTTCCTCACCAAGGTCGGCCTGTACTTCAGCTCGAAGGACGCTGCCCTCGGCTGCTCCGTCTTCGTCGTCGAGACCACCCTCGGCCTGCCAGACTCCTCGAAGTTCTTCGGCCGCGCGTACCTGACCTCCTCGCAGATCAACGTTTCGGCCGACGCCACCGCGGAGACGCAGTTCACCTTCGTGAACCCAGTCTACCTCGAGAACGGCAAAGACTACGCGTTCCTCGTGAAGCCTGACGGCAACTCTCCCGACTACAACCTGTGGATCTCCGAGATCGGTAACTACGACGTCATCACGGGTGAACAGGTCTACTCGAACCCGTACTCGGGCGTACTGTTCGTCTCGGCCAACATGACCACGTGGACTGCGAACCAGACCGAGGACATGAAGTTCCGCCTGTACCGTGCCAACTTTACTGTCGGCTCGGGCACCGCGGTGTTCACCAACGAGGACGACGACTTCCTCACGATCAACGGACTCACGAAGGCCAACAACTCCTTCGACGTCGAGCCGGGCGACTACATCATCAAGGTCGTGGGTGGAGTGAGGATATCCAACACCGCCAACACGAACTACGCGTCCGGACGAGTCCAGACGGTCGACGAGGCCTCTGACTTCATTCAGATCGACACCTCGAACGGAAACCTGGAGCCAGGCGACGTCATCGAGTTCCACCGATCAGCGAACTCCGTGTCGGCATCGTTCAACGCGAACACCTTGATCGCCAACACCACTATCGTCACCGTCGACGACCCGCTCTACAACGCGGTGGTCCCGAGGTTCGCGGCAATCAACCCGGCCCTGACCTCACTGACCTACAAGTTCGCGGGCGTGGACGAGACCTACTCACCTGACTCCGCTCAGGTCACCCTGACTCCTGAGGTAGAGACCGAGCTGCTCGACTATCCTCGAGTCGTGGCTTCCCGCTCTAACGAGATGGACAGCCTGGCGGGAGCCAAGAGCGCGACGTTCTCGATCACGCTGACGACCTCTAACATGTACATCTCGCCCGTCATCGACCTCCGCCGCAAGGCCGGCCTGATGATCGAGAACGTGATCAACGACGACTCGACCAACGAGTACACCCGCTACGGCAATGCCGTGACGAAGTACGTCTCGAAGAACATCGTGCTTGACGACTCGGTCGGAGTGGCTGAGGACGCACTGGTCTACATCGGCGCGTACCGCCCGGTCGGAACCGACATTCAGGTCTACGTCAAGCTCCTCGGAGCAGAAGACGGCGAGGCGTTCGACGACAAGCTCTGGACCCAGATGCAGATGACTGACGGCAGCTCCAAGCTGTACTCATCTCCCATCGACGTGACCGACTACCGAGAGTTCCAGTACGGTCTCCCGACCTCTGTCCTGGCATCGGTCGGCTCGAAGACGACGGCGTACCTCAACAACGGCATCGTACAGTACGCCCGCTCTGACGGCGCACTCATCGTCGGCTACAAGACGTTCTGCTTCAAGGTCGTCCTGCTCTCGGACAGCACCGCGAAGGTACCTCGGATGTCTGACATCCGCGCCATCGCGCTGCAGAAGTGAGGTGAGCATGGACCACAAGTTCAAGAGGCTAGGCAGCAACCCGGGCGCGGTGGTCAACACCGACCGCGCCGCGGCCGACGCGTACAAGACTCGCAAGCTGCAGTCCGAGAGGATAAATAAGCTTGAAGATAAAGTGTCGCGAGTAGAAGAGCTGCTGACGGCCATACTCGCTAAACTCAACGAAGGACGCTGATGGCATCGCCCAACCTCATACCGGGAAACACTGCCGCGAACGGTGACACGTTCCAGTACTTCCTGAACCTGACCAACAACCTCGTATCGCTCGCCAACAAGGCGGTCTACGCGAACGGCATGCCGACTGACGCGGGAGCGAACGTGGCCATCACGGGCGACATCTACGCTCAGAAGATCACCGTCACGGGCAACACCGCGTCGTACCGCTTCTACAACGACGCCAACCTGCTCGTCGGCTCGATCACTCACGACGCCACTTCCGACTCTATAGTCATCGCATCTTCCGACGCGAACAACACCCTCAGGCTCTACTCCAACGGCGCGGTCACCGCTGCCGGGACGCGCCTCGCCACTACGGCTGACGTCAACGCCGTCTCGAACTCCCTCACGAACGCGATCTCATCAGCCGCCAATACGGCCTACTCCAACGCGGTCTCTTACGCGAACCAGGTGCTGCCGTCAGGCTCCATCACGGCCTTCGCGGGCAACACTGCGCCGAACTCCTGGTTCGAGTGCGACGGCTCTGCCAAGTCCAGGTCGACGTACTCCACGCTCTTCGCGGTCATCGGAACGCTCTACGGCGCCGGTGACGGCAGCACGACGTTCAACCTGCCCGACCTCCGCGGCGAGTTCATCCGAGGCTGGGACCACGGACGCGGCGTAGACTCGGGACGAACGCTCGGCAGCTTCCAGGACGAGTCGTTCAAGGCCCACACGCACTCGGGCACGACGAGCTCGGCGGGATCACACACCCACACCGCGACCGCTGACGTCCAGGGCAACCACGCTCACGGTGTCAACGACCCAGGCCACGCGCACTCTGTCTCGGACCCCGGACACGCTCACTCGATATCTGACCCAGGCCACGCGCACTCGTACGCCGACCGTACGTTCAACGGCACCGTCGGCAACAACGGCTCGGGCACAGGCGCTGCTTCTGGACAGTCTACCGACCTCGGCCGCGCCACGAGCGTCAACGGCACGGGCATCGGCATCAACGGCGCCTTCACCGGCATCGGCATCTTCGGCGCTCTGACCAACATCAGCATACAGGCCGCCGGCGCACACAGCCACAACATCTCAGTCGTCGCAGGCGGCGCACACAGCCACACCTTCACCACCGACACCGGTGCTGGATCGGGCAGTGAGACACGCCCTCGCAACGTCTCGATGATGTACATCATAAAGGCGTGACGAATGGCCATACCCACTACGCGTCAAGAGTTCATCGACAACTGCCTGCGCAGGCTCGGCTCCCCCGTCATCAACATTGACGTCGACCCGACCCAGCTGGACGACCGCGTCGACGACGCCCTGAAGATGTACTACGACTACCACTGGGACGGCACGAGTAAGATGTACTACGCCCACCAGATGACCCAGACAGACCTCGACAACGGCTACATCACGATGCCTGAGGACTACATCGGCGTGGTGTCCATCTTCAACATCGGCACTGCTATCTCGGCTTCGGGCGGCATGTTCTCTATCCAGTACCAGATCGCCCTGAACGACCTCTACGCCTTCTCGGGCGTCGACCTCATCCCGTTCTGGATGACCTTCGAGAACCTGCAGTTCATCGAACAGATCCTCGTCGGCCAGCAGCCCATCCGCTACAACCGTAACGTGAACAAGCTGTACATCGACATGGACAAGAACAAGATCGCGGCGGGCGAGTACGTCATCGCCGAGGCATACCAGATCGTAGACCCCGAGATCTACCCCGACGTGTGGAAAGACCGCTGGCTCCTGAAGTACGCGACCGCGCTCATCAAGAGGCAGTGGGGCAACAACCTCAAGAAGTTCAGCGGCATCAACATGCCAGGCGGCGTGACCTTCAACGGTCAGCAGATCTTCGACGAGGCAGACGAAGAAGTGAACGAGCTGGAAGAGAACCTCATCCAGAACTCGATGGTCACTGCCTTTATGATCGGCTAGAATATACATGGCCAGTAACCCGTACCTGAACAACTTCAATGCGAACAACGAGCAGAACCTCGTCGAGAACCTGGTGGTCGAGGCCATCAAGTTCTACGCGCACGACGTTGTCTACATCCCGCGACACGGCGTGAACCCCGACACCATCTTCAACGAGATGGAGTACTCGTCGTTCTCTAACACCGCCAACGTCGAGGTCTACATCAAGAACTTCTCGTCCTTCGGCGGTGAGAACGTCTTCCTGTCGAAGTTCGGCATGGAAGTGCGTGACTCTATGACACTGCAGATGTCCATCAGATCATTCAACCAGTTCGTGGCGCCGGTCTCTGGCAAGACGCGTCCTGACGAGGGAGACCTCATCTTCATCCCGATGACGAAGGCCTGCTACCAGATATCGTACGTCGAGAACGCCGCCATCTTCTACCAGCTCGGCAAGATCCAGTCCTACGAGCTCAAGTGCGACCTGTTCGAGTACTCCAACGAGATATTCGCGACGGGCAACGGCTCCATCGACGGCATCGCGGCCAAGTACGACACGGTCACCGACATCGACCACGATGCGTTCAACCAGAACGACCCGATCCAGGTGGAGGCCAACACGGTCCTCGACTGGAGCGCTAACACACCGTTCGGAGAGTTCTGATGCTAGGCCAGTCCGGAGAGTTCTACGACGCGCTCACGAAGAAGTACACGGCCCTGTTCGGCACTCTCTTCAACGACATATGGATATCCCGAAGCGACGGGACGAACCCGAAGGTCGACGACTGGAAGGTCCCGCTCGGCTACGGCCCGCGTGAGAAGTGGCTCGCCCGCGTGGTGGAGGACCCCAACCTCGACCGCGACCGCGCGATCATCCTGCCGCGCATATCCTACGAGCTCAAGGACATGTCATACGATGCGTCCCGCGCCCTGAACCCGGCCGGCGTCAACCGAGTCATCTCAGGCGGGTCGTCTCACGCGGTCCTCAACCCGGTGCCGTGGAACCTCAGCTACGAGCTCTCGATCATCACGAAGACACTCGAGGACGGCTTCAAGATCGTCGAGCAGATCCTCCCGTTCTTCCGCCCGGACATCACGCTGTCGGCACACCTGCTCGACAGCGTGCCTGAGTACAAGAAAGACATATCGATCGTCCTGAACACCGTCACGCACGAGGACACCTACGAGGGCAGCTTCCTTGACGGCCGACGGATCGTCTGGACGCTTAACTTCACGCTCAAGGGCTGGTACTTCACCAACACCGGCGGCCTCGCGAAGGTGATCAAGTTCGCCACGGTAGACCTCTACCCCGACCTCGTGCAGACTCCGGTCTACTCGAAGACCGAGACCTGGCCGGGTCTGACTGCAAACGGTGAGCCGACGACCGACCCCGCGACCGCCATCCCGTACCAGCAGGTCGAGGAAGACGACGACTGGGCGTACATAGTCGTGAGGAGCGACATCATAGACGATGACTGACAAGAAAGACCCCATCAGCGACGCGTTCGCTCTGTCGCCTATGCCGGCCAACGAGATCGTGGTAGTCGACGCGCCGAGCGACGAGACTGGCTCCTACGACATGGAGACGGCCCGACAGAACATGCACCACCTCCTCCAGAAGGGCAACATCGCCCTCGACGAGGTGATCAACGTCGCCATACAGTCCCAGCACCCGCAGGCATTCGAGATGACTGCCAAGCTCATCAAGGTCATGGCCGACGTCAACAAGGACCTCGTGGAGCTCCAGGAGAAGCGCAAGCGTCTGTCCATAAGGGAAGACGGCAACGAGGGCGCGAAGGTGATCAACCAGACGCTCGTCGTCGGCAGCACGGCTGACCTCCAGGACATGCTCGAGAAAGCCGGTAAGAAGAAGTGAACAGCAGCGAGACGATCGGTAACTACTACCGAGGAAACATCAACCTCAAGCGAGCCAACACTCCCATCGAGTGGACGCCCGAGCTCGTAGAAGAGTGGGTGATGTGCCGCGACGACCCCGTCTACTTCGCCCAGAAATACATCAAGGTGATCACGCTCGACGAGGGCTTCGTCAACATCAACCTGTACGACTACCAGAAGCAGATCATCAACAGCTTCCAGGACTACCGCCGCACGATCGTCGCGACCTCTCGCCAGGCCGGCAAGACGACGACCGCGGTGTGCCTCATCCTTCACTACGTGATCTTCAACAAGGACGTCAAGGTCGGCATCCTCGCCAACAAGGCCGACACATCCCGAGAAGTCCTCGAGCGTATCCAGCTGGCCTATGAAGCTCTGCCCGTGTGGCTGCAGCACGGCGTGCTCGAGTTCAACAAGGGCAAGATCATCCTCGAGAACAAGTCGCAGATCATCGCGGCCGCCACGTCCTCGAGCTCCATCCGCGGTAAGTCACTCAACTTCATCTACATCGACGAGTGCGCGTTCATCGAGCGCTGGGACGAGTTCTATTCTTCGACCTACCCGACTATCTCGGCCGGTAAGAACACGAAGATGCTCTTCACCTCGACTCCGTTCGGCCTCAACCACTTCTACAAGTTCTGGAACGACGCCAACAAGCCTCAGGACGACGAGGACTGGAACGGCTTCAACCCGGTGCTGGTGAAGTGGCAGGAGGTGCCCGGTCGCGACGAGAACTGGAGGAAGGACACCCTCAAGGCCCTCTCGTTCGACACCCAGAAGTTCGCGCAGGAGTACGAGGTCGACTTCCAGGGTTCGTCCGGCACGCTCATCTCGGGCGACAAGCTAAAGACCCTCGCGCACCACAACCCGATCATCGACGACAAGTACGGGCTGGTCCAGTACGCCGCACCGACGGCAGGACGAGTCTACGCGCTTATCGCCGACGTGTCGAAGGGAAAGGGTCTCGACTACTCCGCTCTGCAGGTCATCGACGTCACGGCCCACCCGTACCGACAGGTCTGCGTGTACCGCAACAACATGGTGCTCACCCGAGACTACGCCGAGACAGTCTATCGACTGGCCAAGGCCTACAACGACGCGTACGTCCTAGTCGAGAACAACAACATGGGCGGGGAGGTGTGCAACTTCCTCTACGACGAGTACGAGTACGAGAACATGTTCTGGACAGAGAACAAGGGACGTACCGGCAAGCACGTCTGCTTCGGCGGCAAGACTGCCGAGAAGGGCATCAACACCTCGTCGTCCGTGAAGACAATGGGCTGCTCGATGCTGAAGATGCTCATTGAGCAGGACCAGCTCATCGTGAACGACTTCGAGACCATCAACGAGCTCTCGACGTTCAGCAAGAGCAAGAACAGCTTCGCGGCTGAGCCGGGCAAGCACGACGACTTGGTCATGCCGCTCGTCCTCTTCGGATGGCTCACGTCCCAGGCGTCCTTCAAAGAGATCACTAACTCCGACGTCATGCGAGCGCTCCGCGAGCGTTCAGCCGAGGAGCTCGACCGAGACCTCCTCCCGTTCGGCTTCAGGGTCGACGGCCACGACGAGTCATTCGACCCATACGCGGAGCTAGACCGCTTCTGAGTCTCCTTTCTCTGGGAATGTAAATACCCAAAAGAATAAATATCCCAAAGAACATTCACATTTCACAAGGAGAACTCATATGGCGTTCACTGTAAGCCCGGGAGTCAGCGTCAGCGAAATCGACCTGACGACCATCGTCCCGGCCGTCTCCACGACGGAAGGAGCGCTGGGTGGCGTTTTTGCATGGGGACCGGTAGAAGACCGCGACCTCATCAGCTCTCAGGACGAGCTCGCGACCCGCTTCGGCAAGCCTAACGACGATAACTTTGAGACGTGGTTCACGGGCTCTAACTTCCTCGACTACGGCAACAAGCTGTGGGTCTCGCGCGCTGCGACGATCAACACCTTCAACGCGGTAGCCATCTCGAACACTGCAGACCTGGCCACGTCCAACACTCAGATCAAGAACGCGACGCACTACGACACGCTCACGTTCGCGAACACCCAGCAGCAGTACTTCGCTAAGTGGCCCGGCACTCCCGGCAACTCGCTGAAGATCAGCGTCTGCGACTCTGCCAACGCCTACTCGAAGACCATCTCGATCTCCAACACGACCGTCGCATTCAGCGTCGGCTCGAACACCGCGGTCGTGACCTCCACCGGCAACAACATCCCGCTGCTCAACGACCTCGCGGTCAACGACTGGGTGAACGTCGGCAACACCACCATCGGCACGCAGTACCTCCAGATCGCATCGGTCAGCAACACCGCTACGGCTAACGGTAACTCCACCGCGAACGTGACGTTCTACGAGCGTTACTACCTCACGTCGGACTTCACCGAGACCGCTTCGATCAAGCGCTACTGGGAGTTCTTCAACTCGGTGAACGGCGCCCCGACCACGACGACCTACACGGACAACCGCGGCGGCACGGGCGACGAGCTCCACATCGTCATCGTCGACGAAGACGGCAAGATCACCGGCACCCCCGACCAGGTCCTCGAAGTCTGGCAGGGTCTCTCTCGCGTCTCGAACGCCAAGGGAGAGCAGGGCGGCTCCATCTTCTACAAGGACGTACTCAACCAGTCTTCCAACTGGGTCTGGTACGCTAACTCTCGCGTAGGCGCCGACGTCATCAGCGACGCGTCGACCGCGACGGCTGCTACCACCGACCGCGCATACACCGCTTCCTTCGGCGGCGGCAACGCGGGTGCTACCGAGAGCACCATCGGCCTCGGCGACATGATCCGCGCCTACAACCAGTTCCGCGACGCGACTCAGGTCGACATCTCGCTGGTCATGAACGGCAAGGCAGTGGCTTCCCACGGCGTCCGCGGCATGGGCCTCGCACAGTACATCATCGAGAACATCGCGGAGTACCGCAAGGACTGCATCGCGCTCGTCTCGCCGCAGATCAGCGACGTCGTCAACAACCCGTTCCAGGAAGCAGAGTCGGTCATCCTCACGCGTGAAGTCCTCGGCTCGTCTTCCTACGGCGTGATGGACAGCGGCTACAAGTACCAGTACGACAAGTACAACGACACCTACCGCTGGGTGCCGCTGAACGGCGACGTCGCCGGCCTCGTGGTCCGCACCGACGTCACCCGTGACCCGTGGTGGTCTCCCGCTGGCTTCAACCGCGGCGCCATCAAGAACGTCACGAAGCTCGCGTACAACCCGGACATGGGCGACCGCGACCTGCTCTACAGCAGCAACATCAACCCGGTCGTCAACTTCACAGGCGAGGGCACGATCCTCTACGGTGACAAGACGCTGCAGACCAAGGCGTCGGCCTTCGACCGCATCAACGTCCGCCGCCTCTTCATCGTCCTCGAGAAGGCCATCGCCACGGCTGCTAAGTACACGCTGTTCGAGTTCAACGACTCGTTCACCCGTGCTCAGTTCCGCAACATGGTCGAGCCGTACCTCCGTGACGTGCAGGGCCGCCGCGGTCTGTCTTCGTACAAGATCGTCTGCGACGAGACCAACAACACGCCGGACGTCATCGACAACAACCAGTTCGTCGGCGATATCTACATCGCTCCGGCGCGCTCGATCAACTTCATCCAGCTCAACTTCGTGGCCGTCAGGACCGGAGTCGACTTCGCAGAAGTGGTCGGACAGTTCTGATCGGACTGGACATAGAAACGAAAAGGGGGAGCTCACGGCTCCCCTTTTGCTTTTCGCGGTATGCACTTCTCACTTAGACCAGTCGTTCCCCACCTGCTCGAACTTGCCGAAGAGGGCGCAGAACATCACGGACGACTGCTTGCTGCTTCCGGTCTGCTGAGCGCGGACTACACACTCGGGGTCGGCGTTCACCGTAGCGGTGATCAGCACGATCACGTACAGCCCCACGAAAAATAAGAAAGTCTTTCCCAGGAAGCGGATCATTGCTCGTTAGGCTCCGCGTCGGAGGGCGCCTTCGTCCCACCACCGGTCTGACGGTCCCAGGCCTCGTCGAACGTGATGCACGAGTACTCGATGGACTGCACGGGCTCAGGGATGATCTGGGCCTCCAGCATGACCTGAGTGGGCGTCTTATTGTGCTGCAGCACGAAGATGTCCTGGCGGCACTGGGCCTCCGTCTCGTGTATGAAGAAGTGTTGGACGGGTACTGGTGAGCTGTACAAGTGGAACACTAAGGCTACCACTGATTTCACTGCTTCGGCAGGCATTACGAGAGTCCTTCTATTAGGTGGTTCATGGTTCGTACTATACCACACCTTCCGAAGGATGTAAATAGGCTCTTTTATAAATATCCCAAAGATCTATCGTAAATCGAGAGGACAACATGTTCAACATCAATGAGATTCGCTCTCAGCTCCAGTTCGGCGGCGCCCGACCGAGCCAGTTCAGCGTCCAGATCACTAACCCGGTCAACGCAGTCGCAGACATCAAGCTCCCGTTCCACTGCCGCGCTGCTTCTCTCCCGGGAGACACCATCGGCATCATCAACGTGTCTTACTTCGGCCGCACCATCAAGGTCCCGGGCGACCGTGAGTTCCAGGCCTGGACGACGACCGTCTACAACGACGAAGACTTCGCGATCCGCGACGCCATCGAGACCTGGTCTAACGCCATCAACGGACGCGAGACTAACATCGCTGCCCTCGGCTCTGCTCCCGGCAACTACAAGTCTCAGGCGATCGTCACCCAGTACGGCAAGGACGGCTCTGAGCTCCGCATCTACCAGTTCAACGGCATCTGGCCCTCGGAGGTCGGCGTGATCGACCTCGACTGGGACACCCGTGACACCGTCGAGACCTTCCAGGTGGTCTGGCAGTACGACTCCTGGAGCATCGTGGGCGGCAATACCGGCGACGGCGGTGGCGTATAAGCCATCACGGCTCCTGAGGAGACTACAAGATGGCAATGAAGAACCTGTCGCTCTTCGGCTTCTCTATCAAGAGGAACGAAGACAAAGAGCTCCCGTCGTTCGTTGAACGTCAAGACGACGAGGGGGCTACCCTACTCTCAACCGGCGGCGCCTACGGGCAGTACGTCGACATTGAGGGCTCTGCCAAGACCGAGGCGGAGCTCATCACGAAGTACCGTGAACTGGCCAAGGAGGCCGAGGTCGAGTACGCCATCGACGAGATCGTCAACGAGGCCATAGCCTCCGACGAGAACGACGTCGTCACGGTGAACACCGACAACCTCGAGGGCTACTCCGAGAACATCAAGAAGATGATCCGCGACGAGCTCGACAACGTCAAAGAGCTCCTCGACATCAACAACATCTCCTACGAGATCTTCCGTCGCTGGTACATCGACGGTCAGATCTACTACCACGTCGTCATCGACGAGAAGGACCCCTCGAAGGGCATCCAGGAGCTCCGGTACATCGATCCTCGCAAGATCACGAAGATCCGTGAGATCAAGAAGGACCCCTCCAACGGCACCGACGTGCCCATGAAGTTCACGAAGAACGAGTACTACCTCTTCAGTGAGCGCGGCTTCGGCGGCAAGAACGACGGGTCTCGTGCGTCTGAGCCCTCTTCTACGTACAACCAGAAGGGCCTGAAGATCTCGAAGGACTCGATCATCTTCTCGAACTCAGGCCTCATGGACGAGAACAACAAGTTCGTCCTGTCGTACCTCCACAAGGCGCTGCGACCGTTCAACCAGCTCCGCTCCCTCGAGAACTCCCTCATCATCTACCGACTGGTGCGAGCCCCCGAGCGACGCATCTTCTACATCGACGTAGGTCAGCTGCAGCCGGCGCGAGCCGAGCAGTACCTCCGCGACATGATGGTGAAGCACAAGAACAGGCTCGTGTACGACGCCGGCACCGGCGAGGTCCGCGACGACCGCAAGCACATGACCATGCTCGAGGACTACTGGTTCCCTCGCCGCGACGGCAAGAGCACGGAAGTCGAGACGCTCCCGGGCGGTCAGAACCTCGGCGACCTGGCCGACCTTGACTACTTCCTCCAGAAGATGTACAAGTCGCTCGGCATCCCGACGAGCCGGCTCAACCCCTCGGAAGGGTTCACCATCGGCCGACCGAGCGAGATCAGCCGAGACGAGCTGAAGTTCCAGAAGTTCATCGCCCGACTGCGCAAGCGGTTCTCGATGCTCCTCTACGCCGCCCTCGAGAAGCAGTTGGTGCTGAAGAACATCATCAGCGAGGACGAGTGGCAGGGCATCAAGAACAACATCTTCTTCGAGTTCGCGGTCGACGACCACTTCACTGAGATGAAGAACCAGGAGATCATGACGTCGCGGATAGACCTGCTCGACAGGACCGCACAGTACATCGGCATCTTCTTCTCTTCTGAGTGGATCAAGAAGGAAATCCTCAAGCAGACCGACGAGGACATCGAAGAGATGGAGAAACAGATCGCTAAGGCTAAGGACGAGCCGCTGCTGCCGCCAGGTATAGCGCCGCCTGAAGAACCCGAAGCCTCTAAAGAATAAATAAAGAAAAGAATTAGGAGACATTCGTATGGCAGAAATCAAAAACCTCATCGAGTCCGCCGTCGCCCGCAAGCCCGTTGACTTCAAAGAACTCGTCGGCGAGATGCTGGAGTCCAAGATCGACTCTGCTATCGACGCGTACATCGACGACGTCACTGAGAACGTGATGTCGGACGCACAGCTCGACGAGTTCAAGGTCCACTTCCGTGCCGACGACGCCGACAACAAGAGCAACGCCAAGAAGCTCGCGGCACACTTGAAGAAGCGCGGCATCAGCGCCACGACTGAACGCACTGGCTGGCACACGCACACCGTGCACGTCCACAGCAACGACCCCGCCCACAAGGCGTACGTCAAGCACAAGGTCGGCAAGCGCTACGACACCGACGTCCGCGAGGGCGAAGAGTTCGACGACCTCGAGGGCATGGAATACGCTGAGCTCGAGGAAGTCTCGAAGGGACGACTCGCGAAGTACGTCGCAAAGGCTTCTTCTGACAACGCATACCGCGGCACTGAACTAGGCCAGGCACGCGCCAAGAGCGACGGCTCGGGCAAGAGCTACCAGCACCAGTCTAACCTGATCACCAAGATGCACAAGCGTCAGAATGGTATCAATACTGCGGCCCGCAAGCTCGCTACGGAGGGCTCTGAAGACATCTCTGACATCCTGGACCAGCTCGACGAGGTCTCGAAAGAACGTCTCGGAGCATACATCAACCGAGCTGCTAGCAGCATGGGTGGAGCAATGGCAGCTGCCTCTAAGGGCGGTCACGATGACCCCAAAACTTATGCCGCAGTTGGTAAGTACCAGAAGCGTAAGGCTGGTATCAATCGTGCAGTTAACAAGCTGACGAAGGAAGAGACCGAAGAGTTCGACCTCGAGGACTTCCTGGAGTCCCTCTCGGAAGAAGAACTGAACGCCATCCTCGAGGACCTGAAGTCGATCGACACCGACGGCCTGACCGAGGAAGAGATCGCAGAGGTCTCGAACGACAGACTCCGCAGCTACGTTGACCGCGCATGGAACGGTGGCAATTCTCAGGCACACCACGCGTCGATTGCACGCAGCCACAAAGATAAGATCGTCAGGTCTCAGCATGCGAAGAAAGCCGACAATCGAGACAAAGGAGCTTCCCTGGCTCTCTCTAAGCTCGGCGGCCGGGCCAAAGTCAACGCCTCTGAGTCTGAAGAGATCGACGACATCCTCGACCAGCTCGACGAGGTATCTCAGACCCGCCTCCGTAACTACATGCTGAAGGCCAAGGACTCCATGGCTGCTGCACAGGTCGACACCCACAAGGCGTATGCCGGTAACCACGTTGACGACGCTAAGGGCCAGGCATCTTCAAAGAAGTATGCTAAGCGCTGGGTCGGCATGAACACTGCCATCCACAAAGCCACCGACGGTAACGTCAAGGTCCCAGGCGGAAAGAAGTAATCGATGAAGAGCTTTCGAGAATACGTAACGGAAGTCGAGGGACCTCGGTCTGAGCTCGACAAGCTCGCCTTCAAGGAGCACCCGGTCCAGGTCAAGGACTACCCGGTCGCCAACGCCGGCGAGCGGGACGTCAAGACCAAGAAAGACAAGAGCCGCTCCGCTGACCAGCAGGGCGGTAAGGACGTCGCGGCGTACGCTGCCGACAACGGCGTCAAGACCGACCCGATGAGCGAAGTCCCGATCTTCCAGTCAGGCCGCGCTTACTCCAAGCAGCAGATCATGCAGTACTTCAAGCCGGAGTCGGTCGAAGAGTCCTTCGCATCCGTCCAGAAGAAGATCTCCTCGTCTGAGCACATACCGATGAAGAACGCGGGAGCGATCCTCGCGAACGCTTCTCGTCACGCGTCGGCCGCTGCCAAGAGGAAGAACCCGAAGCTCAAGCGTGTCAAGGAAGAAGTCGAGATCGACGACATCTCGGACGTCCTCGACCAGCTCGACGAGATCTCGAAGAAGAGGCTCGGCGACTACATCAACGCGGCGTCGAGTGACAAGTCTCACCACGCTCACGAGATCGGCAAGGTCAACCAGATCGCTGCCACTGACGGCACGACCGCTGCAGACCGCGCACACCGCGACTACCACAACAAGCAGCACAGCAAGCGTTCGGGCGGCATCGGTCACGCAGTTCAGAAGCTGACCAAGGAAGAAGTAGCAGTCGGTGACGACTGCAGCACGATCACCAAGTCCAAGCCTGAGGGCGGCTCGTCCTCGGGACGCTCGATGATCAAGAAGAACAAGGACAAGATCAAGGTGAAGACCGCCGGCGAGTTCCGGGAGTCGTTCCGCGACCGAGTCGAAAAGAAGCACCCGCGCGAGACTAAGCCCGCGCCTGAAGAGAGGGACGGCAAGTGAAGCTAATCACTGAACTGACCGAGGACTTCTCGTTCGTCACTGAAGCCGACGAGAAGTCTGGCAAGAAGAACCTCTACATCGAGGGCATCTTCCTGCAGGCCGACATCCGTAACAGGAACGGCCGCGTCTACCCGATCGGCATCATGGAGAACGAAGTCAACCGTTACTCCCAGGAGAAGATCAAGAACAACACCGCGTACGGTGAGCTCGGACACCCCTCTGGACCGACGATCAACCCCGACCGCATCAGCCACCGCATCGTGTCGCTGCAGCGTGAGGGCACGAACTTCATCGGCAAGGCTCGCGTCTCCTCCACTCCGATGGGCGACATCGTCCGCGGACTGATCGAAGACGGCGGACGACTGGGCATCTCTTCCCGCGGCATGGGCTCGCTCCGCGAGTCTGACGGCGTCGGCGGCAAGGGCATGTACGTCCAGAGCGACTTCCACCTCGCCACTGCCGGCGACGTGGTCATCGACCCGTCTGCGCCCGCGGCGTACCTCAACGGCGTCATGGAAAACGTCGAGTGGGTCTACGACGAGCGTAACGGGTGGAAGGCCCTCGAGGTCGCAGAAGAGACCAAGCGCATAGTCCACGAGTCATACAAGGCCCTCACCGAGGGCCAGAAGATCAATCTGTTCTCGAAATTCCTCAAAAACCTCGAGATATAAATATTCTAGAATTGAAGATAAAGGAGCTAGCCGATGGCTAACAAGGAACTTAAGGAGTTCAAGGCGGACGGAGAAGACTCTTCGATCGCTGACCCGATCGCTACTGGTGCCAACGACCGCAAGGCCGACCTCAAGAAGAAGGCCAACCCGACCGCTGACTCCGTCGTGGACCTGATCGGCATCAACAAGGGTGAGTCCCTCCTCGACAGCGGCAAGACGATGAGCCAGGCCCCGGCCCGACTCGCCGACAAGCGCACCGTCAAGGAGCACACCGACGAGCTGTTCAACGAGGAAGACCTCACGGAAGAGTTCAAGACCAAGGTCGCCGCAGTGTTCGAGGCCGCTCTCATCGAGCGCGTCGAAGAGCTCCGCGAGGGACTGGAAGCCGAGTACGCTACCAAGCTCGAGGAAGAAGTCGCTTCTATCTCTGAGCAGGTTGACAAGTACCTCGACTACGTCGTAGAAGAGTGGCTGAACGAGAACGAAGTCGCTATCGAGACCAACACCAAGGTCGCCGTCGCCGAGTCGTTCATGGAAGGCCTCAAGGAACTCTTCAGCACGCACAACGTCGTCCTCCCGGAAGAGGGCCTGGACGTGGTCGAAGGCCTCGAGTCCAAGATCGCCGAGCTCGAAGCAGCCCTCAACGAGTCTGAGGCAGCGAAGATCGAGCTCGCGAAGCAGATCGACGAGTCCAAGGCGTCTGACGTCGTGGCAGAAGTCTCGGAAGGTCTCACTGAGACCCAGAAGGACCGCCTCGCCAACCTCGCAGAGTCCCTCGAGTACTCCAACGACGACGAGTTCCGCACCAAGCTGGTAGCCATCAAGGAAGGCCTCATCTCTAAGAAGAAGGTCGAAGGCGAGCAGGCACTGAACGAAGAGTTCGTCGCTGAGACTGTTGAAACTTCTTCCAAGATCGACCCGATGATGGCCAAGTACGTCGACGCCCTCTCGCGGACCTTGAAGAAGTAAGAATTATAAATATCACAAAGAATTAAAGGAGAACCCTCTCATGACCGAACTCTCTAACTCTCAGCGCCTGATCGAGAAGTGGAAGCCGCTCCTCGAGCACGCCGAGCTCCCGAAGATCGCTGACATTCACCGTCGCAACACCCTCGCAGCCCTGCTCGAGAACACCGAGATCTCCCTCAAGGAGTCCGGCGGTTGGTCTCCGCAGTCCCTGATGGAAGCTACCCCGGTCAACGTGACCGGCAACGTCTCCAACTACGACCCGGTCCTCATCTCGCTGGTCCGCCGCGCGATGCCGAACCTGATCGCGTACGACATCATGGGCGTTCAGCCGATGACCGGCCCGACCGGCCTGGTCTTCGCAATGCGCTCCAACTACGCGAACACCACGAACGCAGCTATCGCTGAGGCCTTCTACACCGAAGCCAACACCGCGTACTCTGGCACCGGCACCCACGCCGGCACGACCGGTACCGCGAACACCGCTAACGCAGGCGGCGGCGTCACGACGGCCAACATGGAAGTGAACACCGCGTTCGCTGAAATGTCGTTCACCATCGAGCAGGTCTCGGTCACGGCAAAGAGCCGCGCGCTGAAGGCAGAGTACTCGATGGAACTCGCACAGGACCTGAAGGCAATCCACGGCCTGGACGCTGAGTCTGAGCTGTCGAACATCCTCAGCTCGGAAATCCTCGCTGAAATCAACCGCGAGATGATCCGCACCCTGTACTCGACTGCCGTCACCGGTTCTCAGGTCGACGTCGCCGCAGCCGGCACGTTCAACCTCGACACGGACTCCAACGGCCGCTGGTCGGTTGAGAAGTTCAAGGGCCTGATGTTCCAGATCGAACGCGAAGCCAACCAGATCGCGAAAGACACCCGTCGCGGCAAGGGCAACATCGTCCTCTGCTCCTCGGACGTGGCTTCCGCCCTCCAGATGGCAGGCGTCCTCGACTACACCCCGGCCCTGAACAGCAACAACCTCCAGGTTGACGACACCGGCAACACCTTCGTGGGCGTCCTCAACGGCCGCTTCAAGGTCTACATCGACCCGTACGCTGGCGGCAACTACATGATCGTCGGTTACAAGGGCTCCAACACCTTTGACGCCGGCCTCTTCTACTGCCCGTACGTTCCCCTGCAGATGGTCCGCGCCGTCGGCGAGAACTCCTTCCAGCCGAAGATCGGCTTCAAGACCCGCTACGGTGTGGTCGCCAACCCGTACGCCCAGGGCGCAACCAAGGGCAACGGCGCCGTCACGGCAAACACGAACGTCTACTACCGCCGTTCGTTCGTCGCGAACCTCATGTAATAAAGAGGGACCTAACGGCCCCTCTCACAAGAAGCCCTTAAGGGCCACAGGAAATCAAGGGAGCTTCACGGCTCCCTTTCTTGTATCTCAGTGTTCGAAAGAGTTCTTTCGTCGATCAGGCTTCTGCGTGCGCCAGAATGCCCAGTGGTTTCCCACACCGTCCATCTCTTCGGGTGTGACCGAACTATTGGCAACCTGTTCAATAGCGCTGTCGGTGGCGAGATCGTGCACTTCCTCAGGAGTCAAGTGAAGACCCTTTCCCTTAGCAGCTGCAATCATAATTGCACGATATGGATCTCTCATTTCTTCTCCGTTCACTTTCTCGTACCTACTCGCGTACGACGGCCTCAAACGTCTCGGTGACCTCGACCGTCAAGATCCTTCCGCTCGCGAAGTTGATGTCTCGCACCCACCAGGGCACGATGATCATATTCACCCACGGGGCGTCGTCGCCCACGAATTTCTTTAGCCCAACTTCGCTCAGATCACCACAGTAGTAAACCGCGCGCGGGTCACCCGTCCACTTCTTGAGACCGTAACGGGGGCTCCAATCGGAGTTGTCGAAAGTGAGCACCACTTCGACCTCACAGCCCTCAGGTTTCTCTACAGTCGCAGCAGACGCGTCGTTGGCCTTGTAGACGGCCACGTGCACCGTCTTCTTGTTCTCTGTCTTCACGTTCATTCCTTCCCCATGGTCTCAGACTGCTGCGGGTCTATAATCTGGAACGACGGGCCGTCTGAGGGCTCGCCTGCACCAGCTGCTCCGTTCCCGGCAGTCTTTTTCTTCGTGAACTTGATGACCTTCCCGTCGCTCTTTTTCTTCGACTCTTCGTCGTTCGCCTTTGTGGCGGGGAACTTCACGAGGCGCGGGACGCTCTCATCGCTGAACTTGACCATGTAGTAGATCCAGTCCCGGCCCTCGACTGACGACAGCACCGCTGCTTCTCTCCCTTCCTCCACGAGAGAAGAGTCAAGCGCGTAACCGACGTAGTTGACCACCTGCGTCTGCACGAAGAAGGCGAAGGCGAACGAGAACGGGATGGCGAATATCATCCACTTCGGCCTCAGTATGGACACGACGCCGAAGATCACGGCCAGCACGCCCGTGAAAGCGAAGATAAGTAGGGTCATTCGACTACCTTTCCGAGGATGACTTGTGTGTCCTTGTCGATGTTCTGAACCGAGCCGTCTGGCATAACGTCGAACGACGCGACCGTCATTTCCTGACCAGTGTTGTTCAGCTCGAAGTCTTTCTCAGCTATGACTGAGAACGGGATCAGACATGTCACAGTCGCCCTCACCTTGAGGTCTGACTTAACCTCGGCGTTAGAGTAGAGCATCACGTTGACGACGTAGTGTCCCGGGACGAGAGACTTGACGCTGATCACCTCGCGGCGCACCACGTCTACGCTGAACATGCCGCGGTCGTCCACGTCCAGGCTCACGCTTCCGTTCTGCTTCTGCTTGTAGAAAGTCAGCGAGCCGTCGGGAGCCTTCATCCACAAGTCCACGTCTGAGCGACTGTCCTTGGACCACGTCACTTCTGCTAGGAAGCGAGAGACGTTGGTGTCGTTACCCTTCGTCTTGCTGTCGTCGAGGATGATGAAGAAACAGAAGAAGACGGCAAGCAGACACGTGAGCAGGTCGATGTATGCCAGCGCTACGTGTCTAGGCATCCTCGTACCTCCCGTAGCACAGGCTCACTTGCTGGCCCAGTAGCCACGAGAGTCCGACGCCGAAGGCGCCCGTGAGGAAGACCGGCGCGAGCTCCATGAGCATGTTCGCCTTGAAGGTCGCCAGGTCTCCCGCGTGGGAGAACATGAGGATGAAGCCGACGATCGTGCCGAGCAGTCCTAGCGCCGTCATCTCGAGTCGCTGAAAGTTGATCGCCGCGAAGTTCGCGGCCTGGCCCTTGACGCCCAGGTAGAGCGTACACGCCACGTAGATCGCCAGGATAAGCAGGGAGACGTGGGTCTTCTCGTACTGCATGAGCAGGGAGAACGCCCCGTGGAAGTACGCGAAGTACGCCACCGCGAATGCGCATGCGGAATTGAACACGACGTATCGGATGTTCATGACTTTTCCTTTCTCTCCATCAGGAGGCCGATCTCTATCAACAGAGACCCAACAGTTACGAATATGAACGGGACCCAGCTATGCTCAAACAGTCCCACATGCAGCATGAAGCCCATCGTGAAGAACCTGAAGCGAATGGTGCTGAGCAAATCGAAGAAGTAATTCACGCGTTGCATTAGGTTCATTTCTTCGACTTCCTCGTGCGAATGTGATCGGCCAGCCACTTGCCGGCCTCACCAAAATAGAGCTCTACAGCCTCAGCGCACTCTTCGTACGCGTAGTCACATCCCGCGGCTCTGGCCGATTTCGCTTCAGCGCGAGCCGCTTCGACCTCGACCCACTCGCCTTCCGGGTCTTCGACCGCGTGCACGCCGTAACCGTCATGCTGCGTGTGGCCGTCCTCATAGAACGTGACCTCGTAGCCTTCCATCCGGAACCGCTTCACTCTTCTTCTCCGAAGATCACGAGGTCGTGGTTCGCGTAGCGAAACTTGATGTGCGCGAGGCCCTTCGACACGTCGACGACGTCTCCGTCCTCGTCGCGGACCACCCACTCACCGTTGAGGTTGACAGTGGTCTTGGCTTCCTTGACGAAGGTGAAACCCCACTCGCGGCGCACGTAGAACTTCAATTTCTGGCTCATCGTAAGACTCCCTTTCCGATTTGGTATAGTCAGGATATCACCATCTTAAAGAATTGTCAACCACTATTTTAGCTTCACGCGGATGCGATAGAGGACGCCAGCACCCGCGCACTCCACGGCCCGGGACCGAAACCGATAGTTGATAGAGTACCACCGCTCTGCCAGGGCGTCACGGTACACGTTCACCCACCCTTCACCAACGTCTTCTCCGCTGTAGAAGATGGGCTCGTACCGCGTGCCGCTCACCTTACTCTGAACCATACGTTCGTCTCCTCGTCGTGCTTCTCGATGGACAGCGCCTTCATGTACCAGTCAGGAGCGACGGGGGAGGTGTTCTCGGCGTTGACGCGAGCGTAGGCCTCTATGGCTTTCTCGAGCGTCTCGTAGCCGTCCCAGTACTCGTACCTCTGGCCCCAGCCTCGCTCTGACTCTACGACTTGAATACGGTACACGTCGGTTCTCCCGTTTCCTATAAATATGTACGAACATAAACCATTTCTGGATGAATGTAAACACGTGAGCGAGATTCTCAACACAAACTACCTGAGCGTCAACTCCTTCCAGTTTGACGTCGCGCGCCTGCCCACCGTGAGCTTCTTCGTCCAGAGCCTGACGCTGCCCGGCGTATCGTTCGCGCCGGCCACAGTGAACAACCCGTTCTCACCTATCCGGTTCTCGGGCGACCAGCCGCAGTTCGAACCGCTGCGCGTGACGTTCTTCATCGACGAGGCCATGCAGTCCTACACCGAGCTCTTCAAGTGGTGGCAGGGACTCGGCTTCCCGAACAGCTACTCTCAGTACGCTGCCCTGAAGAACTCGGGTGGACCGGCAGCGAAAGAGGGCCTCTACACAGACCTCACCGTCGCGCTGCTCGACTCGAGCGATAAGCCCGTGAAGACCATCCAGTACACGAACGCGTTCCCGATCTCTATCGGCGCGATCGACTTCACTTTCCAGAACCCTGACTCGAACTACGCGACCACGACGGTTCTGTTCAACTACGACACCTTCGACTTCGTCTGAACTTCGCGAGGAACTACACCATGACAATCGACGAGATATTCGCCGAGTGGGAGGTCGACTCCGTGATCTCTCCCAACGACCTCGACGGCGCCTCCCTCAAGATATCGAGGCTCCACAACAAGTACTACCGCATGCTGTCCGACGAGAGGATGCGACTCAAGAAGGCCGAGGCAGACCACGCCGTCCTCAAGAGGATCAAGACCGACTACTACTCGGGCACCCTCGACGTCGAGACCATGCGTGAACGCGGCTACACTCCCTTCCGGCTGAAAGTCCTCCGGGCCGACATGGCGACCTACCTTGAGTCCGACGAGGAGATCATCCAGCACGGCCTTCGTATGGCCCTCATGAAAGAGAAGGTCGACGTCATCGACTCCATCATCCGGGTCATCGGCAACCGCAGCTTCCACATCAACAACGCTATTTCTTACCTGAAGTTCAAGAACGGAGACATGTCGTGATCAGACTGACCAAAGTCGACGAGGCGTTCTTCCACGTCGACGCCGACCGCGGCACTCTCATGGAGATATCCGACCGGTTCTCGTTCAAAGTGCCGGGCTACAAGTTCATGCCCAAGTACAAGGCCGGCATCTGGGACGGGACGATCCGCGTCTTCGACACCAAGAAGCAGCTCCTGTACACGGGTCTGCTCGACGACCTGCGAGACTTCGCCCAGGAAGAAGACTACGAGCTCGAGGTGGGTCCCGGCATCGAGTCGAAGAGGAACGTGTCTCGGGCTGACTTCGCCAAGTTCGTCGGGTACCTCGACCTGCCGATGCTCCCCCGAGACTACCAGTTCGACGCAGCTCTTGACGCAGTCAACGCTCGACGCGCAGGCTTCCTGTCTCCGACTTCATCAGGCAAGTCCCTGATCATCTACATCATCACTCAGTTCATGCTTGCGGCCGGCAAGGAAGTGCTGATCATCGTCCCCACCACTCAGCTGGTGCACCAGATGTACTCAGACTTCGCGGACTACAACCGCGGGACGCCGCTCGACGCTCTGAAGATAACCGGAGGCGTAGACAAGACGGTCGAGAAGCCGGTCACGATCAGCACCTGGCAGAGCCTGTACAAGATGCCCAAGTCGTGGTTCACGCGGTTCGACTGCGTCATAGGAGACGAGGCTCACCTGTTCAAGGCCCAGTCGCTCGTCACGATCATGTCCAACTGCGCCGCCACGGCAGACCGCTTCGCGTTCACGGGGACGCTCGACGGCAGCACGGTCAGCAAAGTACAGATCGAGGGACTGTTCGGACGCTTCAGGAAGGTCACCTCCACCGAGCAGCTCATGAAGGACGGACACGTGTCCGAGCTGTCGATACGAGCGATCGTGCTCAAGTACGACAAGGAGGACTGCAAGACGGTGAGGGCGAACAAGACATACAACGACGAGGTCAAGTTCATCAACTCCCACTCGAAGCGTAACGCCTTCATCGTGAACCTCGTGAAGAACCTCGAGGGGAACACCCTCGTGCTCTACAAGCGGGTAGAGACGCACGGTGAGGTCCTCTTCAAGATGATCAAGGAGGCGCTCGGCGACTCTGCCGAGGTGTACTTCATCGCGGGAAAGACTGACTCTGAGGACCGAGAGCGGATAAGGAAGCTCATCGACGAGTCTAAGTCAGGCAAGAGGATCGTCATCGTCGGCTCCATGGGCACGATCAGCACCGGTACGAACATGAAGAAGCTCTACAACCTGGTGTTCGTGTCGCCGTCTAAGTCTCGAATTGCGACCCTGCAGTCAGTAGGTCGTGGACTGCGACTGGACGGAGTGACGAACAAGGTGACTCTCTACGACGTGGCAGACGACTTCCGCATCGGGTCTTTCGTCAACTTCGCACTGAAGCACTTCATGGAGAGGGTAAAGATGTACGACGCTGAGAAGTTTAACTACAAGACCTTCGTCTACGAGCTGTGAGCGTAGCGAACCGTGCGTAGCACGCAATCTGTCGTTTACATTCATCTAGAAACAGTATATGATCGTAATTATTTTGGTCCAGGGTCCACCCGGACGCATCTAGTCATTGATGGATTATTCAGCATTCTCAATCGTTCTCGACTGCTTCATTCTTTATCAGTATCCATCAACTCCATGAGCAAGCTCATGTCGAAGCAAGCTTCGAGTCACTGATTGTTATCTAGTAGAGCAGCTAGAGCTATTATACCAAAGTTGAGAAATGTTGTCAACCCATAAAGTGCATTCCCCGAAATTTTTAATACGTGGTTTCAAGATCAGTGGCAATTAAGAAAAAATATTACGTCAACAACAAGGACTTCTACGCGGCCATCGTAAAGCACAGGGAGGCCGTGAAGAAACACACCGAAGAGAAGCGGAACTCAGAGCCTCCGAGGATACCTGACTACGTCGGCGAGTGCTTCATGAAGATAGCCGAGAGACTGGCGAGCCGACCAAACTTCTCAGGCTACTCCTTCCGGGCAGAGATGGTCGGCGACGGCATCGAGAACTGCATCATCGGCTACCACTCGTTCGACCCCGACAGGTTCAGCAACCCCTTCGCGTACTTCACGCAGATCGTCTGGTTCGCCTTCCTCCGTCGCATCGAGAAAGAGAAGAAGCAGTCGTACATCAAGCACATGTCGCTCGTCAACATGTCCATCGAGATGAGCCTCGGCGGCACTGGTGAGACCGTCACGATCGACGACGAGAAGGCTGCGTCCTACGTGGCGAAGTTCGAGAAGAAGAAGTCGCCGCCCAAGAAACCCAAGGGAGTAGAGAAGTTTGTCGACAAAGGTGTCTCGAAAGATTGAGTTCGATGAGCTCGGCCAGGAGTACCGTCGGAAGTTCTACTCACGCGCAGACTACCTCATCGAGAGAGGCTACGTGACAGACGCCGACAGGGACGAGCTCGCGAAGAAAGTGTACGACGCGTTCATGAGAGAGAAGCTAGAGGCCCATGACAAAGATAGCACTGATAACTGACCTGCACTTCGGCGTCCGAGGAGACAACAAGGCTCTCCTCGCCAACCAGGAGAAGTTCTTCCTCGAGGTCTTCTTCCCGTACCTCGACGCCCACGACATCCGGCACGTGATCAACCTCGGAGACACCGTCGACCGGAGGAAGTACATCAACTTCAACACGTCCCGATCGCTCACTGCGACCCTCATGGAGCCGCTCTACGAGCGCGGCATCGAGTCGCACTTCATCCTCGGGAACCACGACGTGGCGTTCAAGGACACCAACGAGCTGAACGCGCTCCAGGCGCTCTACGGCAGCTCGAAGTACCTCGAGAAGATGAGCATCTACGAGGACCCCGCGGAGATCAACGTGGACGGCCTCGACATCCTGCTGCTGCCGTGGATCACCACGTCGAACAAGGACGCGTCCTACAAGATGCTCTCGACGTCGAAGGCCACCGTGCTGATGGGACACCTCGAGCTGGCCGGCTTTGAGATGTACCGAGGCGCCGTCGCCGAGCACGGAATGGACAAGGACGTCCTGAAGAACTTCGACGTCGTCTGCTCGGGCCACTACCATCACAAGTCCACCGTGGGGAGCATCAACTACCTCGGTTCGACCGGCCAGTACACGTGGTCTGACTACGGCGACGCACGCGGCTTCCACGTCCTCGACACTGCCACCCGAGAGCTGACGTTCGTGGCGAACCCGTTCCACATGTTCAACAAGTTCTATTACGATGACTCGAAGAAGACCGCCGAGCAGATGATGTCGTTCGACGCCGAGAAGTACCGTGACACGTACGTCAAGGTCATCGTGAAGTGCAAGAATGACCCCTACCTGCTCGAGAAAGTAGTTGACAAATTCGAGAAACATGATATTATCAGCCTGCAAGTCATAGAAGACCGCGGTCAACTGCTCGCAGAAGAAGGGGAGGACGAACTCCCCGACGAGGCAGAAGACACGCTCACCATCCTCAGAAAGTACGTCGCCTCGATGAACTATGAGGACGCTCCCCGCCTGGAGTCCTTCATGACTGAGCTCTACAACGAGGCACTCACGGTAAGTTAATTGATCACTTTCAAATTGGTCCGGTACAAGAACTTCTTGTCTACCGGCAACGTCTTCACTGAGATCACCCTCGACAGCCACAAGACGACTCTGGTCGTCGGCAAGAACGGCGCCGGCAAGTCCACGATGCTCGACGCCATCTCGTACGCGCTGTTCGCCCGACCGTTCAGGAACATCCGCAAGCCACAGCTGAAGAACTCCATCAACAAGAAGGAGCTGCTGGTCGAGCTCGAGTTCACGATCGGATCGTCGTACTATCGGGTAGTCCGCGGCCAGATACCGAACGTCTTCGAGATATGGCACAACGGAGTCATGCTCAACCAGGACGCCGCGAACCGCGACTACCAGGAGGTGCTCGAGAAGCAGATCCTCAAGCTGAACTACAAGACGTTCCGCCAGGTGGTCGTCCTCGGCTCCACCTCGTTCGTGCCGTTCATGGACCTGCCGACCGGCGCCCGACGCGAGATCATCGAGGACATCCTCGACCTCCAGGTCTTCTCGATGATGAACAACATCCTCAAGGAGCGCGCGGGCAGCAACGTCTCCTCGGTCAAGGAGCTCACGTACGAGCTGAAGCTGATCGAGCAGAAGATAGAACTTCAGAAGAAGCACGTCGACGCGATGGTGCGGGACGCCGAGTCGCTGATCTCGGTCCTCAACGACAAGATCAAGTCAGCCCTCGAGTCGATCACCGAGCATGACGTGAAGGTCCGGGCCAACTCCGCGAAGAGGGACGAGCTGCTCGAGTCTGTCCAGGACGACCCCTCTAGGGTCAGGAACCGCCTCGCCAAGCTGAACGCTCTCTCGAGTCAGATCACCTCAAAGATAGACTCTGTGAGGGAAGACATCAAGTTCTACGAGGACAACGACGTCTGCCCGACGTGTCACCAGGACATATCGCACGACTTCAAGCACGAGCACGTGCACTCCAAGGAGCAAGTGCTCCGTGAGACTCGCGAGGGCCTGGACAAGCTCGAGGACGAGATCAACCTCACGAAAGAGAAGCTGAAGTTCGTGGTAGAAGTCCACGACGCGTGCAGCCAGATCAACCTCGAGAACACCGTGGCTCTGTCCACGATACAGTCCCTCGAGAACCAGATCAGGCAGCACCAGCGTGAGATACGGGAGCTGCAGGACAAGAAGTCGTCCTTCCACGGCGACGAGAACGACGTCAAGAAACTCGAACGAGAGAAGAAGTCCCTCGAGAAGAAGAAGTCCAAGCTGCTCGGCGAGAAAGACCTCTACGGCGCCGCTGCGATAATGCTCAAGGACTCTGGCATCAAGGCCAAGATCATCAAGAAGTACGTGCCGCTCATCAACAAGTACATAAATAAGTACCTGACCGCGATGGACTTCTTCGTCTCATTCGAGCTCGACGAGAACTTCAACGAGACCATCAAGTCTCGCCACCGCGACGACTTCTCATACACCTCGTTCAGCGAGGGCGAGAAGTCGAGGATCAACCTCGCGATGCTGTTCACCTGGAGGTCTATCGCGAAGCTGCGGAACAGCGCCTCGACGAACCTGCTCATCTTCGACGAGATCTTCGACGGCTCGCTCGACGGCGACGGCACCGAGGAGTTCATGAAGATACTCAGCCTCGCGGCTCCCGAGGCTAACGTGATCGTCATCAGCCACAAGACCGACGCGATGCTCGATCGGTTCGACCGCGCGATTAAGTTTGAGAAAGTGAAAAATTTCTCACAGATCAGCTCAGATTGAGTTGACATTTCTTTAATCACAGTATAGTATGGAGACATCAATGGCAATTCAACTAGAAACATACGACGGTCATCCAATCCTCGATGACTCGGTCCTCAGCCGCGCTGTGACAGAAATGTTCATGCGAGACCTCAAGGCTAACCTCATGAGAGAAGCCGAGGCGACAGTCGATATCACTGTCGAGAAGCTCGGTGCAAACATTGAGGTCATGGTCCAAGCCTACCTAAACAGATCACTCGACTCGTTCCAACCTAACTACCAGGTGAGGGCGACGGTCGTCGACAAGAGGGAAAAGAAATGAAGCACGGAATAAAGGTTCAGTGGGAAGACGGCACGACGACGTGGATGATGTCTTTCTCGGAGTACACTTCTTCGGGTGACCCGAAGCCGGCGACGTACAACAGCCTCAACGAGGCCCGTGACGCCGCAGAAAACATGCGCCTCAAGAACTACACGGTGGAGCCGATCAATGACTGACAAGCAGTTCTGGCAGGAACGCCTCTTCTCGGACGTACTCTCGTCCAAGGGCGACTACTCTAAGGCCTTCACGCTGCCGCGCGGCTCGGGCGTAACGACCTTCGTTCTCCGACTGGCCCGCGAGTTCTCGGTCATCTACGCCGGCACCGACGCCAAGATCGTCGTCCTGGTGCAGAACCGTATGCAGCGGAACTACATCCAGTCGTTCCTCACGAACCCGACTGCATCGGCGCTCTCCCAGCTTACCGGCGGCGTGTCTTTCGACAACGTGCTGGTACTCTCGGCTGACGACGCCAACGACGTGTCCGCCATCCCGGTGAACGGCCTCGAGTGGCTCATCAACGACGGAGTGGTCGACGGTGACGCGTACTTCAAGCTGTACTCTCTCCACGTGAACAACCTCCTGGAGTTCGCCACTTGCTGAGTGACGAGTACCTCCGAGCCAAGACGGAGCGGTTCGACTTTGCCGACCCTCCGATCGATCCCGTCGAGCTCGCGACGATCCTCACCGAGACCATGCTGCGCGAGAACGGCGCAGGCCTGGCGGCCAACCAGGTCGGCTTCCCGTACAGCGTCTTCGTGATCAAGAGCGACCCGATCATCGCGGCGTTCAACCCGCGAGTGGTCGACTACCTGGGCGAAGAGGTCTACCTCGACGAGGGGTGCCTCAGCTGGCCGAACCTGATCGTCAAGATCAAGCGCCCCGAGGGAGTCCGACTCCGCTTCACCATGCCCAACGGTGAGACCATCACCCGAGAGTTCCACGGCCTCACGGCCCGAGTAGTGCTGCACGAGCTCGACCACCTGGCGGGAGAAGTTTTCTACGAGAAGGCCACTCGCTACCACCGAGAGCTCGCGTTCAAGCGAATGAAGAAGAGAAAGAGATAATTTGTCATCTAACTGGTTCAAAGACATACACGACATGCACGTACACTACGGCTTCCATGAGGCCGTAGACTCCCTGTCGGTCGACAAGCTGCGCAAGTACCTGAAGTTCCGTGCGAACTTCATTGGTGAGGAGTACAAAGAGCTCCAGGGCAACCTGAAGAACCCCGAAGAAGTCGTCGACGCGCTCATCGACATTTGTGTCGTCGCCATCGGCACGCTCGACCTCTACGGCGTCGACGGCCAAGAAGCCTGGGACCGAGTCCTCCAGAAGAACATGCTCAAGGCCGTCGGAGTCAAAGAGAGCCGGCCGAACCCGCTGGGTCTGCCCGACCTCATCAAGCCCGAGGGCTGGACTCCGCCTTCCCACGAGGGAAACCACGGCAAGCTGACGGTCTTCGTCTGTGACTGCGTCACTGAGACCGAGCGCGGGTACCAGCATCGAAGTGATCATCACGGCTTCACCGTGAGCCACCGCTCAGCTTACATCTACGACGTGAACTGCGCGAAGTGCGGCAGGAGACTCAACGCCGAGGACTACCTCGAGAGTGAACCGGGTTTCTGAAATTTAATCGTTTACATCTTGAGCTCCTCGGTTTATTATGAGAATGACCGAGGAGTTTCGTCATGTACACACTTGAAGTCAAGGCATCCTTCCCGATACTCGAACTCTCCCGCATGGTGAAGTCCTGTGACCTGGACTTCGTGGACGTGCGGGAGGTTGACTCCCCTCGGTTTAAGATACTCGTCTCGGGGGAGCACTACAATTTTCTCAAATTACTTATTCAATATGAACGAATCGAAATACAAGACAGCAACGAAGATCAGCATCGCCCTGTTTGAGGGCTGGCAGAAGTTCGGGTACGATCCCGACTACTACAAGCGGATGGTCACCACCATCTCGGACGTCATCTACCAGTGCCCGAAGAACCACACCGGCTGGGTGAGCGAGGCCGCATCCGGTCTCCTGTCGAAAGACGTGTGCCGCGAGCACTACTTCTCACGCACCCAGAGCGCCAAGAAGATGGTCGACCTCATGCAGAAGGGCATACTGTCCGCTGACCGGATCGACCGCTTTGAGAAGTTCATGCAGTCACGCGCGCGAGTGCACTTCGTGACGAGCAAAGAGAACTCTCAGCTCATCAAGTACCAGTCAGACCCGAACCTCACCCACTGGAAGCAGCAGTACGCCGCCGCGGGCATCAAGCTCACGAAGTGGGATAAGACGTCGCATAAATACGTCTATCGGATCGACGGCCGAGAATTCAACAGCGCTACCGAAGCCGCGAAGGCGATGGGGTGCCACGAGAGCACCGTCATCAAGAGGTGTAACAGCGACAAGTGGGGTACCTGGGAGAGATCTGCGGTCGGTGGAGAAGTCTGAGCCTGCTCAGCAGATTTTCATCGGCGCTTGCAGTAGCCTTCCTAGCAGTATGTACGCTGATCCTCGCCGCGGTAGTCATCGCGGCGATCTACTACAACTTCTTCATAGTGCTCATAGTCATCGGCGCCGTGTCGTTCATCTTTACCCTGCTTCACGGGCTGGGAGTCCTAATGGAGAAAGTACTTTGACATGCCAGGTTTCGAACTAAGTTTCGGCTTCGGCCACCACCCCAAGAGGGCAGCACCCGCGACACCGTCGGGCCCACCGGCTCCGACGCCTTCGTCTGTGTTCTCGGCCTCGTTGTGGACGGGCACGGGCGTAGCACAGAACGTCGTCAACGGCGTCGACCTCACGGCCGGCGGCATGGTCCTCACGAAGGACCGAAACGGCGCAGGAAGCTGGAAGTTCTTTGACACCGTGCGCGGGGCGAACGTCTACCTGCCGATCAGCACTGGCTCATCCCAGTCGCTGCCCGACAGCATGAATACTTACAACAACAACGGCTTCTCCCTCGGCGCGTCCACAGGCGTCAACACCGCCGCCTCTACCTACGTCGGGTGGACGTTCAAGAAGGCTGCTCGGTTCTTCGACGTCATCGCCTACACCGGTGACGGTAACGCTCTCAAGGCCGTCCCCCACTCCCTCGGAGTGACGCCTGGACTGATCATCGTCAAGAGACGTGACAGCGCAGGTTCTCCCGCGGTCAGCCACATACAGAGCAACCCCGGGCACCAGTACAACCTGCTCAACGACAGCGCGCTGCCGACCGTCAACGACGTCACCTTCGGCGGTCAGCCTTCCGACGCCACCAACGTCTACCTGGGTAACAACGCCATCGTTAACGCGCTCGGCGGCACGTACGTCATGTGGGTGTTCGCCCACGACCCCACGGGCATTATCCAGTGCGGCAAGTACACCGGCAACGGCCTCGTGGCCGGTCCGTCCGTCTCTCTGGGGTGGCAGCCACAGTTCTTGTTCATCCGGCGCATCTCGGGAGGAACGGGCAACTGGCTCATCCTCGACACCGCGCGAGGGATACCGACCGGCCCGGGCGACATGGCCATCAACCCCAACGCAGCCACCGCTGAAGTGTCGTCCGATACTCTCGACGTCAACGCGACCGGCTTCACCATAACCAGCACGAGCGTCACCGTGAACGCGTCAGTCAGTGACTACGTCTACATGGCCATAAAGGCCTAACAGGAACATCGCATGCCAGGATTTGACACAGGCTTCGGCTTTGGACTACACCCGCACAGGAGGAAGAGCCCGGCTCTGCCCCTCCCCGCCACCTTCGCCTCGATAGTCGCCTTCGGTGACAGCATCACGGCAGGTGTGAACGCGTCAGTCACGGCCAACCGCTGGGCGAACCTGGTGGCCACGGCTAAGAGCGCTACGCTGCTCAACCAGGGCATCCCCGGCACCGTCATGCAGAACAGCCCAGACTCTACCGGGCAGCCTCGCGCCAGCAACGGTCGCGACCGCTACGTGACTGACATCACGGGCACGAACAAGAGGGCGTTCTGCATCATCGCCTATGGCTTCAACGACCTGCGGTACACCGGTGCTCCGGCGACGTTCAACACTGCCAACCTCCTCAACGACTACCGCGAAGTGCTGAACGGTCTGCTTACCTTGGGGTACACGCAGGCAGACATATGCATGGTCTCACCGCACTGGATCAGCGACGTCGGACTGAACTCTGGCTCAGCCGGCTTCACCGGTCAGACGCGAGCGGGCTTCGAAGCCGGCGTGGCCGGCGTCAAGGCATTGGCACAGGAGTTCGGCGTCTATTACGCTGACAGCTACTCCGCCATGAGGGACAACGGCGGCTCGTCACTGATCGACCCCGCCGACAACATCCACCCACTCGACAACGGACACGCGGTCATCGCCGCGGCCGTGCTCGCGGCCACTCGCGTACCGACTGCTCTCCCCGCCGACACGACCCCGCCGACCATCACCAGCAGCGCCACGCAGTCGGTCGTGGAAGCCAACGCCTTCTCAATGAACCTGACGGCGAACGAGACCGTGACGTGGACGAAGACCGGTGGAGCAGACGCGTCACTGTTTACCCTCACTGGTTCTACGTTGTCGATGACCGCGAAGACCTTCGCTTCTCCGGTCGACAGCGACGCCAACAACACCTACGTGGTCCAAGTGACTGCGACGGACACCGCGGGCAACGCCACCAACCAGACGATCACGGTTACGGTGACTGTCGCCCAGTCTACCTTCGTCAACGACACCTTCACTGACACCAACGGCGTGGCCATCACCTCGCACACCGCCGAGCAGGGCGGACCCTGGGTGGTCCAGAGCGGGTACGTGCCGGGAACGCCGTCTGCCATCCAGAACAACCGCCTGTACTCGCCTACGGGCTCTGGCGTCTACCACGCATCGGGCACGCCGCCGACGGCTGACTACTACGTCGAGGCGACCCTCACGTGGGTGTCGACCGTTTCTCTGGAGAACATCGGCGTGGCAGGACGAATGGCCGCTGCTGCCAACACCCTGTACTTCGCGCGGTGGAGCGGGTCTGTCAACTCGTGGCAGCTGTTCAAGACCGTCGCCGGCACGTCCACTCAGCTCGGATCGAACGTCGCGGACACCTTCACGAGCGGCACCAAGGTGCTGAGGCTCAGCATGGTGGGCAGCACTATATCCGTCAGCGTCAACGGCACTCAGATCATATCCGTGACCGACACCGCCATCACCGCGGCTGGTTCACCCGGCATCCGGGCGGGCAACGCCCAGAGCACCACGACCGGCATCCACGTGGAAGACTTCAAGGCCGCCGCACTCTAACGCTTCACAATGGAGAAACTATGGACCATATCTTTGACTACGAGACCCTAGGCCAGGACGTGTACACCTGTCCGGTGCTGAACGTCTCTTTCTACAACTTCGACCGGGCGCGGTTCACCTCCGTCATGGAGCCGTACCGCTTCAGCGAGCTGATCAAGGACGTGAAGAGCGTCAAGTTCGAGGTCGAGGACCAGGTCAAGACCTACGGGTACAAGATCGAGCAGTCCACCCTCGAGTGGTGGAGCCAGCAGGGCGCCAAGGCCCGGTCCATCCTCAAGCCTAGCACGTCTGACCAGAAGCTGGCACACGCGGTCGAGCAGCACCTCGACTACGTCGCCGGCGCGAAGAAGATCAGCTACTGGTGGAGCAGGTCCAACACGTTCGACCCGATCATCCTGTGGAGGACCGCTCGCGACACGGGTAACCTGGCGAGGGTACAGGACCTGCTGAAGTACTGGGCCGTCCGAGACACCCGCACTTTCATCGACGCGAAGTTCGACTTCAAGGTGAAGAACAGCTTCTGCCCGTTCACGGACGAGGCCAAGTGGAACGAGGTCTTCGTGCCCCACGACTCGACGCACGACGTCGCCGCCGAGGTCATGAGGCTTCAGGCTATCATAAGGGCCGAGGCGGACCTCGACCACATCAACGATTAACCGTCAGTGACCGACACCGTGGTGCCGACGTTGCAGCTGAACGAGAGGGTCGACCCCGAGGGTATCCACGCCCGCGGGTCGGTCGACGCGTTAGCCGTCACGGTAGTGTTACCGAACGCGACGTAGACGTTGCCGGTCACGGCCGTCACCGACACGTAGTTGAACGACGCAGGGCACGCGTTTGACACGGCGTTGCCCACTGACTGCGACGTGAACGTCGAGTCAAGCACAGGCCCGCGCTTGTTTTTTCCAAAGATTACTAGGGCTGTAGACACGTGTCTCTCCTGGTTGACAAAATTGCAGAAATGTGTTACTGTTTCTCATATTTATAGAAAGGATACCTATGGAAGGTCATACTCCTGATGAGCGCGAGTCCGTAAAGGTTCTCCGTCAGTGCATCGAGCTCCAGAACAGGAAGGCTCGCGACTACCAGAACGACAAGTCGACGGTGCGCCAGGCCGACTACTACCCGCGAGGGCTCGAGTCGATCTACGACATGCTGAACACCAAGATGCTCCGCATCCGCAGCCTCATGGACGCCGGCGGAGAGCCGAACTTCGAGTCACTCGAGGACACCGCGAAGGACCTCATCAACTACGCGAGCTTCTTCGTGTCTTACTCACGGCACGGCATCGACGGCCAGCGCCCGGACCGAGACGTGTTCAACAGACCGTTTGATAAGGTCACCGAGAAGCAGGACTACAACCTGAGGCCGCCAAACACTCCTGCCTACACGGGGGAATTCTACGGCGGCACGAGCGTGATGGACGCCAACGCGCTCAGTGACGCTTGGCCGCTGCGTGACGCGATGGGGAACGCTTTCTGTTACGACAAGTACGGCAACGTCGTCTACCGTGACTTCGAAGAATCGATGGGAGCCTGATCATGACCAACGTCCGCGACGTGCGCCGAGAGTTCATCAGCAAGTACCAGTACAGTGACTTCACTACAGGTCGCGGCGGTCACAAGATGATTGAGATCATCGGCGCCTCGTTCCTGGCCGACGAGCCGGCCATCTTCGGCACGGTCAACCAGGACTACGTCGACGCAGAGATCACGTGGTACGAGTCTATGTCGACCAACGTGAACGACATCGGCGAGAAAGTCCCGGCGGCCTGGCAGTCGACGGCCAATGAGCACGGCGAGATCAACTCAAACTACGGACACCTGATCTACTCGCCGAAGTACCACAGGCAGTACGTCAACGTGTCACGAGAACTGCGTAACAATCCAGACTCACGCCGAGCCACGATGGTCTACAACCGGCCGTCCATCTGGGTCGAGTACGACGAGAACGGCAAGAACGACTTCATCTGCACGAATGCCGTGACGTACTACGTCCGTGACGACCTGCTGCACGCGGTAGTCCAGATGCGCTCCAACGACGTCGTCTTCGGCTACAAGAACGACTACGCGTGGCAGAAGCACGTGCTCGAACTGCTCGCGCGTGACCTGTCTGACCGTGAAGTCGAGGGAGGCCTCTGGATCGATCCAGGCACTATCACCTGGCAGGTCCAGAATTTGCACATATACGAGAGGCACTTCCACCTCATCGAGGACTACACGGGATGAACATCGGCTCCAAGTCGGGCTACCCGTCTTCAGCACTCTCAAACTTCGCGCCCCACCCCTTCGTGTTCGACGGGGTGGAGTGCTCTTCGCTCGAGGGCCTGCTGCAGTCGCTCAAGTTCGACAAGCCGCACGTCCAGGTCGAGGTCTGCAAGCTGGTGGGCCTCGAGGCGAAGTACCGAGGCAAGAAGCGCAACAAGGCGTGGAAGCGACAGCAGACCCTCTGGTGGAAGGGCGTACCTATGAACCGGCATTCTGATTTCTATCAAGAATTCCTTGACAAAGTGTACGAAGCCGTTTATACTCAGAACGAAGGTTTCCGAAGGGCTCTAATCGCCACAGGAAACTCAACCCTGACCCACTCGATAGGACACAACGATGCCTCAGAAACAGTACTCACAGAAAGAGAATTCTGCTCGCGGCTCGAGAAGCTTCGCAGACTCACTTGACTCCGCGCTGGTGTGCACCACGGTCTGGTCGCTCATCGTCCTGCTCTCGGTCGGCACCCTCGTGATCGCCGCGATCGCCTGCATGGCACTGCTGTCGCCCGTCCTGTGCATGTCCCTCGCGACCTTCGCCGGCTGCACTCTAGGCTTCCTGGCGACCATGGAGATGAAGGCTTGAACAAGAAAGACAGACTCTGGGTCAAGTTTGAACCCAGCCGACCGATCGGGAAGTGTCCGTCGTGCAAGCGAGAGGTGTCCTCGAAGGAGCACTACTCGTGTCCGAAGTCACAATGTCCAGTCCAGATCAAGGCGGTGATGAAGAGTGTGTGAAGAATGCAAGTGGCACGGTCGGTACCTCGACCTCGCTGAGCACGTTGCGGGCTGGTCTAAGGACCCCTCGTCCAAGATCGGCGCAGTCGCGATCGGTGAGCACGGCCAAGTACTCTCGCTGGGCTACAACGGGTTTCCGCGCGGCATCGAAGACAGCGACGACCGGTTGACAGACCGTGAGAAAAAGTATAAACTGATAGTGCACGCTGAGATGAACGTCATCTACAACGCTTCACTCTCCGGCGTCTCACTGAAGGGCGCCACCCTCTACACTTCCGGACTACCCACCTGTTCTCAGTGCGCCCTCGGGGTCATCCAGAGCGGGATAAAGCGCGTGGTCGTCCGTGAGAGAGACATAAATAGGTCCGACAAGTGGCGAGAAGAATGGGAGAGCTCCCAAGCCATGTTCAACGAAGCCGGAGTGAAAGTCACTATAGCATGAAGAAAATCCTCATCAACGGACTGAACAAAAATCAATGCGTCCGCGATTTCTGGCGCAAGCAGGAGCTGAAGGTGGTCCCGAGCCACTACGCCCTGGCGCACGCGCTCGAGGACATGGGCTTCGAGGTAGACCAGCGACCCGTCGTGATCGGGGAAGACCTGTCACAGTACGACGAGGTCATCACCTACATCCACTCTCCCAAGGCGTTCTGTCAGTTCCTCTGGTCAGGACTCTGGGCAGTCTACGCCCGCCAGGACGCGATCTTCGCGTTCGACGACTGGCAGACCGACCAGATCATGTACAGCATCAAGTCTTACCACGACTACTTCGTCGCGGGAGACCTGGACAAGGCGTTCAAGGATTACTACTTCGACCTCTGGCAGGGCAAGGAGTCAAAGGAAGAGGTCGCGAAGTACGCTGCCCAGTACAAGGAAGCGTGCGAGCTCATCCTCGAGCGTAAGAACCGGCTCCTGATCTCGGCCTTCGCGGGCGGAGACCTCTCACTGCTCAAGCTGAACTGGAAGGGTGAGGTGTTCACCTTCAACCCGAACCCGTATCACTTCAACCGCACGCCTGAGAACAACTACGGCGTCGAGAAGGTCGCGACTTTTGACGACTTTTTCGGAGTTGACGAGGAAGACGCCGGCAAGAAGCGGGAGTGGAACTTCGCCTCGCTCGTGCAGAAGAAGACCCGCAAGTGGGTCGAGTCCCAGGGAGTCAAGTCCTGGCCGATCACTTACTACGGCTCGAAGCGCAATGAAGAAAAGTGCGAGCGCCTCACCGAGGACCAGATGTGCAAGAAGTTCAACGCCCAGTGGGGCGTACTGATGCCCGGCTACTTCCACTCCGGCTCCGGATGGTGGAGGGCGCGACCGCTCCAGGTGGCCGACGCCGGCTCGATCCTCGTAGGCGACAAGCGAGAGCTGATGGTCTACTACAAGGACGCCGCACTCATTCAGAGCGCGTCCACGATCGAGAGCCTCACTGACTCGCAGTTGACCAAGCTGGCGCAGTGGCAGCGAGAGGCGATCTATTCGGTACACCCGCTCGACAAGGCAGTGACTCGCTCTGAACTCACGGCGGCGCTCGATGCACCCCGATAAGAACAGACGCATACTCGTAGTCGGTGCCGGCTTCTCGGGCGCCACCATCGCCCGTGAGCTGGCCGAGCTCGGCTGGGACGTGCACGTCATCGACAAGAGGTCGCACGTCGCGGGCAACGCCTACGACTACGAACACAGCGTAGGGCCGCGCGTACACAAGTACGGACCTCACCTGTTCCATACGAACAACCGGGCGGTGTGGGAGTACCTCGCGAAGTTCACCCACTGGATCCCGTACAAGCACAAGGTGAAGGCTTACTGGCGCGGCCAGTTCCTGACCCTCCCGGTCAACCGGGCCACTAAGGAAGCAGTCGGCGAAGAGAACGTCCTCGACGTCTTCTTTCGCCCGTACACCAAGAAGATGTGGGGAGTCAGCCTCGATGAGCTCGACCCGTCCATCGCCTCCCGCGTGCCGATCCGTGACGACGACAACGAGTTCTACTTCCCGAACGACGAGTTCCAGGGCCTCCCGTCCATAGGATACACTCGCTTGGTACAAGAGATGCTGGACCATCCCAGCATTTATGTCAGGATCAACACGGCGTTTGACAAGAGTATGGAAGCGGAATACTTTCACGTTTTCAACTCGATGCCGATCGATGAGTACTACGACTTCGAGCACGGCGAGCTCCCGTACCGGTCCATCAAGTTCAAAATCTTGGCGACGCTCGCGATGCACAAGTCAGGCTACTTTCCCGGCCTGCTCAACTGGCCAGAAGACGTCGCGACAGTCAACTACACCGACGACGGCCCGTACACCCGCATCACCTGCTGGGACAAGCTCCCGAACTCTCCTAAGGCTGAAGCCGAGAACTACAGTCTGTTCACCGCCGAAATACCTTGCGACTACCGCGACAACGACATGGAGCGGTACTACCCGGTGAAGGACCGAGACGGCAAGAACCGTGAGGTCTACGAGAAGTACAGAGCCATTCCAAACGAGAAGGTGACGTTCATCGGCCGGACCGGTCTCTACGCCTACCTCGACATGCACCAGGCAGTGAACATCGCCCTCCAGACAGCCAAGAAGTTTGACATTGCGAACAGCCGCTATCTTCACGACTAGAGCCTTCAGCTCTGACTTCACCTCCCTGTACGAGTCAATGCACTTCCTGAGGGAGTACGACCGCGTCGTGCTCTTCCACGCGTACAAGACAGACAAGATCAAGGACTTCGTGGAGAAGACCGCGAGGATCACCGTTCACGAGTCGGTCTCTGTCCAGGAGTGGTTCGACAAGTGCACCACCAACCAGTTCAAGACCTGGAGAGACTTCTATGAAGCGTTCGACCCTGCGGTCTATTTCGGAGACTTTGACGACGTCTACCTGTTTGGCGCACCCCTCTCTGACGGAGGAGCACTCAAGCGTAAGAAGAACGGCCTCGAGAAGAACCTCGACACTAACAAATTCATCACCTTCGTCAGCGTCGCCAAGCACTACTTCGTGGCCTACGCTGCAGTTAAGGTCGCAAACCTATCTGGAGCCAGGTTCCTCGAGATGTGCTACGATCCTGGAGAAAATTCTGTGGCACAGCTGGGAGACGACATACGGCCCGTCGACACCCACGTTTATCACGGCTACGGCATAGAGCGCCTGGGCATCGAGAAGCATCCGTTCTTCGTGGACGGCATGGTACTGCCCGAGAGTTCACCGTTCGATGAAGAAACGGTTGACTACGACGTCGTCTTCGGTTATTCTTACATGACCAAGGACCGAAAGGCCTCGCACGAGTACGCCCAGAGAGTGATCTCGGCCGTGTCTCCCGAGTTCCGGTCGAGGTTCCTCATCAAGGACAAGATCAACGACGTCGACACGTCCGTCCCACGCGGCGAGTACGTGAAGCTGCTTTCGAGGTCTCGCTTCACGTTCGTGGCGCCGGCGTACGAGCCTGGCATATTCTCACCCTTCCGTTACCAGGAAGCACTGAAGGTCGGCTGCCTCCCGCTCGTCTTCGAGACGTGCCCGTGGAGGGAGTTTGTCGACAGCTTCGACATCGACGAGGGGACCTTCCGCTCGCTCGTGGTGAACCCGTCGGACGTCACTCCGACGATGCAGATGCGCGAAGAGACGCGCCTCGACCTGGTGCGTTACCTGTCGTCAAAGGTCCTCAACTTCTGATAAATTTCCGTTCTGCGTCGTCTCCGACCTATAAATAAGGTCATACGATGCAACTGGAAATTGACTGAATGAGTGACTTTACCTGGGGGAGCATAGTTCCCCTCATCGGCGGCGAGACCATCGCCATGGAGAGAACTTTCGGCACTCGACCTGAGTACATCCTCTCTTACTCGCCCTTCGTGGCGAACGACCTCCACCTACTGAACTACTACGACAACGAGGTGCCCTACCACCTGATCGACAAGGAAGAGGGCTTCACGCCGAAGCGCGTTGACGTCGTCAACGCCGTCTGCCCCTGCGCCGGCCTCTCGTCTCTCTCGCCGACTTCCTCGGCAGACTCCAAGACGAACGACTGGATGTTCGACTCCGCGAAGTACGTCTTCGAGAACGTCAAGCCCAAGGTCCTCTGGGGTGAGAACGCCCCGCAGTTCGCGACCAACAAGGGCACGAAGATCCGTGAGAAGCTCCGTGACCTCGCCTTCGAGAACGACTACTCCATGAGCGTCATCAAGACGAAGTCGCTCGTGCACGGCCTGCCGCAGATCAGGGTGCGGTCGTTCTACTTCTTCTGGCAGGGCATGGACGCGCCGCTGTTCGACTACTACAGCCGCCCACACGTGCGCTTCGAGGACCTCCTGCGCGGAGTCACCTCCAACACCCAGCGCGAGCCGATCGGTCAGGGCAAGCCCTCCGACAACAAGTACCTCAAGTTCATCCTCGAGAGTGTGCGCAAGCAGACCTTCCAGGAGTTCTACGACTCGCTCGAGAAGTCTGTGGGCGTCATCGACGTGATTGAACGTGAGTCTGACTGGACCACCTGTGCTGAGTGGATGGAGGCCAACGGCTACGACCGCGAGGCCAAGTCTTCTCGCCGGCGCCAGGCCAAGCTCGACGACCACAAGGGGTACATGAAGAAAGACCTCGTGATCGCCAAGGACTACATCGGCGCCTTCGTGGGCCACATGCCGTCCTCGATCAAGCACCCCGACTACGACCGGTACATCGACTACCGCGAGGCGATGACCATCATGGGACTGCCGCAAGACTTCATCCTCGGCGACCCGAAGAAGTCGACCAACCACATCTGTCAGAACGTGCCGGTGCAGACCGCTACCGACATGGCCACCGAGGTCCGTGAAGCACTGCTCGGTAACAGGAAGTCCTCGGGCCACCGCTACGTAGTCCAGGACAACATCCACCAGAAGGTGGAAGAGACTCTCTACCCGACCAGGACTCTGGTTGACTTCGCGGTCTGACCGGTATACTATCTCAACACTATGGAGACTATATGAAGTTTAGCGGAAGTGACGCTGACTACTACAAGATACCTGAGGGAGCGCGAGAGCTCCAAGACCTCATCGAGCTTCGCGGGATGAACTTCGCCCGAGGCAACATCTTCAAGAGCTGTTTCCGACTCGGACTCAAGGAAGGCACGTCAGACGTGTACGACCTGGAGAAGATCATCTTCTTCGCCAAGCGAGAGCTCGAACGCATCAAGAGGGAGAGAGAAGAGTGTACACCTCCGTCCGAGTCCTGAACCACCGCGACTTCCAGCTCCTGTGGCTGTTCGGCGAGGTCGCAAAGATCATGAGCACGTTCGGCTACGTGCTGACGGGGACCTGCGACTCTCCTGTGCAGTACGAGTTCCTGTTCGACTCAGAGCCCACCGTTGAACCCAGCACGGAGGAGCTCACCAAGATCTTCCGTCAGCTGACTGACTTTGAAACAGAGATCGAGAGATACGACCTTGCAGTTTGAAATATCCATTGAGAAGCTCCGCGAGTGCAAGCTGTTCGTTGCCAGCCCCCAGTACGGCGGCATGTGCACGGGCAACTTCACGAGGTCCATGATGGACCTGACGGCGCTCTGCTCCAAGTACGGCATGCAGATGAGGACCTACTTCCTCTTCAACGAGAGCCTCATCACCCGCGCCCGCAACTACTGCGTGGACGAGTTCCTCCGCTCTGACGCCACCCACCTGATGTTCATCGACGCCGACATCACGTTCAACGCGAACGACGTCATCGCGCTGGTCGCGACGCAGCTGATGGACCCCGAGAACAAGAACGTCGTGGCGGCGGCGTACCCCAAGAAGTGCATTACCTGGGAGAAGATCAAGGCCGCGGTCGACAAGGGCTTCGCGGACAACGACCCGAACGTCCTCGAGGACTTCGTGGGCGACTTCGTCTTCAACCCCGCGAGCGGCACCTCCATCCCGCTGAACGAGCCCGCTGAGGTCTCTGAGGCCGGCACCGGCTTCATGCTCATCTCGCGCGAGACGTTCGAGAAGTACGCGAAGGCCTACCCCGAGTACATGTACGTGCCCGACCACGCCCGCTCGGAGAACTTCGACGGCAGCCGTCAGATCATGACGTACTTTGACTGCTTCATCGACAAGAACCGCAAGGAGAGCGAGTTCGAGGCGATTATGGACGAGATACTCGAGACCGACGCCGAGGACGGCAAGGACTCCGTGCTGACGATAGCGAGCCTCCAGGCCAAGGTCAAGGACATCCGCGAGCGTGAGAAACACAGCTCGAAGCGGTACCTGAGCGAGGACTACATGTTCTGTCAGAACGTGCGCCGCGCCGGCATGAAGGTCTGGATGTGCCCCTGGATCGAACTCAAGCACAGCGGATTCTACACCTTCGGCGGCAAGCTGGCGGCCCTCGCGGCCATCGGCGCCTCCGCTACGGTCGACAAGGACGCCATCAAGAAGGTCAAGAAATGATCCTCACCGTAGTGAACGAAGAAGACGAGACCGACACCATCGACATCGAGATAGAGACCTCGGTCATCCGAGACCTCGTCGCGGGGCGCAACATCGAGACTCACGAACAGCTCATGGAAGTGCTCCGCGAGTACCTCCTAGAGTTACTGGAGCAAGAAGGACTATTTGACAATGGACAACACTGAGTATAAATTCTCTCTGATAGACCACGCCCGCAAGATACTGCTCGACGCCGGCATAAATCACCACGGAAACTACGAAAAGAAAGTCTTGGCCCTCGCCGAGACCATCCACGCATGGGTAAAAAAGGACCTGGATAAGAATGAAACTGAGTGAACAGACCGTCAACATCCTGAAGAACTTCTCCACGATCAACAAGGCGATCGAGGTGAAGGCCGGCAACGTGATCGCGACGATCTCCCCCGCGAAGACGATCTTCGCCAAGACGACCGTCACGGAGAACTTCGAGACCGGGTTCGCAATCTACGAGCTGCCGAAGTTCCTCGGCGCCCTGAGCCTCTTCTCGTCTCCCGAGTTGACTTTCAGTGAGAAATACGTTACCATATCTGAGAACTCGACGAAGATCCGGTACACTTTCTGTGACCCCTCCACCATCGTCGTGGCCCCCACGAAAGACATCAAGCTGCCCGACGAGCTCGTCTCGTTCGCGGTGTCCGGCGCCACCATCCAGAGCCTGCTGAAGTCCCTGGGCGTCCTCGGCCTGCCCGAGATCGCGGTCTACGGTGACGGCCAGTCGGTCTACATCGCGGCTGCCAACAGCAAGAACCCCTCGGCCGACGAGTTCTCGGTCAAGCTCGCTGACGCTGACGCCGAGTTCAAGGTGTACTTCAACAAGGAAAACTTCAAGCTCCTCGAGCGGGACTACACCGTCACGATGTCGAAGTCGGGACTCGCTGAGTTCGTCTCGGGCGACCTGAAGTACTTCATCATCGGCGAGGCCAAGTGAACAGAGACGAGCTGAACTTCACGTTGGAGTTCATTGACGCCATGGCGGCCCGCGGTTCTATCCGCGGGTCAGAACTTTTGCAGGTGGGCACGCTGCGCTCGCGGGTGCTCGAAGAGATCATGAGGCTTAACGATGGAACTGAGCGAAACGTTGAAGAACGCGCTGTGGGTGGAGAAGTACCGACCACAGAAGATTGAAGACTGCATACTGCCCGATGACCTGAAGAAGACCTTCCGTGGCTTCGTCGACAAGGGGAACATCCCCAACCTGCTGCTCCACGGCGGCCCGGGCATCGGCAAGACTACCGTGGCCCGCGCGATGCTCCGAGAGCTCGACGCCGACTACATCGTGGTCAACGGGTCTCTCAACGGCAACATCGACACCCTCAGGAACGAGATCAAGGACTTCGCGTCCTCAGTCTCCCTGTTCAAGTCGGGCCGCAAGTACGTCATCCTCGACGAGGCGGACTACCTGAACGCCAACAGCACCCAGCCCTCCCTGCGTAACTTCATGGAGGAGTACAGCAAGAACTGCGGCTTCATCCTTACCTGTAACTACAAGAACCGCATCATCGAGCCTCTCCACTCGAGACTCGTCGGCGTGGACTTCTCGTCGTCGCCGAAGGAAGTCGACATGCTCAAGCTGCAGTTCTTCAAGCGGCTGAAGTTCATCCTCGAGAACGAGGGCATAGAGTACGACAAGAACGTCCTGATCGAGCTGATCAAGAAGCACTTCCCGGACATGCGACGCATCATCAACGAGGTCGAGCGGTACTCCGCGAACGGCAAGATCGACTCGGGCGTACTGCTGAACTTCATGGAGGAAAACTTCTCGAAGCTCGTGAACATCCTCAAGGACAAGAAGTTCAACGAGATGCGCAAGTGGGTGGCCGAGAACTCCCACCTCGACACCAACGACATCATCCGTAAGGTCTACGACTCGGCCGACGGTCTACTGACTCCCCAGAGCATCGCGGCCATCGTCGTCCTGGCGGCCCGCTACCAGTACTGGGCGGCCTTCGTGGTCGACAGTGAGATCAACGTCACGTCGTTCCTGACGGAGTTCATGGTGGAGGCGGTATGGCTCTGAAGAGATGCCTAGTCTGCAGGAAGCGACTCTGGAGGAAGTACGACGAAGTCCGGTACATGACTGCTGCCGGCGAGCGAGTCGCATACCTCTGCCTGCCCCACGCCGAAGAGATAATGCGAGAAGGAGACACCCTTGAACCCGTTCGACTTCGTGAACGACCTTTCCCAGGCGAAGAAGGACCTGATACGCTCGAGTGACGACCGCGAGGCCGCTGCCAAGGCGTACTCGCCCTTCATGGTGAACCGGGCCTTCTCGTACTACCCCGACACAGTCCTCCACGCCAACGAGATGAACCGCGCCTCGGGCATCGACAACCTGCTGCAGCACGACTACTACAAGGCAGCAGTGAGGTCCAAGAAGCGATTCTCAAAGTGGCACAAGGCAGAAGCCGACGCGACCGCCGCGCTCGTAGCCGAGGCCTACGGTATAAATATCAACCGAGCGAGGGAGTACCTCTCGCTGATGTCTCGTGAAGACATCGAAGCCGTGAAGAACATAACAAACAAAGGCGGGTTGAAATGAACGGAGACGTCTTCCGAGGTCTGGGAGTCAAAGTGACACTCAAGAACCCCGACGACTTCCTCAAGGTAATGGAGACGCTGACTCGCATCGGGTTCGCTTCGAAGAAGGACAAGACGCTCTACCAGTCCTGTCACATACTCCACAAGCAGGGCGAGTACGCGATCATACACTTCAAGGAGCTCTTCGTCCTCGACGGGAAGTACTCCGACGTGACGGAGAACGACGTGGCTCGACGGAACTCCATCGCGAAGCTGCTCCACGAGTGGGGGCTGGTCACCATCGTGCCTGGCCAGGACGTCGCCGACGTGGCGCCGATGAGCCAGATAAAGGTCGTGGCGTTCAAGGACAAGAAGGACTGGACGCTGTCCGCGAAGTACACGGTGGGGAAGAAGTGATGGGTCTGATCATACTGGTGATGTTCGTGACTCTAGTGACAGTTGACGTGAGGAGACAGAATGAAAGTACACATCGGGAAGTACCCGTCCGCGCGCTCTAAGAAAGAGCGCAAGATAAAGGTCGAGATCCACGACCACGACGTGTGGTCGTTCGACAACACGCTTGCACACATCGTCCACCCCGCACTCGTGAGACTTCGAGAGATCAAGCACGGCGCGCCGAACACTGACGATCAGGACGCTCCCGAGCACCTCCGCTCGACGGCCGCTGCCCCGAAGGAGAACGACTGGGACACCGACGCGCTTCACTTCAAGCGCTGGGACTGGATCCTCGATGAGATGATCTGGGCGTTCGGTCAGGAGATCGCCGATCCGAACTGGGAGAACCAGTTCCACCACGGCAAGTTCGACGACGAGTTCATCGACAACGACGACGGCACCGTGACGTGGCGTCAGAAGTCGGGCAGCACCTACAGGTTCGACCGAGAAGGCTGGCAGGCTCACCACGCGCGGATGCAGAACGGCTTCAGGCTGTTCGGCAAATATTATTCCTCACTGTGGGATTGAGAATTAGTTAATTTCTGAGTTGACATCTAGAAAGGGTGATATAAAATGTGCACAGTATCATACGTATCGGATTACGCCCGCCGCGAGTGGGAGGACTGGGTCTTCAAGCCTCAGCCAGGCACGACGGGATACCCCGCGCTCGGCCCGTACGTGGTCCCGCCCAAGCCGGTGAGCCGCGAAGAGTTTGAAGAGCTCAAGGCGAAGGTGGAAGAGCTCAAGACTCTGCTCCTGGCCGCAAAGGCTTACGACGAGAAGACAGGACAGCCACACTGTGAGGCTGAGGACAAAGTCGCAGTTCTCAAGAAGATCGCCGACTACTTCGGCGTAGACCTTAAGGAGGTCTTTGATGATTGATCCGTTCACCGGAGTAATGCTAGGAATTTTTGCGGCGCTGGCTTCCCCGACGGGACCGGCGCCGTCGCTCGATCACGCGGCGGCATGCCACGCGAAGGGCGGAAAGACAGAGGTGGAGTTCGCCCAGGCCAACGCTCCCCAGGCCCAGGTCGTGGCGAAGATAGACTCGAAGGACTCATCGTTCGACGACGCCAAAGAGAAGATTGAAGCCATCGCCGGCGCCCCCATCCCGTGGGAGTACGACGCGGTGCTCGTGTTCACGCTCTCAAACGATGAAGACGCCAAGCAGGGCGGCATCGTCGTCTTTTCAAAGGACGACTGCGTCGTGGGAGCAGCAGCGCTCCCGTCGAAGGCCGCCCGTCTCTTGATCGGCATAGCGATCTAAACTTTTTTCAAAATAGTCGTTTACATCCTTGAGAAACCGTTTATATTGAAAATATCAAAACGGTAACGGAAAGGACCGCGACAATGAAGAAAGTAACCTCATTCGACAAGCAGAACCTCAACGAACTCCGCAAGGAGATGAACGAGCTCCTCTCTAAGTACGGGGCGTCGATCAACCTCAACTTCGAGGTCGGCAACATGAAGTTCCTGGCCGGTGAAGTCGAGATCAAGGTGACCGCGAAGGTCGTCGGCGGCAAAGACAAGTTCGCCGAGGCCCTTGAGCTTAAGCTCAACTCTCTGATCTCTCCTCCCGGCACGACTGATTTCAAGCTCCTCAAGGAGTTCGTCACGATAAAGAACGACCGCGGTGACGAGCTCGTCGGGTACAACTCCAAGAAGTACTCGAAGCCGTTCCTCTTCAAGTCCGGCCTCGACGGCAAGACCTACGTCTGCGACGAGCGCTACGTCCTCCACTACTTCAAGAAGAAGGCCTGACTATAAATACTCCAAACAGGAGAAGAAGTCATGGCATACAAACCACCCGTGGGTAAGACGCCCGAACAGAAGGCGAAGGACGCTAGGGAGATGAAGCTCCGACAGGAGATCATCGCCCACGCCATGAAACACGGGACGAAGCACATCAACGCGGCGGCTCACATGAAGGCCCACGTGGAAGCCGAGTGGAAGAAGAGAGTGCTCGCGGCCGCAAAGAAGCGGGCGGGCGAGAAACGAAAGTATGGAGACTCGCGTGACGCGAACATTTGAGTTCATCATCCTGGCCGTCCTGGCGGCCCTCGGAGGGTTCGAGATGGCCCTCTTCATTTCCCAAAAAGTAGCAGAAGCCTCGGTGTAAACCGGGGCTTTTCAGTTGACAAACGTCTAGAAATGAGTTATATCTGATTCTCAATCAACGTGAGAATCGCATGAGAATTTTGTTCGAGACCGTCTTCGGCTCGCACCTCTACGGTACGAGCACGCCGACTTCTGACCACGACTTCAAGGGCGTCTACCTCCCTTCTGCGCGGGAGATACTCCTGCCGAAGACTCCCGACGTGAAGACCTTCAACACCGGCTCCTCGTCCGTGAAGAACACCGCCGAGGACGTCGACCGCGAGCTCTACTCGCTCCACAAGTTCTTCGACATGCTCATCAAGGGCGACATGAACGCCTACGAGATGCTGTTCGCTCCGCATGACGGGTCGTCCATTGACTGGAACCACATCGTGAAGAACCGCGACAGGATGCTCACGCGCGAGTGCAGGGGCTTCGTCGGCTACGTGCAGCGCCAGGCCGCGACCTACGGGGTGCGCGGTGAGAGGTTCAACGAGGTGCAAGCCCTCGTGGACCACCTGCTGAACGAGCTGTGGGGCTACAACACCGGAACGAAGCTCCAAGACGTCCCCGGAGTGGAGCAGAAACTCAAGGCGTTCTGCGAGGGCAAGCTGTTCACGTCGTGGGAACTCATCACTAACAACGGACGTGAGTTGTTCCACCTCGTGTGCTGCGACCGAAAAGTTCCCCTGTCGGCGACGATCAAGACCGCGCTCGACGTGTACTCGAGGGTCCTGGACAACTACGGCGCCCGCGCCCGCGCCGCTGCGACCAACGAGGGGCTCGACTGGAAAGCCGTCTCCCACGCAGTCCGCATCGGCGAGCAGGCGGTAGACCTCCTAATGACCGGCGAGATCGTCTTCCCTCGACCGAACGCTGAGCGTCTCAAAGCGATCAAGCGCGGCGAGGTGCCCTACGACGAGATCGCACCGTACCTCGACTACCTGCTCGAGACGGTCGAGCAGCTCGGACACAGCTCGACTCTGCCGGCAAAGCCGGACGTCGAGTTCATGGACAACCTGAGGAACGACCACTACGAGTGGGAAGTCATCCGGAACAGGATCGGAGGCAGGAATGGCTGAGGCTAAGTTTACGTACGACCAGCTGAAAGCAGCGTGCGACGTGATGTCGGCACGAGTGAGTAAAGCCCGACAGAGCATCGAGAAGGCAGTCGTCGGGAGGGCCTACCGCAAGTGGCGGTGGAAGTCTCTCCGGAAGGTCAAGATGATCGTCACGACCTACACCGAGTGGACGCTCACGCGTTACGACGCCGTGGAGCTCTGCGGGTACACGCTCGTGAGCGAAGGGCTAGTCACGGCAGCCGAGCTCGATGACCACGACTGGTTGCCGTATAAGCTGTCCAGGACCCTCACGTACCTCGACATGGCCGCTAATGCCGCCGACAGCGCTGTCACCCTCACCTCGTACGAGTTTGACAACTTCAAGGACTTCCTGTGAGCAAGAGAGTATCTACAGACTGGCAGCCGGTCGACATCGAGAAGTTCAAGGTCGCGCCTCACAATTACTTCGTCCAGAGCATGGGCTGCGAGGTCAAGTTCCGTGACGTCGAAGCGCAGCGTGCCTCCGTCATAACTCAGTTCCGCGTCGACAACAAGTGGACTGAGCCCGGGCTCATCCCGGCGATCGTGCGGCTGTATCGCTGGCCACTCAACCACGTCGACGTGCCGCTCGAAGACTTCGCTCGCGAGGCCCTCGTGCGACCGCCGCTCAAGGAGGCCAAGGGATGGAACGCGTGGATCGATGAGATCGCGGTGGGTGACTTCGTCCGCTGCAAGAACCAGCGGAACGCCAAGGTCTGGAAGAAGATCATCGCGATCAACGACCACCAGATCGTCTCCATGCAGTACCGTCAGCCGATAGATGACCCGAAGCACCTCGACGGTCACTCGTCTGAGAACTTCATCTGGTTCATCAAGGAGAAACACTCTTGAAAATGCTCATTTTCGCCGCCATCAGCATCGTCGCCTACTACTTGTTCCTCACGGTAGGTCTGGGCATCACCGTCGCCAACTGGCCGGTGACCATCATCGCCTACGTCATCATGATCTTCGCCAACGCCATCGCGGAAAACCTCTCCAAACAAAAATAAAAATAGTTGGTTGACAATCCTCACGACTGGTGATATACTCTCTATATCGACAACGAAAGGAGAGTAGCATGGCACACGAATTGGAATTCATCGACGGCAAGGCGGCTATTGCGTACGCCGGTGAGGTACCCTGGCACGGCCTCGGAAAGCCTGTCCCGGCCGACCTGACTCCCACGCAGATGCTCGAGGCCGCCCAGCTTGACTGGTCGGTCGTGAAGGTCCCGCTCTTCGCGGAACGGAACGGCAAGAGGCTCCCCACGAGCCGCTCGGCACTCGTCCGCGACAGGGACGACCGGGTACTCGACGTCATCTCCAACGACTGGGAGCCGGTCCAGAACGCTGAGGCCTTCGGCTTCTTCCACGACTGGGTCATGGCAGGCGACATGGAGATGAACACCGCCGGCTCGCTCCGCGGAGGCCGGATGATCTGGGCGCTCGCCAAGATCAAGGACGGCGCCTTCGACGCGGTCAAGGGAGACAAGGTGGAGTCCTTCCTCCTCTTCTCCAACCCGCACCAGTACGGACGCTCCATCGAGGTCCGGGCGACGAACATCCGGGTGGTCTGCAACAACACGCTGACCTACGCCCTCTCCAAGAAGGCGAACAGCATGATCCGGCTGAACCACTCGAGGAAGTTCGACGCCGAGATGGTCAAGGAGACCCTGGGCTTCACCAAGGCGAACACCGAGATCTACAAGGAGCGCTCGCGGTTCCTCGCCACGAAGCACTGCACGAAGGAGCAGATCCACGAGTACCTCAACCGGCTCTTCCCGATCGGCGAGGGCTCGGTACGCCCCGACCGCGACTTCACGAAGCCGGCCAAGGTGGTGTACGACGTCATCGAGACCCAGCCCGGAGCCAACCTGGCGCCCGGTACGTTCTGGAACCTCTTCAACGCGGTGACCTACGCCACCGACCACAAGCTCGGCATCTCGGCCGACACCCGGCTGGACTCCTCGTGGTTCGGCCGGTACCAGCAGAAGAAGATCGAAGCACTCCAGATCGCCCTCGAGATGGCGGCCTGACACACCGGGGAGCTTCGGCTCCCCTACTCTAACTCCTGGGATGACATGAACTATACCGTAGAAGAAATGCTGGTCCTCATGGGCCAGCTCAGCGACTCCCTCACCTTCTTCAACTTCCGCCAGGACTGGGTCGACCCGTCCATGAGGGCTCAGAACGAGCTCGAGCGGCGGGAGTGCATCGGCCAGCTAGAACGCCTCGCTGCCTCCATTTCTCAAAAGAATGGTTGACATTTCTCAAAAGAAGTGTTATAATGCGATAAATACTGAGAATGTAGGGAGCATGCCATGGCTTGTGTAGCGATCGTCGAACGTTTCATCTCAAACAAGATCAAGACGAACTCCCTGACCGTCGTAGAGAAGTACCACCTCGACGATTACGAGAGCGCGTCTTTCTTCGCGTCCAACCTCAAGAAGATCGACAGTCGAGTCGTGAACTACCGCATCAAGGAGCTGTGATGATCATCGGGATGAAGAAGACCGTGAACGTCGACGTGAAGACGATCGACATGTACCTTAAGGTGTGCGACGAGATGCACTTCCTGTTGAAGGACGCCCAGGGAGACACGGTCGTGAACTACGAGGGCTACGTCCCTCACACTCTGATCCCGGGGGAGTACAGCGAATACATGCACCTGATCATCGACATCGAGACGGGCCAGATCACGAACTGGAAAGTTCCTGGCCGTCTAGACATCGAGTCGTTCATCTCTGAGTTCAGCGAAGACTGATCACTGCGGAGGACCGGGGTCCTCGGTGGGTCCTGAGTCTTTCCCGAAGTCGTACGAGCGCTTCGCGCGCTCGATCTCTTCTCGGCCCTTCTGCCACGTGGTGGCGCCGAGGATCGCACCGATAGCCAGGTAGAAAGTCCCCGCGCCGTCCATAGTGAGCGGCGTCCAGGGGGCTATCGCTATCCCCGCCTTTATCATCGTCAGCACGATGCTTGGCGCGACTACGAAGTCGAACAAGATGATCACCACGAAGGCCCATCCGATCGCTGCTCGCCAGTGTTTCTGGAATACGTTTTCTATTTCTCTCTTCATACGCTATTTATCGAAAGGAAGTCCCCATGCTAGGACGCATAGAACGATACCGCAAGTACAGGAAGACCGTCTCGGAGCTCGATTCCCTGAGCGACCGCGACCTCCGAGACATGGGAGTGTCACGCTGCGACATACGGAGGCTCGCGCGAGACGCGTCGAGGAGTGGAGAATGAGCGACGTGAAGAAGTGGTTCTACCTCGCGTACGAGTCGAGATCGAGCGAAGGAGGGACGGAAGAGCTCTCCTTCGTCGTGCAGTCTTTCCCTGTCTCGCAGACATTCGGCAGCGTCGCCGAGCTAATCAACTCGCTCGAAGGGGTTGAGGAAGTGAACGTCGAGACGTGCATGGATGTACTGCGACTCGGTAAAGAGATGACGACGAGGTACCGTCAAGCTCCTGCGAGGACTGTCATCACGAACTCGACGTTTATCGCAGACCTCTTCAAGCTCGCCGCCCGCGATGTGATCGACGTCCAGTTTGACGCCGACGTGAACGCAACTTACCTGTACTTCACGGGAGCGACGAAGGTGTCAGGCCTGGTCCTCAACCAGGAAGAAGGACATTTTGTGCCGCACCCGCATTACAGCGGATACGTTCGTCGACTCATGTTCAATTGAGTTGACATTTTCTTGAGATCGGTATAGAATCAGTCAATGCTAAAATTTTATACGAACGTCGCCCACTGGGGCGGACGAGTACGCGTCCGTGGATGGAACAACGGCCGCCGCTTTCAAGAGTCTATCCCCTACAAGCCGTACCTCTTCACTCGCTCGAGGAACCTCGAGTCGACGACGAGCTACAGGACCCTCCGAGGCCAGCCAGTAGAGAAGGTCGACTTCGACTCTATCTACGACGCCAAGGAGTTCGTCGAGAGGTACGACGAGGTCCACAACTTCGAGGTCTACGGGTCGACTAACTGGCCGTACGTGTACCTCTATGACGAGTACCGGGACGTGCCTTACGACCCGAAGCAGATCAGCGTGGTCAACGTCGACATCGAAGTCGGAGCCGATGAGTTCCCCGACCCCTGGAAGGCCGACTGGCCGATCACCGCGATCACCATCGAGAAGAACAAGAAGGTCTACTCGCTGGGGCTCATGCCGTACGAGCCGAGCCTGCCGAACGTCACTTACATCCTGTGTAAGAACGAGAACGACCTCCTCGACAAGTTCATCCAGATCTGGCTCAACTTCGACCCCGACGTGGTGACCGGCTGGAACATCGACTACTTCGACATCCCGTACATCGTGAACCGCGTCAAGAAGCTGCTCGGCGACGACTCCGTCCTGCTGCTCTCGCCGTGGAAGAAGATCAAAGAGAGCACGGTGTTCTACCACGGGTCCAACAAGACCCTGTACGAGCTCGTGGGCATCACGTCCCTCGACTACCTCCCGCTCTACAAGAAGTTCTCGTTCTCCAACGAGGAGTCCTACCGACTCGACAACATCGCGTTCGTGGTGATCGGCGAGAAGAAGCTGGACTACTCCGAGTACGAGTCGCTCAACGACCTCTACAAGAACGACTTCAAGAAGTACATGGACTACAACATCCACGACGTCATGCTGGTGTCGCGGATCAACGACAAGCTCGGGTTCATCGAGCAGGTATTCGCCATCGCGTACGACTCCCTGGTCAACTTCGCTGACACGTTCACGTCGGTGAAGATCTGGGAGATCATCATGCACAACTACCTGCTCGGACAGGGCATCGTGTCGCCGCCCAAGAAGCACTCCATGAAGGAGAAGCAGATCGCGGGCGGGTACGTCAAGGAGCCCATCACGGGCCGACATGAGTGGGTGGCGAGCTTCGACTTGAACTCCCTGTACCCGCACCTGATCATGCAGTACAACATATCGCCCGAGACGTTCGTCGACGTGCTGGACGAGCTGCCGTCGGACGAAACTTCACCGGACCGGATCATCAACGGCTTCATGAACGACGAGAGGCAGGCCCAGCTGAGGGAGGCCAACCTCGCACTGACTGCCGGCGGCGCCCTCTACTCCCGTGAGAAGCAGGGCTTCGTGCCGGTCCTCATGGAGCAGATGTACAACGACCGATCGAAGTTCAAGTCCATGATGATCGAAGAGAAACAGAACCTAGAGGCCATAGAGGCCGAGATGAAGAAGAGAGGCATACTCACGTGAGAGACCTTTTCGTCGTAAGCGACACGCACTTCAACCACAAGAACATCCTCAACTTCGAGGACGGACACCACATCAAGTTCAGAGGCGAGCTCTTCGAGTCCGTCGAGCACATGAACGAGACGATGATCGAGAACTGGAACCGAGTCGTAGGAGTGAGCGACCATGTTTATCACCTTGGGGACGTTTACTTTGGTCATCGCGATGATGCTGATAAAATTCTCGCTCGGCTGAACGGGAAGAAGCGTCTCATCCTGGGCAACCACGACGACGGCAAGTGCCCCGTCCTGCAGCGTCACTTCCAGAAGATCATGATGTGGCGCTTCGTGCCGGAGCTCGACCTGCTGCTCAGCCACACGCCGCAGCACGAGTCGTCCCTCTACAAGGTGACGTACAACGTCCACGGCCACATCCACCAGAACGACGCACCGACGACGCGTCACGTCAACGTGTCGGTCGAGAAGACGAGTTACGCGCCGGTACTGCTCGAGGACGTGATCAATGAGCACAAGAAGCTGATCGAGGAGACGTTCGGATGATCTACACGCTAGTGTTCGTGGCGTTCAACTGGGCGGCCGGCGGTTACGTGAACGTGTCCACCACTTTCTCTTCTCAAGAGAAGTGTGAGCAGGCACTCGCAGAGCTCAAGACGACGTCTGAGTCCACTCGCAGTCAGACCATCCAGATCGCGAAGTGCTACTAAACTGTTTACATTCTCGACGGAATAGTTTATACTAGATCTTTCTCAAGGACATTCCCCATCGACTACTCAACTCTGACCGACGCAGAGCTCAAAACTCTGCGCCGTGAGACTGAAGTCAAGGTCTCTAAGTATCACAACATCCAGCTCGCCAAGAAGATCCTGCTGAACTCCTGCTACGGCGCTATGAGTAACCAGTACTTCCTGTACTACTCAGACGTCCTGGCCGAGAGCATCACGTTGTCCGGCCAGCTCTCGATCAAGTGGATCGCGAAGAAGTTCAACGAGTACCTCAACCGGGTGCTCAAGACGGACGGAGTTGACTACGTCCTCGCGGTCGACACAGACTCCAACTACATCAAGCTCGACCTGCTCGTCAAGAAAGTCTTCGGCGAGACCTCCGACAAGGAGAAGGTCGTCAACTTCGTGGACAAGTTCTGTCGTGAAGTCCTCGAGCCCTACGTCGAAGAGTCGTACCAAGAGCTCGCCGACATGATGAACGCGTTCTCCCAGAAGATGAAGATGAAGCGCGAGAACATCGCGGACGTCGCCATCTGGACGGGCAAGAAGAAGTACGTCATGAACGTGTGGGACTCCGAGAACGTGCGGTACAAGGAGCCCAAGGTCAAGATGACTGGCATCGAGGCCGTGCGGTCCAACACCCCGTACGTCTGCCGCGAGTACATCAAGAAGTCGATCAGCATCATCATGAACGGCACCGAGGAGCAGCTCCACGAGTACGTCGCGAAGTGCCGGGACGAGTTCTCGAAGATGCGCTTCGAGGAGGTCGGCAAGCCGTCAGGCGTCAACGGGATGCGTGACTACGCCGACAAGCACACCGTCTACCGCAAGGGCACCCCGATGCACGTCCGGGCCGCGCTGGTCTACAACGCGACCATCAAGGAGCACGGCCTCGACAAGAAGTTCCCGCTGATCAACGACGGCGACAAGATCAAGTTCACGTACATGAAGGTCCCGAACCCGATCCGTGAGAACGTCTTCGCGGTCTCGTCGTCCCTGCCGCCGAGCCTCAACCTCGAGCAGTACATCGACTACGAGACGCAGTTCGACAAGACGTTCATAAGCCCACTCAACATCATCCTGAAAGAGATCGATTGGTCGTACGAGAAGCGGCTGTCGTTAGAGGAGTTTTTCTCATGACCAAAGACTATTCTGACCGCATCGGAAACTGGATGCAGGTCTACTCCGGCGGGTGCTTCTACCCGTTGGACCCGAGGCCCGAGGACGTGCACATCGGCGACATCGCCCACTCGCTCGCTCACCAGTGTCGGTACGCCGGCCACTCGATGCGCTTCTACTCCATCGCTGAGCACTGCTGTCACATCCACGACGCGATCGAGGACGAGCACAAGTTTGCTGCCCTGATGCACGACGCCGCCGAGGCGTACCTCGTGGACGTGCCGCGCCCGGTCAAGCCGTACCTCACGGAGTACAGGGGAATCGAGGAGAACATCGAGCGGGTCATCTTCAAGAAGTTCGGGCTGCCGTTCCCGTTCCACGTACGCGTGAAGCAGCTCGACAACAGCATCATCGTGGACGAGAAGGCCGCGCTGATGTACGAATGCGACCAGGACTGGTACCTCATCGGCTTCGAGCCGCTCGGGGTCGAGATCGAGTGCTGGACGCCCGAGCGGGCCAAGGCGGCGTTCCTCAACAGGTTCCTGCGCCACTACAACGTGCTGGAGCGAACCCGCATCGCGGAGCCACACGGTGCGTGACCTGGACGCCATAACAGACGCGCGGATCGACCAGATGCTCCTCACGGGAGAGCTGGTCGAGAAGCTGTGCTTCGCGTACTGCGGAGAAGACCGGTGCAACTGCGTGGGCGGGCGCCGGGTATACATATACCAGGAAGAACTGAAGAGATACAAGGAAGATAATGAGCCTCAGGGATAAGCTGCTTAAGAACTCCACCATCAAAGAGACCGCCATCCTCTCAGAGTCGAAGATCTACGGTCACAAGGACATGATCCCGACGCAAGTGCCGATGATCAACGTCGCCCTCTCGGGCCGCATGGACGGCGGCATCACTCCCGGCCTCACGGTCATCGCCGGCGCCTCCAAACACTTCAAGACCGCCTACACGCTGCTCATGGCCTCGGCCTTCCTGAAGCAGTACTCCGACGGCATCATCCTGTTCTACGACTCTGAGTTCGGCACCCCCGAGTCGTACATCTCGAGCTTTGGCATCGACCCCGACAAGGTCGTCCACACGCCGCTGCTGAACATCGAGCAGCTCAAGTTCGACATCATGGCGCAGCTCGACGGCCTCGACCGCAAGGACAAGGTCTTCATCATGGTCGACTCGATCGGCAACCTGGCCTCCAAGAAGGAAGTCGAGGACGCGCTCGAGGGCAAGAGCGTGGCAGACATGTCTCGCGCGAAGCAGCTGAAGTCACTCTTCAGGATGATCACGCCGCACCTCACGATCAAGGACATCCCGATGATCGTGGTGAACCACACGTACAAGACCCAAGAGCTCTACTCGAAGGACGTCGTGTCGGGCGGCACGGGCATCTACTACTCCGCCGACAACATCTGGATCATCGGTCGTCAGCAGGACAAGGAAGGCACCGAGATCAAGGGATGGCACTTCGTGATCAACATCGAGAAGAGCCGTTACGTCAAGGAGAAGTCCAAGATACCGATCAGCGTCTCCTACGAGAACGGCATCATGAAGTGGTCGGGCTTCCTCGACCTCGCGCTCGAGGGCCAGTACGTCGGCAAGCCGTCGAACGGCTGGTACCAGCTAGTCGACCGCACGACGGGCGAGCTCGTGGGTGAGAAGTACCGCGAGAAGCAGATCGTCAACAACGGAGATTTCTGGAAAGAAGTGTTGACAAACACCGACATGGCCGATTATATTAAGGCCAAGTACTCCATCGGTACCGGGAAGATCCTCGAAGAGGACTCTCCCTCGAGCGAAGAAGAGTGAGGGCCTAGCGCCCTCACCACGCTCCCTCCCCTCATACTCTCCGGCGACGAATGATAGAACAGACCATACTCTCGAGCCTCGTCCTCAATGAGGATTTCGCTCGGAAGACGATCCCGTACCTCCGCGAGGAGTACTTCTCTGACGCGTCTGACAAGCTCGTCTACTCACTCATCGATTCTTTCTTTCGAAAGTACAACAGGCTACCCAACCGAGAGATACTGAAGATCGAACTGGAGACCATGTCTGTCTCACAGACGATCTTCGACTCAGCACTCGAGAAGATAGGTTCTCTCTCGACGGTCGTGACGAACGACTTGGACTGGCTGCTCGACCAGGCGGAGAAATTCTGCCAGGACAAGGCGATCTACAACTCGATCCACGAGAGCATCCAGATCCTCGACGGCAAGTCGAAGCTCGACAAGGGAGCGATCCCGACTCTGCTCCAGGAGGCCCTCGCGGTCTCCTTCGACGAGTCAGTTGGCCACGACTACCTCGAGGACGCCGAGGCTCGCTTTGACTCCTACAACGAGACCGACGAGCGCATCAAGTTCTCTCTCGACCTGATGAACAAGATCACCCACGGCGGCCTGTCGAGGAAGACGCTGAACATCTACATGGCAGGCACCGGCGCGGGCAAGTCGATGCTCATGTGTCACGAGGCCGCGAACAACCTGATGGACGGGCGAAACGTCCTGTACATCACCCTCGAGATGAGTCAGAAGAAGATCTCTGAGCGCATCGACGCGAACCTCCTCGACGTCAACGTGAACTCGGTCAAGGACATGCCGAAGGAGGTCTTCAAGAAGAAGATCGCCAAGCTTAAGGAGAAGACGCTCGGACGCCTGATCGTCAAGGAGTACCCGACTTCTCAGGCCCACGCGGGTCACATCCGGTTCCTCCTGAACGAGCTGAAGACGAAGAAGAACTTCGTCCCCGACATCATCTACGTCGACTACATCAACCTCTGCGCGTCGTCACGACTGAAGGCGGGAAACGTGAACTCCTACACCTACATCAAGGCCATCGCCGAAGAGCTCCGAGGGCTCGCGGTCGAGTTCAACGTGGCACTCGTCAGCGCGACTCAGGTCACGCGATCAGGCTACGGAGCATCCGACATCGACCTGACCGACACCTCTGAGTCGTTCGGTCTGCCCGCGACGGCCGACCTGATGATAGCGTTGATCGTCACGGAGGAGCTCGAGGAGCTCAACCAGGTGATGTTCAAGCAGCTCAAGAACAGGTACGGCGACCCCAACTTCTACAAGAAATTCCTCGTCGGCCGTGACAGCGGCAAGATGCGGTTCTACGACATCGCCAACGACAACGACGAGCCCGTGTTCGACAAGACCACAACTGGAGAAAGGACCTCAAGTGGAGGCAAATTCAGCAATCTTAGCTTCGGATGAAGACGTCGCGCTCTACGCCGGCGTCGATTACCTCTTCAACCTGAAGGACTACCCGAGCGTGTACCCGATCGACGAGACCTCGGTGCTCCAGGCGTGGTTCCACTACCGTAACGAGCCTGAGGCCGGCTACGACAAGATCATCGACCGGGCGACGTTCTTCTCGAGGCACGGCCTCACCCCGGCCTACTACACCAACGCGACCGGGACGATGTTCCTGGTCACGTCTCAGGAACACATTGACAAAAAGTTGCATTAGGATGGAACAGAAGACCCTCACCGAAGTGTTCGACTGGTACGTCAAGACAGACGACTTCAGGGTCTTCTTCTCGGACGTCACCGAGGAGGAGTTTAAGGCCGAGATGATAAATAGGCCGAGGTCGATGAAGAAGCTCATCGACGACTACTGGGACAACTACCTGAATGGCCGTCATCCATAGGAACTCCGACCTCAGGACGTGCGGGGCCTCCACCATAGCCTCGCAGTCCAAGGTCACCGTCGGCGGCCAGGCCGTCGCCCGAGTCGGCGACGTAGAGTCCCACGGCGGAGGCGCGTTCAATGAGAACGGCCGGAAGGTGTCCATAGACGGCATCCACGTGGTCTGCATCGGAGACTCTGCCGTGACCGACTCCCTCCTGCACCCCGACCCCGCGGCCGCCACGGGCTTCGCGAAGTTGACTATTTCGTAACGCGTGACTCCTCCTTATAAATATCACAAAGGAGAATCACATGCTCACGAGAGACCAGTTCACTAAAGTCGTGGCGGGCGCGTCTTCGTCTAAGATCGCAGCCTACGTCGACCCAATCTTTAACGCGATGCACGAGTTCGGTATCGACACTTCTGACCGCCAGGTGATGTTCCTGGCCCAGGTCATGACGGAGTCGGGAGCTCTCTCGGTCGTCGTCGAGAACCTCAACTACTCGGCAGACGGCCTGCTCAGGACGTTCCCGAAGTACTACCGTAACGCCTCCGAGGCCAACGCGCACGCGAAGCAGCCTATCAAGATCGCTTCCCGAGTCTACGCCAACCGCATGGGCAACGGCAACGAGGCCTCTCAGGACGGCTGGAAGTTTCGCGGCCGCGGCCTGATCCAGATCACCGGCAAGAACAACTACGTCTCGTTCGGCGAAGAGATCGGCATGGACCTGACGGAAGACCCCTCCTACCTCGAGACCGCTGAGGGCGCTGCCCGCTCAGCCGCTTGGTTCTGGAAGGTTAACAACCTGAACCGCTTCGCGGACTCACACGACATCGTGGGCTGCTCGAAGGCCGTCAACGGCGGCACTAACGGGCTAGACGAGCGTAAGAAGTACTACGCCCGCGGCATGGCCGTCCTCGGCGCTGCCCCGGCCCCCGTCAGCCCGGCGTTCACGACGTTGACGATCGGCTCCTCGGGCCCGGCGGTAGAAGAGATCCAGACGCTGCTCGGCATCGAAGCCGACGGCAAGTTCGGCCCGGGCACGGCTGCTGCCGTCAAGGCGTTCCAGACCAGGAACGGACTGGTCGCAGACGGAGTCGTCGGTCCCAAGACGTACGCGGAGATGAAGAAGTAAATGTTCACCGGCATCCAGTCCTACCTAGTCGCCGGCCTCGCGGTCCTCATCCTCCTCTCAGGCGTAGGCTTCTACGTCTACAAGAAGACTATGGACGCTGAGGTCGCACAGCTGACTGCCGACAAGGCACAGCTCCAGTCCAACGTGGACAAGCTCAACCTGGCCGTCTCGCTCAACGAGCAGACGATCCAGTACCAGAAAGACCAGGCCGCCAAGCAGGCCGACGCCAACCTGGCGCTCTCGAAGTCCCTGTCGGACGCCGAGGCCCAGAACTTCGCTACGGTCTCGAAGAACAAAGACCAGGACCTCGTGGCGCAGTCCCTCGCAGACCCCGACGCGGTCGAGAAAGATATCAATGAAGAATACGGTGCTTCCAATGACTCGCTCACTTCTGCTTCTGGCGCTCCTGTCCCTGTCGCTAAGTAACTGCGCCTCGACCGGTCAGGTCGCTAAGGTACAGGTCACCACGACTCCGATCTCCCGGAACGTGACGATACAGCCACACCCACGCGCAGTCCAGCTGAAGAACCCGAAGTGGTACGTCATCACTGACAAGAACTACAACGACTTCAAGAAGAAGTTCCTCGCGAACAACAAGGACTTCGTCGTCTACGGTGTCTCGCCCGAGGACTTCAAGAAGCTGCTGAACAACCAGGCCGAGCTGCTCCGCTACATTCGCCAGCAGAACGCCACCATCCTCTACTACGAGAAGACCGTCAACTAAGGATCATCATCATGCGTTTCATTGGAGACGTCCACGGCGGGATGTCGCGCTACCTCCAGCTCATCGACGGCGCGGACGAGTCAGTCCAGGTCGGTGACTTCGGGATCGGCTTCGTCCGCAACCCGATCGAGCAATACGACGTAGAGAAGCACACCTTCATCCGTGGAAACCACGACTGGCCGCAGGGCTGCGTCTTTGAACCGAACTGGCTGCCCGACGGCTCCGTCACGGTGATCCCCGGCACGAGCGACGCTGTCATGTACGTCGGCGGCGCGTGGTCGATCGACTGGGCGTACCGCACCGAGGGCAAGTCCTGGTGGAGGGACGAGGAGCTCTCTCAGTCCGAACTCGACAGGATCGTCGAGGAGTATGCCGCGATCAAGCCGAAGGTGATGGTCACTCACGAGGTGCCCGACTTCCTCCCCTACGGCTTCGGCATCAAGATCTACGACGTTCCGTCTCGCACGCGCGAGGCGTTCGGCAAGATGTTCGCGGTCCACCAGCCCAAGGTGTGGCTCGCGGGACACTGGCACCTGAAGTTCGACCGAGTGATCAACGACTGCCGCTTCGTCGTCCTTGACTGCGACTCCTACATAGACATAGACATCACGGGCGACTGCCGTGAGAACGAGCAGCAGACGCTCTCGAAGTATCACTATCTCTAACGAGGAACAGATGGAACTCACAGACGAACAGAAGACTGCCGCGGGCGACATGATCGCGGTCTTGACGAAGGCCCTGGAGGTGACGGTAGTCCCCGCCCCGGCCTTCAACTACGTGGGACTCACGGTGACCGTGTACGACGCGTTCGTCGAAGCCGGCGAGCGGACCGTGCTCGTGCCGGTCGCGCTCAGCGCTCCGGCCGAACAGACCATGGTGATCCGGTACCTGAGCCAGAACGGCACCGCGGTCGAGAACTTTCAGTACAGCCGAGCCGACGGGTACCTCTCCTTCCAGCCCGGAGAGCAGGTCAAGTCAGTCCCGGTCAAGCTGCTCCAGGACCTCGGCACTAAGAAGTTCACCCTCATCCTCGGGTGGGCGCAGAACAGCCCTCCCCTCACCCTGTCTCGCAGCACGGCGACGATCTCGGGTGACCGCTCAAACCTCACCGTCACCTACCCCGGCGCAGCCCTCCCGAAGGTGTCAGCGCTCTCTCCGCGGCCGGCCAACCTCTCACTCGCGTTCGTCGAGAAGTTCACGTCGTTCGCTGCGAGCGACAGCGGCTTCAAGGCCGACGGCACCCCCTGCTGGAGGACGCGACTGAACCAGGGACGCACCCAGGCCGGCAACCGTGAAGTGGGCTACTACGCTGACTCGACGGTGAACCCGAACACGACTCCCTACTCGATAGTCTCGGGCAAGCTGGTGCTCAACTCGGCGTACCACCCCGAGGGCGTGCTCGACGTCAACGGCGCGCAGATACCGTGCCCTTGGGACGTGGTCAACAACGTCATCCAGCCGTTCAAGTACTCGGCCAGCATCGTCACGACCGAGAAGAACTTCGGCACGATCCGTCGCGGCTCCTACGTCGAGGCGAAGATGACCATGCCCCTGGCACAGGGTTCCTGGCCGGCTTTCTGGATGGTCGCGACCGACCAGTCCTGGCCGTCCATCGAGCTCGACATGTTCGAGGGGTTCTTCTCTACGGCAGGCACGCTCGACCAGGTCGGAACGACCGTGCACTGGAAGGACGCCGCCACGGGGAACCACACGCTGTTCTCGTCACGACTCAAGCAGCTGGGCATCGACGTCGCCGTCGCCCACGTCTGGGGAGTCTACTGGGGAGACGACGAGGTGGTCTTCTACTGCGACGACGTGCCGTACTTCGCTGTCCCGAACGTGTTCCCCGACAAGGACTGCTACCTGCAGATCAACATCGCGGTGGGTGGCCTGGTGACCAAGCCGGCCGTCCCAACTTCTTACTCGGCCCAGATGCCGATCGAGTGGGTGAAGGTCTGGCAGTGACCCTACAAAAATTTTAAAAGAAAGAGGCCTCCGGGCCTCTTTTTCGTTTACATCCTCTCCGAAGTGGTATATCTTTAAATTATCAAATCGGAAAGGAACGCACAATGAACAAGTTCAACGAAGTAATGAAGAACCGCTCTACCGGTAAGTTCTACGTGAAGGTGATGTTCCGCCCTCCAATGGAAGACATGTTCGAGACGATCACTTCAGCGGCCCAGTTCGAGAACATCATCGATGCTAACCGCTACCTCGAACGAGTCAACGAAGCAGTCCGCAAGCTGAAGTGCTTCCAGTGCGCATACGAGGCCCTCGACCTCGCTAACTGGCTCTGGAGCGTTACTAAGGCTTCTCCATGTGGGTTCCTCCACGAGCCCTCAAAGGCCAAGGAGTACGTAGTCCCTACTTCGGATTACGCTAAGAAGCTGGTAGCTCGTTCTGACTGATCCGACAAAAACTTTAAAAGAAAGAGGCCTCCGGGCCTCTTTTTCGTTTACAACGCATTCTCGATAGAATATAGTGTTGAGAAATGGAAAGGAATTCGTCATGCTCTCACTCATCATACTCTACGGCATATCCCTCGGTTCGATAGCCCTCGCCGTCCTCTTCGGCTCAGCACTCTTCAACAAGGAGATCACGCCGCAGGGCGCCTTCGTCGCAGTCGTCTTATTCATGGTCTGCCTCTGTATGGCGGCCGGAACAGCATTCCTCGCAGGAGTAGTATCATGAAGTTCTATAAAGTCGGCGGCTGCGTGCGGGACACCTTCATGAACGCTTACGCCAAAGACGTCGACTGGGTCGTCGTCGGCTCGTCCGAGCAGGAGATGCTGGACATGGGCTACAAGAAAGTCGGGGCTGACTTCCCGGTCTTCTTGCACCCCGTGACCGGCGAGGAGCACGCGCTGGCCCGAACCGAGAAGAAGAGCGGGAACGGCTACCACGGCTTCACGGTCGAGACCGAGGGTGTGTCTCTGGAGGACGACCTGCGCCGACGAGACCTGACCGTGAACGCCATGGCGATGGCCGACGGCGTCCTGTACGACCCGTTCAACGGCGAGCGAGACCTGCGCGACGGCGTCCTGCGCCACGTCGACGACGAGGGCTTCAAGGAAGACCCGGTGCGCGTGCTGCGGCTGGCACGCTTCCTGTCGAGGTGGACTGACTTCGTTGTCCACAAGACAACCGTGAAGCTGTGCCGTGAGATGGTCGCGGCCGGCGAGCTGGCACACTTGACTCCCGAGCGAGTCTCGGCCGAGATGGTCAAGGCGCTGGGCGAGAAGAGGCCCTCACGGTTCTTCGTGTTCCTGCAGATGGTCGGCGCCCTGGAAGTCGTCTTCCCCGAGGTGCACCGACTGGTCGGAGTCCCTGCGGGCTCCTACGAGCACCACCCCGAGGGCGACTCGTTCACTCACACCATGATGGTTCTGGACGAGGCCACGAAGGCCTCACATCACCCGCTGACGAGGTACTGCGCGCTGGTCCACGACCTGGGCAAGGGCACCACTCCGGCCGACGTGCTGCCGCACCACTACGGCCACGAGGCGCGCGGCTACTTCATAGCTCGAGACATGGCCGACCGGTTGAAGATGCCGTCGGAGTGGCGTCACGCCAGCGCGGTGGTGGCGAAGTACCACACCCACGTGCACAACTTCCACCTGCTGAAGGGCACGACGATAGCTGACATGGTCGACGACCTGCAGCTGCCAAAGTGCCCGGGTCTGGCGGAAATACTGCCGACCGTGTCCATGTGTGACTCTCGCGGTCGATCCAGCTTCTACTCCGACAGGGACTACCCGAACGCCGAGACTGCCAAGACAGTCATACGCGCCGTCTCGAAGGTGAAGCTGTCCGACGTGGTCGAAGACCCGGCCGAGATAGAGGCCATGCCGATAAACCGCCGCAAGGACGTGCTGCACAGGGCTAAGGCTGACGCGGCCAACATACACAGGAAGAAACATGTCTAAGATCAGATACCCAGTGTTCGTCGACGAGGACGGAAACCGCTTCCTGTTCTGCGGCCTCTACGAGGACGACATAACGTCTGTCTCGGCATCGAGGTGCTGGGAACTGGCGATTGTGTTAGGACTCACTCAAGAGACTGACATGATGGAGATACCGGTTGAAGACGGCTCGCTCGTCTTCCCTCACGTCTGCATCGACATTACTCATCCGAACCTAATGTCCGCGACGCCGGGCTACCTGGTCGGCGGTCCGAAGTTCGACGAGGTAGCGAGGGAGTCCGCCGGTGCCTGACCACCTACCTCACCTAGAAGACCTGATCCTCCTAGAGGGGGAGGTAGGTTTCTTGAAGGCCGAGCAGGTCCTCCGAGACCTCACCTCGGGAGTCGACTGCGCCCCTCGCTTCTCGATGAAGTACGACGGCGCGCCGGCAGTCTTCTTCGGCACAGACGTGGACGGGCACCGGTTCGTCGCGAGCAAGGGAATCTTCAACAAGAAGCCGATCGTCTACCGGTGCGAGGAGGACATCGACCTGCGGTGCCCGCGCGAAGACCTGCGCGTGAAGATGAAGGCCGTCCTGGCAGTCGGCGTCAGACTTCGCACCGGCACTGCGGTCCAGTGCGAGCTACTGTTCAGCTCGCAGGAAGAGGTGACGTGGACGACTCTGTACGACGGGTCTCACCAGAAAGGCCGGACGAGGTCCTACTACACGTTCCACCCGAACGTCATCCGGTACCACTACCGGGGATCGAGTGACGCCGCGAGAGAAGTCTCAAGGTGTCGAGTCGGGATAGTCCCGCACAGCTACTACGCGGTCGACGAGTTTCTGGACTTGAAGCGGTGCGACAAGTTCTCGGTCCACTGGCCGCACGACGTCTTCGTGATGCGCAACGAGCTCGTGAGGCCGCTGCCGGCGGCGTCGCCGATGATGACCCGCATTCGGCCGCCTTCCTCGTACGAGACAGCCCACACGACGAAGAGCATGAACGGGTGCGTCCGCAGGGGCACCCCCTTCCCGGCCGACGACGAGGTCTCGATAGCGTACTCAAGGGTCTCATCGATGAAGAACATGCTCCTCCGCCAGGTCCTAGAGGCGGAGCAGTCGTGGTACGAGAAGACCACTTTCATGAAGGAAGACGGGACAGAAGTCGACACCTCTCACGAGGGGCTGGTCTACTGGGACGGCGATTTCTCGTGCAAGCTCGTGAACCGGGCCAAGTTCTCCGCAGCCAACTTCGGGTCGCTCTACCGTCGAGGCTGGTCACTGAATAAATAATAAAAAACGGAGCGAATATGATCAAGCTACTGTGGGCTCTTTGCGGTGTGTCGTTAATCTCGATGGCGCTGCTCCTAGAGCTATCGGGAGTCACTGAGGCCAACAACACCGATCTCCTGAGGGACATCAGCACGCTTGACGCTCAGATAAGCACGCTCGAGTCTACAGTGGCTGGGCTACAACAGAAAGTCCACAGCATTGACCAGAACTACGCAAAAACGAACCAAGACCGGAAACAAGACTACGCCGATCGACTTGAAGCCCCGTCTCGCTGAGACCGTGGTCTTCTCTTGGGCGAGGATGAACCCTCCCACCAAGGGTCACGAGAAGCTGGTCGAGACGGTGCTCTCCATCGAGGGCGACCACGTCATCCACCTCTCCCACTCTTCCAACAGCAAGCGCAACCCGCTCTCGTACGAGGACAAGGTCTTCTACGCGACCGAGGCATTCGGTGACGTCATCGTCCCGTCGGACTCCCGCACGGTCGTCGAGTCCCTCAAGTCGCTCGCGCGTGACTACCCGAGGGTCGTGATGGTCGTCGGCGGAGACCGCGTCGAAGAGTTCTCTGACATGTTCGAGAAGTACAACGAGTCGGAGTTCGGCTTTGAGTCCTGGTCCGTGGTGGACGCGGGCGCACGACGCGCAGACTCTGACTCCATCGACGGCGTCTCTGCCTCTATGGTGCGCGAGGCGTGCATATCGGAGGACGCCGACCGGGTCCTCTGGGGCCTGCCTGACTCACTCGCTGGTTACGCCGACGAGATAGCCGAGAAGGTCCGCGCGGTCTACACCGCCGAGGAGTCCATCAAGACAGTGCAGTCCCTGAAGCGTCGTCACGCCCGCGAGGTCTTGAAGAAGGCCGTCAAGCGAGTCAAGTGAAGGCTGGATCCCCGTTTTATAAATAAAGCAAGAAAACACCAATAACGGGAGAACACCGATGCCTCTTTGGGGTAACAGAGACCAGTATTCAGACGCGCCGAAGTTCGTCACCGCAGCGCCCACCGGCCACACCGGACAGCAGGACTACGGCAACAACGTTTTCCTGGCCGACAACATCGAGACCAGCGTGAACCACGCGATCGCGGCTTCAGGCTGGGTCAAGCGCAGGGTCGGCACCGGCTTCGTGCGGTCGATCACCATCAGCTCGGGCGGAACCGCCTACGCGAACGCCGACACCATCGTCGTCTCGGGTGGAACCACCAACGCTCTCGCTAACGTCGTCACCAACGGCAACGGAGTCATCACCTCGGTCGTCATCACGAACCAGGGCGCAGGCTTCACGGCCAACGGCACCCTCGCCATCACCACGAGCACGGGCAGCACTGCCAACCTCGTCCCGGTGATGGGCGGCCGCATCGGTCGCGTCCACTGGGAGACCCTCGTGTCTTTCAGCTCGGCCAACACCGACGCAACCGACTTCGCGAACACCTCGACCGCCAACGTGGCAAACTCTACCGGCACCGCTGACGACACCATCCTCCCTGACGCGTGAGGTGAATAGTGCCTGAAGACACTGAAGAGACAGGCCTCGTACTGAGTACGAAGCGCCTCGGGTTCATCCTGTCACTGGTGACGCTCGCGAGCGTCATCTTTGGCGTGTTCTCAACCGTGAACGGGTGGGCCTACAGGATCGAAAAGATAGAAGACGATTACAAGACAGTGTCTGAGCAGACCTCCAAGATGGCGGACAAAGTGGGCAACCTCAATGACCAGCTGGTGAGCCTGACGATAACGATAAATCGTCTCGAAGAACGAATGGACGCCCGGCTCAAATAATGTATGAGAAGCTCGATGAGTCAAACTTTATCCTGTACGCAGCGCGCCACTACGACAACCCGCACTGCTTTGACGACATCGAGTTCTTCGATGACCTCAAGAGGTTCAAGTACCTGAAGAAGCTGTTCAAGAAGTACCGCGAGACGGGAGTCCTGCGGGAACGGCTGATACTGAACCACATAATAGTGATCTACAACCTGTTCGGCTCCGTGCCCGCTACGCGGATGCTGTTCATGAAGATGGACGGCTACTACCCCGAGCTCAAGGCGTTCCTGCTGTTCCTGAACTACATGCCGCCGAAGGTGTACAACGTCAGCGTCAAGAACCTGACGATCTCCTCGGCCGACGTGCCCGTTAACTACGACGTGGTGGAGGTGCTGAAGCGAGTATGACAGTCCCAGTAAACGTGACCGCCAACGTCTCGGGCATAGGCTCTCAGGGCCCCGACGACAAGCTGAAGGTGAGCAAGTCGACCGCCGACGGATACAAAAAGAGGAACCGGTTAGGGTTCCTCGAGTTCACGAGAAGAAACAAGCCCGGCGGTTGACCGGGCTTTTCTTTTTTAGTCGGGTGCGTACAGTGCGAAGTCTTCATCGGTCATGTCAGGATCATAGTTGGTGAGGAGCCAGGCTGCCAGTGCGCCACGGTCGGTGTACTGGATCTTAACGTTCGGGTTACCGCCTCCAGGACCGACGAGTGCGACGATGCGGTAATAGAACCCATCCTTTCCGAGCTGCTCAAGGAACTTCAGGAATTCCGCATCTGAGGCGGGTGCCACATCGATAGAAGCAAGTTTGATATTGGTCATCGTCAGGTTCCTTTCCTATTTGACGTAGCCAGGATATACCAGTTCTTGAAGATAGTAAACCATTAAATGGCGGTAAGGATCACATTTTGTGGGTTGACAACATTTCTCAACTTTGGTATAATAGCTCTAGCTGCTCCATAAGATTACCACATGTAGTACGAAGCTTGCTTCGACATGAGCTTGCTCATGGAGCTGTTGAGTACAAGTGGTTAATGGTTGACTAATCGGCTCGAGTAGTATAGAGTCAATCACGATCACTTCAATGACATAGTGTGTTCACGGCTGAGCCGTTCACCCGTCAGAAACTCCCGGAAATACATTGGAACAACTTTGGGTCGACCTCAAGTACGCGGCCATCGTCTCTTCGTCACTAGAAATGGTGAAGGACAAGAGCAACGGCGCGTACAAGATAAACTTTCGATGCCCCTTCTGTGGGGACTCGGAGAAGTCGAAGTACAAGACTCGTGGCTGGATATTTGAAAGCAAGGGTCGCCTCCACTACAAGTGCTTCAACTGCGGGATAGCTCCTCCCTTCGGGAAGGTGCTAGAGCACCTGAACCAGCCCCTCTATAGGGAGTACTGCGTAGAGAAGTTCAAGCGAGAACCCATGCGGGCCACCAGCCGAGCTGAGCCGGCCAAGTCCCTTCCCGTCGAGAAGACAGAGTTCAAGATCACTGGCGCCCACTCGATACGGGAGCTGTCGGACCTGCACCCCGCCAAGCGGTACGTCACAGGGCGACAGATACCCGACTTCATCTTTGACGACGTGTACTACGTGGAGGAGTTCTTCAAGTGGGTCAACGAGACCCTCGTGGCCGACAAGTTCAAGGTCAAGAGGGACGAGCCCAGGATCGTGTTCACCCTGCGGCGGCGAGACGGCTCCGTGTTCGGCATCCAGGGGAGGTCGCTCGACCCCGACTCGACCCTCCGGTACGTCACTGTTCGCACCGAGGACACCGACGACCCCAAGATCTTCGGGATGAACAGGTGGGACCTGACGAAGCCGACCTACGTGGTCGAGGGTCCTATCGACTCGCTCTTCCTTCCCAACTGTCTGGCGATGGTCGGCTCCGAGGCCAGGCTCGACTCGGTCGTGAACAAAGAGTTGACCACCGTGGTGTTCGATTGTGAGCCTCGCAACCGCGAGATCGTGGCCAACGTGAATAAATACATCCTCGACGGCTGGCGCGTCTGTGTCTGGCCCGAAAATTTCAAGCACAAGGACATCAATGACGCCGTCAAGTCAGGCATGACTCCCGATGAGGTGGAGCGCGTTATCGCGTCCAACAGCTACTCCGGCCTGACGGCCTCCTTGAAGATGAAGTACTGGAGCAGAGTATGAGCAAAATGTACGTGACGAAAGTTGAGATAGTCGACGGTCAGACGTCGATAGTTTTCCCACCAGGCTTCCTCGAGAAGCTGAACCTCCGTCACGACCAGTTCCTCCTGTGGGAGCTGGACGAAGACGTGATAACGATCAAGAAAAAGGTAACGAACCAGAATGACGATAAGTAACTCCCAGGTATCGACGACGCGCCTCCTCTCAGAGGCCAAGTTCTTTGACGCGTACTCGCGTTGGGACGACGGGAAGGGTCGGTACGAGACCTGGGAAGAGTCGGTGGACCGCGTGATGTCCATGCACGCCGTCAAGTACTCGAAGCAGCTCGTGAACTCACCTGAGCTGGCAGCGTACTTCGACATCGCGAAGGACGCGTACAAGGCCAAGCAGGTCCTCGGAGCCCAGAGAGCGCTCCAGTTCGGGGGAGAACAGATCCTCAAGAACAACATGAAGCTCTACAACTGCACCTCTACCTACGTCGATCGCGTCCGCGCTTTCGGCGAAATTTTTTGGGCCCTTCTGTCGGGCTCGGGCGTCGGCTTCTCAGTCCAGAAGCACCACGTCGACAAGCTCCCCGGCATCGCCGAGCGCAAGAAGCAGCCCAAGCTCTTCGTCATCGAGGACTCCATCGAGGGGTGGGCTGACTCGGCCCTGGTGCTCATCTCGTCGTTCTTCGTAGGCGGAGGCACCCACCCTGAGTTCGAGGGCCGCCGGGTCTACTTCGACACCACCAAGGTCCGCGACAAGAACGCGTTCATCTCGGGCGGCTTCAAGGCACCCGGCCCAGAGCCTCTCCGCCGCGCACTCGACAAGGTCGAGCACATGCTGCAGGGTCTCATCCTGCGAGGCGTCAAGAAGCTCGAGCCGATCCACGTCTACGACATCATCATGCACCTCTCGGACGCAGTCCTCGCCGGCGGCGTACGTCGCTCTGCCACGATCTGCCTGTTCTCCCTCGACGACGAGTCAATGATGAACGCCAAGACGGGCAATTGGTTCGCCGAGAACCCGCAGCGCGCACGATCGAACAACTCGGTCGTCCTCATACGCGACCAGGTCACGCCCGAGCAGTTCGCCCACATCATGGAGAGGACCAAGCAGTTCGGCGAGCCAGGCTTCGCGTTCTTCGACTCCACCGAGTTCGCGGTCAACCCGTGCTTCGAGATCGGCATGTACCCCTTCGACTTCTCGACGGGTCAGTCAGGCTTCCAGGGCTGCAACCTCTCGGAGATCAACGGCGGCAAGGTCAAGACGGCCGATGACTTCTACGCAGCGTGCGTCGCCGCGGCCGTCCTCGGTACGATCCAGGCGGGGTACACCCACTTCCCGTACATGACCGAGGCCACGAAGAACATCTTCGAGCGTGAGGCCCTGCTCGGCGTGTCGGTCACCGGCTGGATGAACAGCCCTGATGTCCTGTTCGACGAAGAGGTCCTCCGCCGAGGCGCCCAGATCGTCAAGGCCGTCAACAGGGAGATGGCCTATCTCCTGGGCATCAACCCCGCGGCCCGCACGACCTGCGTTAAGCCGTCCGGCACCGCGTCGATCATCCTCGAGACGGAGTCGGGCATCCACGGCGGGCACTCCGGCAGGTACCTGCGCAACGCCCAGATGAACAAGGAGTCGGAGGTCGCCCAGCTCATCAAGGCGATCGACCCGTACATGATCGAGGACTCCGTCTGGTCGGCCAACGGTACAGACTGGGTCATCTCCTTCCCGGTAGTCTCCCCGGCCGGCACCATCTTCAAGAAGGACCTCACGGGCGTCGCCCTGCTCGAGAAGGTCCGACTGGTCCAGAGCGTCTGGGTCGAAGAGGGCACCGACGAGTCCCTCTGCGTCGACCCGCGCATCCGTCATAACGTCTCGAACACCGTCCAGGTCCGTCCCGATCAGTGGGACGAGGTCGAGTCGTACATCTTCGAGAACCGCTTCCTGTTCTCGGGCATCTCCTTCCTGGCGGACAGCGGCGACAAGGACTTCGCACAGGCTCCCTTCACCGAGGTGTTGACAGAGCAGGAGATTCTGGATAGGTATGGAGTGGGCTCGATGTTCGCTTCGGGCCTCATCGTGGACGGACTGAAGGTGTTCTCCAACCTCTGGAGGGCCATCGACGTCGCCCACTCACCTAAAATCCAGTCACAGGAGCGACTCGACGTGCAGGCAGACTGGATACGCCGCTACAAGAAATACGCCGACAACTATTTTGACGGCGACATCAAGCGGGCCTCCTACTGCCTCAAGGACGTGCAGCTCCTCCATCGGTGGGAGAAGATCCAGCAAAACTTCAAGGACGTTGACTTCGTGAACAACCTGTCGGCCAAGCGCTTCGTGGACGCCGACACCCTCGCCGGAGCGGCATGCTCGGGCGGCGCATGTGAGCTGTTCTAAGGAGAGTTAATGCGACTACTCATAGTGGCCATGGTTCTCGCCGTGGCCACGGGAGCCGCCCACGCTGAGTGCGGGACGGCTTCTTGGTACGACTCCGGAGGGAGGACGGCCAGCGGCGAGAAACTGAGCAGTAAGAAGAAGACTGCTGCTCACCGGAGGCTCCCGTTCGGGACCGTCTTGCGGGTGAGCGACGTACAGACAGGAAGGTCCGTGGACGTGCGGGTAAACGACCGCGGACCGTTCATACGAGGACGGGTCATCGACCTGTCTCGGGCTGCAGCAGTGGAGCTCGGAATGATATCGAGGGGACACTCGAGGGTCTGCTTCTCCGTGCGATAAATATCGCATGAACGAATGGACTTATCAGGGCAATCCCTTCAGCGAAGAGGACGTAGGCGCTTATAAAGCCTACGTCTACCTCATCACGAACTCCGTGACCGGTCGAAAGTACATCGGCAAGAAGAAGTTCCTGTTCAAGAGGACGAAGACCCTCAAGGGCAAGAAGAAGAGAGTCTTCGCCCCGTCCGACTGGCAGGACTACTACGGTTCATCTGAAGAGCTGAAGAGAGACGTGGCAGAACTCGGCGTGGAGAACTTCACCCGTGAGATACTACACCTCTGCAAGACTCCCGGTGAGAGCTCCTACCTCGAGGCCCGCGAGCAGATACTCGCCGACGCCCTCCTCCGCGACGACTACTACAACGCCTTCGTGGGGTGCAAGGTGCACCGGAACCACGTCAAGGCCCTCTGGGTGACCGATGCCGCTCCACGTTGAGATATCTAATGACGACATCATTTCTGTGATCGGGGAGTGCTCCTCGTGCCACCGAGGCGAGAACACCCTCATCATATACCACCGCATGCCTCACCCGAACGTGCGTGAGCGTAAGGCCAAGAACCAGATCGTCTTCCTCCAGTGCATCGCCTGCGAGAGCAAGTTCAAGACGACCACGAAAGATCTGGTCGGCGACAACAAATTCTAGTTTACATTCTTTCGAGAATGGTATAGACTGTAATTTCCCAATCACATCGGAGAATGCTTCATGGCGAAGAAAAAGCGTGCCAAGTACACGTCCAAGGGCACCGGCAAGAGCGTGAGCAACGCCCGCGCCGCAGGCGGACGCTCGCTCACCACCCCGCTCGACCGCGCGCTCGACAAGCGCCAGGCGTGGAAGGAGGGCCGCAACCCGACCCTCACCGTCCCGAACCCGAACCCGCTGGAGACCAACCGCAAGTTCATCCGCGTGAAGGCTACGTCCGTCTGGGGCGACCCGCGCAAAGTCAAGGCGTTCGAGATTCGATGATCAAAGTCTACGGCCGCACCACCCCGCACTGCGCCTACTGCGCCAAGGCCAAGGCGCTCCTCGAGATGAAGGGTCTCCAGTACGAGTTCTACTCGATACCGGAGGACCTGAGCCTCGACGAGTTCCGAGAACTCTTCCCGGGACGCAAGACCGTCCCGCAGATCATCATGAACGGCAAGCTCCTCGACGACGGCTACACGTCTCTCGTCGAACAACTAGACGGAGGCTACGGTGACGACTTCTCTTGACGCGCATCGCTTCAACGAGTTCAAGGACATGCTGCGCCGCGGCATCGTCCACTTCAAGTACACCAAGCTCGACGGCACGGAGCGAGTAGCCCACGGCACGCTCGACCCGTCGATGTGGCCGGCCTCGAAGGACCCGAAGCATCCCGCGCCGGCGGGCGCCAAGTACACCAACTACTTCGACCTCCAGGCAAATGACTGGCGCTCTTTCGTCAACGACAACGTGTTCGACTACCAGTGGTCGGGCAAGACGTTCATCATCGCACGTCCTCACTACTGGGAAGACGTCCTGGCCGAGAACATCGTCGGCGGATGATCGTAGTTTACGGGGACAGCGCGGGGTGCTTCACCTGCGCTGTCTTGAAGACCCTGCTGAAGTCCTCGAAGATCGACCACCGGTTCTACGAGCTCGGTGAGGACTACACCTTCGAAGAGCTGTACGAGCTCTACCCATCTTTCTCTGCCGTCCCATTCATACTCCGCGACGGCGTCGAGATCACACTCCAAGAAATAGAACGAGAACTGATTTGACGCAGATCATACGAGGCGAGCTCAAGTTCAACGAGCTGACGAACAAGGCCATGGGCGGGACCGAGCTGATGGCGACGCGGATGGTCGAGTCGATCCCCCAGGACCTGCTCAAGGGCTTCCAGATCGTGCACTCCCGCGTACGCGACCTCGACCCGTCCCTCAAGAAAGTCCTCGTCCTCCACGACCTGCCGAACGACCCCGAGTCCGACAGGCTGTCCGACCCGTCGTTCCGCGCCCAGTTCGACAAGATCGTCTGCGTGTCAGACTGGCAGCTGCAGGCGTACAACACGCACAAGGGTCTCCCCTACTCCGAGGCCTGCGTCATCCAGAACGGCATCTACCCGATCGCGGACTGCCACGAGAAATCGAAGGACGAGATCAACATCGTCTACCACACGACGCCGCACCGAGGCCTCGTGATCCTCGTCCCGGTCTTCGAGGCGCTCGCCAGGGTCCACGACAACATCCGCCTTCACGTCTACTCGTCGTTCGACATCTACGGGTGGGGTGAGCGCGACAAGCCGTACGAGCCGCTGTTCCACGTCTGTAAGAACCACCCGAAGATCAACTACTACGGCACTCGTCCGAACGACGAGGTCCGAGCCGCCCTCGCCAAGACCGACATATTCGCCTACCCGTCTATCTGGCCTGAGACGTCCTGCCTGGCGGCCATCGAGGCGTTCAGCGCCCGCAACATCGTGGTGGCGCCGAACTACGCGGGTCTGACCGACACGTGCGCACGGTGGGCCGATGACTACCAGTGGACCGAGGACCTTCAGGAGCACGCCAACGTCTTCTACCAGCGGATGCACAGGACCATCTTAAAGTTCCAGGACCGATCGAGCCTGCAGCCCTACCTGAACGCCCAGAAGCTGTATTTTGACACGTTCTACAACTGGGACCTCCTCAAACTGCGGTGGATCGACCTCCTCACTTCCCTTTAAAGAATGGGTTGACAATTCTAAAACTTAATGATATAGTGGTACCAGAATTGGAGAACCACCATGGCGCTGCCTAAATCAAAAAAGCCCAAGAAGACCGGGATGACCGCCGCTCAGTCGAAGATCTTCGACAAGAAGCACTTCGGCGATGAGCCGGCTTTCCCGGTCACCGAGCTCACGAAGATGGAGCTCTTGAAGATCCTCAACTACTACAACTACGTTATGTACCGCTCCGAGGCGATGGAGTTCCTCTTTGACTACCTCGAGAAGCGCGACCGTCCGCTGCTCAAGAAAGTCAAGACCATCAACGAGAAACTCGTCTCGACCTCGGTGTGTTGGCTGGCTCGTCTGATAGACCGAGGGGCCACTCTGCCTCCCGGCACGGTCGACAAGATCGACGCACACCTCTCTGAGCTGGTCGCCAAGTACTACGGCAAAGAGACCGTGGAAAAAAAAACTGACGATGAACCCAAGGTAGACCGCGCCGCCGAGAAGGAGCGGTTCTACATCGGGGACGTCGAGGAGCTGCTCGACAAACGCGGCGACAAGTCGGTCTACGACTACCTCACCGCTAACTCGGTCCCTAAGGGCTACGCCGCCAAGATCGCGGCCTACTACGCGCCCGTGATCGCCGAGCTCAGGGAGGCCGTCGTCGGCAAGGACCGAGACCTGAAGGAAGGGTACCGCCACCTCTCGAAGAGGGACCTGCGCGACCTCCTGGCGGAGTATGAGAAGATCGTCTCTGACTGCGACCGGTACGCCGACAACAAGACCGCCGAGAAGAAGCCGCGAAAGAAAAAGATGGTGCCCGCCGAGAAGAAGGTCGGGAACGTCCAGTACATGCCGCGCTTCGACGAGTTTCAGCTCGTCTCCAAGCACCCCTCGTGCATACTCGACGCGAAGGAGTTCTGGGTCTACGACGCCCGGTACAGGGACCTCACGAGGTACGTCGCCAAGGACGGCGGCTTCGAGGTGAGGGGGACCTCCATCTACAACTACGACGAGGCCGCGTCGGTCAAGAAGTCGACCGGGCGGAAGTCTAAGGACGTCGTGGACCGCGTGCTCAAGGAGGGCAAGCTCGCCCTCAAGAAGGTCATGGACTCCATACCCGCTCCGGCGCGAGAGCCGAACGGTCGGCTCAACCACAACATGCTGATCCTGAAGTCACTGAACTGAGAGACATCGGTGCCTATAAATAATAGCGAGTCGGCGATCAAGCCGACCGAACTAGGATACCCAATGTCGAACGTCATTAAGTTCCCCGGTGTCTCTGATCTCCCACTAGACCAATCTGAGTTCGTTGAGCGAGTCAGTTCCATCCGGACTGAGTACGCAGAAGAAGCAGCCGAAGAGGCGTTCGAGGCTGTTCTGACGATCGCGAGGAACTACGGCTTCCTCACGCGTCACGACAAGATGAACATCAAGGATATGGTCGCCCTGTCAGACACCATCCTCTCTACCCTCCTGCGCTACGCGAACCTGCCGCACCCGCTTCAAGACGTGTTCGACAAGGTGATCGAGATAGAGGACGACCGTCCCACTCCCGAAGACGCCATGCTCGAAGAGTACGCCGTCGAGATGCCGGACCCCATCCAGATATGAACAACCCGTGAGGGACGCGTGATTATTTTTGACTTCTCCCAGGTCTGCCTGGCCAACATAATGGTGCAGTACGCCAACCTGAAGGACGACGAGGGACAGCTCTCGAAGGACCTCTTCAGGAAGATGATACTGAACACGATCCGGAAGAACGTGTCAAAGTTCCGCTCCGACTACGGTCGAGACGTGGTGATCGCGTGTGACACCTACGCCAGCTGGCGCAAGGACTACTTCCCCTACTACAAGGCCAACCGAAAGAAGGGCCGCGACGAGTCCGACCTCGACTGGCCCTTCATCTTCGAGTGCATGCGCGACCTGAAGGCCGAGCTGAAGGAGTACTTCCCCTACCGCGTCATCGAGGTGGACCGCGCCGAGGCCGACGACGTCATAGGCACCCTCGCCCACGCGTACGGCGTTCCCCTCGGCAACGGCCGCGAGAAGGTCCTCATCCTGTCGGGAGACAAGGACTTCATCCAGCTCCAGAAGTACAGCAACGTCCGCCAGTACAGCCCGGTCGGAATGAAGGTCGGCTTCATCACGAACAACGACCCCGAGGAGTACCTCCTGGAGCACGTGATCAAGGGCGACAAGGGCGACGGCATCCCCAACGCGATGTCGGCCGACGAGACGTTCATCAAGCCCGGCGGGCGCAACATGACCCTCACCGCTAAGCGCATGGCAGGACTCAAGGACGCCGTTAAAGCCGGCACCTGCACCGAGGTCGGCTACTTCCGCAACGAGCTGCTGATCGACCTCTCGCGCACGCCCGAGACGATAAAGGCCGGCATCATGGAGGCCTACGAGGCCCAGGCCGGCAAGACCCGACTTAAACTCCTTACCTACTTCACCAAGTACCGGCTCTCGAGCCTGGTCGAACAATTGAGCGATTTTTGATGGCTACTCTACACGCATACTCCTACTTCAAGACCGTCGACGACCTGAAGACCCGCAAGGAGAAGATCGACTACCTCCGCGCGAACCGGACCGTAACGTTCGACACCCTCCTCAAGCTGACCTACGGCGAGTACAAGTTCGACCTGCCTGACACGCCGCCTCCGTACAAGCCGTCTGAGTTCGACGAGCACAACAACATCTACCAGGAGATCAGGAAGATCGAGCGCACGTTCGTCGCCGGCGCCCTCCCGGGCTGGCCGCAGCACAAGCGCGAGGCGGCCTTCATCCAGATCCTCGAGTACGTCGACAAGGACGACGCGAAGCTGCTGACGGGCATGATCGCCGGCAAGCTGCCGTTCAAGACCATCGACAAGAAGCTGGTCAAGGAAGCCCTCCCGGAGCTGTTCCTCTGATGCCGACCTACACCTTCATGAACAGGGACGACGGCGTCGAGGTCACGCTCACGATGAAGATCGCCGAGCTCGATGCCTACAAGCGCGACAACCCGAACATGACCCAGCTACTCAGCCCGACCCCTCTCGCTGACCCGACTCGCGTCGGCGTGAGGACCAAGCCGGACTCGGAGTTCCGAGACCTGCTGAAGACCGTAAAGAGCAAACATCGAGGCAACACCATCGACACCCATTGAAGCCTCGTCTCTTCGTCATGACAAAACAAGACAGGAGACACCTTGCAGTCGAAGCCTTCCCGAAAAAAGAAACAAGAACAGGGGAACGTCGGAGAGAACATGAGCATGCCGCTCAAGAGTATCTCTCCGAAGACGACTAACCAAGAGAGGGCATTCCGGGACTACGGGCGTGCTAAGACACCGTTCCTACACGGGCTTCCCGGTACAGGCAAGACGTTCGTCGCGCTCTACCTCGCCCTTAAATCTGTCCTGATCGACAAGACCCAGAAAAGGGTAGTGATCGTTAGGTCGGCGGTGCCCACCCGCGACATAGGCTTCCTCCCCGGTTCCGCCGGCGAGAAGATGAGAAACTACGAGGCGCCTTACGCCGCTATCGCGACCAAGCTCTTTGAGCGCGGAGACGCGTACGAGGTGCTCAAGCAGAAGAAGCTGATCGAGTTCATGCCGACCTCGTTCATACGCGGCCTGGACATTGAAGACGCCGTCATCGTCATCGATGAGGCACAGAACATGTCTTACCAGGAGATCAGGTCGGTGATCACCCGCACCGGGCGGAACTCGAGGGTGGTCATCTGTGCAGACAGGGCACAGGACGACCTGACGTCGAAGCGGTTCAACGAGGAGTCGGGCATCGACAAGCTCATGGGTGTCATGAAGAAGATGCCGTCCGTGTCGTTCACTGAGTTCGGCGTCGACGACATCGTGAGGAGTGACTTCATACGTGAATACATCATCGCCGAGTACGACATTCGCCCAGCTGAAAGCGAAGAGCCAGCCCTCCCAGGTTTCATTAGAGAACCCGCGAGAGTTCGAGAGGACTGACGTACTCTTCGAAGAAGTGAACACCCGCGACATGCCTTACGGTCGCGGGTACGTGATCGGGGACGCGGTCTACCCTTCGGTGACCACCGTCCTCGGCTCACTCGACAACGCCGCGCTCGATGAGTGGAAGAAGCGGGTCGGAGAGGAGGAGGCCGCCCGGGTCTCCAAGAGGGCGACCATCAAGGGGACAGCCGTGCACGAGATGTGCGAGCTCTACCTGAAGAACTCCCTGACCGACCTCTCGCCCTACCAGTTCATCGAGCGCGACTCCTTCCTCAAGCTGAAGCCGATCCTCGACGCCCGCGTGGGACTGATCTACGCGCAGGAGACTCCTCTCTTCACGAAGAGGCAGAAGATGGCCGGCCGAGTCGACCTCATAGCAGAGTTCGACGGCGTCCTCTCGATCGTCGACTTCAAGACGTCGTCGCGGCCGAAGGAGAGGGACTGGATCAAGAAGTACTTCGTCCAGGAGACGGCGTACGCCATGATGCTCTACGAGATGAAGGGCATCGCGGTCCACCAGATAGTCACGGTCATCACCGTGGACCACGACGAGCCCCAGGTGTTCGTGGAAAAGAGCGGCGACTACTACAACGACGTCATCGCCGCGCGTCGACAGTTCCGTCTAAAATTTGGAGTCTGATATGAACGACATGTTCGTGAGAGTGGTGGCCGACTCGGTGTCACCTGAGGGCCTGCGGCTCGTTACCATCCACGCCCACTACCCGAGGATCATCCACGCCGAGCTCATGACGCACCGGGTGTTCAGCCGTAACGCGCGATCGTCTCGCGCAGTCCCGGTGGAGACGATGCTCCGAGAAGTCCAGACGGCGCCGTTCGTCCCGTGGCACTGGGGCAAGAACCAGCGCGGCATGCAGGCCTCGGAAGAATGCGACGCGAAGGTCGACGCGTTCATCAACTCGCCGCTCATCCGCTCGACCGTCTCCCGCGAGGAGGCCTGGCTGAACGCTCGAGACGAGGCTCTCCGCTCAGCGCAGGCGTTCACGGAGGCGGGCTACCACAAGCAGGTCGCCAACCGGCTGCTCGAGCCGTTCTCCTACATCGACACCCTCATCAGCTCGACCGAGTGGAACAACTTCTTCTTCCTGAGGGACCACGAGGCCGCCGAGCCGCACTTCCACGACCTCGCGGCCATGATCTTCGATGAGATGACGTGGTCTCGCTCTAAGGAGCTCAACACGGGCGAGTGGCACCTCCCGTACATCAGCCCAGACGAGGCGGGACTCCCCCTCGACGTCCAGCAGAAGCTCTCCGTGGCCCGCTGCGCACGCATCAGCTACAAGCCCTTCGATGGCGACGCGTCCATCGAGCGAGAGCTCGAGCGGTACGACCTCCTGGTGGGCTCGACTCCCCTGCACGCCTCGCCCGCCGAGCACCAGGCGACCCCCGACTACGTCATCCGTGGGTTCCGCGGGAATGACCAGTGGGAAGACCGGTACGAGAACCCTGAGCTACACGGCAACTTCCGCGGCTGGGTCCAGTACCGAAAAACGTTGAAGGACGAGAACGTTCCTGGTTGACAAAACTTTAAGATGGTGATATACTGTCACTATCATAAAGGAAGGAAACCACAAATGATCGACTACGACCGTCTCCTCGAAGGAAAACAGAACCGCCGGATGGCTAACGAGAGCCGGTTCCTCGACCGTCTGGACCGCCTCGAGCGGAAGATCGAGAAGGAATGCCTCATCGGAGAACTCTGCCGGGAAGGCAAGGCCGTCTACTACTTCTGGCCGGCGGGCGGCAAGTACTTCGAGAACTCCAACTACATGGTCGTCGTGGACCACATCATCAAGAAGGGGTACGTGCGATGAGCAAGGAACCTAAGTCGCTCGACGAGCTGATGGGCGAGTACGACGCCGAGCGCATCGCAGAGATCGAGCGCTGGGAGAAGGAAAAGCCGGCATGGGTCAAGGAAAAGATCGAGGCCGAGAAAAAGCGGGACATCGAGCTCGGCATCCGAGACGCCGATGGCTACCTCATCGTCCCCGATGAGACCGACGACGAAGAAGACGAGGAGGAAGAGAGCGAGTAGCTCTCTTTTCTCAACAATCAAACCACACGAGAGGCACTAGCATGCGTTACGGGACTGCCAAGACGATCATCAAGGACACCGCCTCTTACACGCACACGGAAGTGAGGGAGGCCATCCTGGCCGTCCTCTCGGCCCGCGTCGCGGCCCCGCTCGACACCAAGCTCGCGCGGAAACTCTATGAAGAATTCTATTGACATTTCTCAATTCTCGTGGTACTATCGCACCATAAATACGAGATAGGGTCGCTACTCAATAGGCGCGCCGGGAGCCACGGTAAGCTCCCGCAACATCGTACGTAGAGGAGTTTTACGTGATCAGCTATGACTACGCCGTGTTCATCGGCCGTTTTTCCCCGTTTCACCTCGGACACCTCAGGGTCATCGAGAAAGCCCTGACCGTCTCAGACTACGTCATAGTAGTCGTCGGCTCGGCCAACCGCCCCAGGAACACACGGGTCCCCTTCACCTTCGCCGAGAGGCGCGACATCATCCTGGCATCGCTCCCCGAAGTGGACCGCGGCCGGGTCATCGTCACTTCCTGCAACGACTACCGGTACAACGACACTCGCTGGATCGCGGGCGTGCAGCACGCCGTGAGCGAGGCCATCGCCCAGCACTCCAACGTGGCCGTCTTCACGAACAACACGTTCAAGGACTTCAACCACAAGGTCGCCCTCGCCGGGATGTACAAGGACGGCACGAGCTACTACCTCAACAGCTTCCCGCAGTGGGACAACTCGATCGCGGTGCGACCTGAGGAGGTGGACGAGCAGATCCTCTCCTCCACGAACATCCGCAAGAAGGTGTTCGCCGGTGAAGTCGGCTACGACCACGAGATGGTCCTCGCGGGACGGCTGCTCATGGAGGACATGATCACGCACGACCGTTCCGAGTTCGACCGGCTCTTCGCAGACTGGGCCTACGAGCAGAAGTACGAAGCGGTCTACGGCAAGGGTCCTCACGTCACGGTCGACGCCTGCGTCGTCCAGGCCGGCCACGTCCTCCTCATCGAGCGCGGGCGCGAGTACGGTCGAGGTCTCCTGGCGCTACCCGGAGGTTTCTTGAACCGACGCGAGAAGGTCACCGACGGCGTCATCCGTGAGCTCCGCGAGGAGACGCGGCTGAAAGTGCCCGAGAAGGTGCTGCGCGGGTCCATCACGAAGCGAGAGGTCTACGACGACCCCTACCGCTCCAACCGCTCCCACATCATCACCCACGCCCACCTCTTCGAGCTGAGCAACGTCGGTGAGCTGCCGAAGGTCGTCGGCTCGGACGACGCCGCGAAGGCTCACTGGTACCCGATCAGCCTGGTCCAGAACATGGAGCACTATTTCTTTGAGGATCACTGGGACGTCATCGCCGACCTGCTCGGCTTCTGAGGACACTACATCATGAAAAAGAATGAAGCGCGAGAGACGCATGACCAACTCATGCGCCACTACTCGAAGACGATCAAGGTGCACAGGAAGCAGACGGTCGTGATGTGCGACTTGTGTAAGGGCACTGGACGCTACTACAAGGAAGAACTGACAGACTACCATCGCGGCGAGTACGACTCGATACGGTACGACTGCAAGAAGTGCAATTCCGGTGGCCGCCTGATCGTGGAAGAGGTCACGATCAGCATGGGCCCGTACACCAAGAAGTCGGAGAAGCCGTTCGATGATTTTCCCGACGAAGAACCAGATTTCTACAACATCCCCTACACCCTAGCAGAATAGAAGGAGTTTCAAATGCTGCTCAACAGAAACGTTATCTCGGCGAGCGACTGCTACAAGTTCTCGCACCCGTTCGTCATCTCTCGGTCGGTCGACGGCCTCACCTCGTACATCGAGGCCCGCCACGGCTGGGCCGAGGAGATCGTCTTCTTCGGTCTCCAGGCGTACGTCCGCGAGTACCTCTCGAAGCCGATCACCGTCGAGGACATCGACCGCGAGGAGCGCAAGGCCAAGTCCGCCATGATCCCGTTCCCACGCGAGATGTGGGAGCACGTCGTCACGCACTACAACGGCTTCCTGCCGATCACGATCCAGGCGCTGCCCGAGGGCACACCCGTGAAGCACGGCGTCCCGGTGGTCCAGGTCACCTCGCACGACAAGAAGTACCCCGGCCTCATCAGCGTGATCGAGACATCGCTGCTCCGCGCCGTCTGGTACCCGTCGTCGGTCGCGACGCTCTCGCGTGAGATCAAGAAGAACCTCAAGGTCTTCATCGAGCTCAACTCTGACCTCGACCCCGACGTGCTGCTCCCCACGATGCTCAACGACTTCGGCGCCCGAGGAGTCTCGAGCGGTGAGTCGGCCGCGCTCGGAGGTCTGGCGCACGCGGTCAACTTCATCGGCTCCGACACGTTCGAGGCGATCGACGCGGCGGTCCTCTACTACGACCACAACCTCGATCGAGACGGCCCGGTCATCGTGTCGGTGCCGGCCACGGAGCACTCCGTCACCACCATCAACGGCCCGGAGGGCGAGTCGAAGTTCATCGGCGCCACGATCGAGACCTTCACGGGCATGGGCTTCCCGATCATATCCCTGGTCGCCGACAGCTACGACCTCGACAACTTCGTGACGAACATCGTCGGCCGCGACAACCACGCTGCGATCACGGACCGCAACGGGTTCATCGTGGTGCGCCCCGACAGCGGAGAGCCCACCCAGATCGTCCCGCGCGTGCTCAATCTCCTCTGGGAGAAGTTCGGCGGCACGATCAACTCGAAGGGCTACAGGGTGCTCAACGCCAAGGTGCGCGTGATCCAGGGCGACGGCGTCAACTACGACTCCATCAATGAGATCCTCATCGCGGTCGGCGACGCCGACTTCAGCTGTGAGAACATCGTGTTCGGCATGGGCGGCAAGCTGCTCCAGGGCGTGATGCGCGACGACCAGTCCTGGGCGATGAAGACCAACGCGGTCCACTACCGTCCCGGCGAGGTCGCGGGCCACGTGAACTGGGTGGACGTCCAGAAGAAGCCGAAGACCGACCCATCTAAGGCGTCCAAGGCCGGCCGCCAGGCAGTCGTCTACTTCGACGGGACGTACCACTCGATGCGGGAGGACGACCTCAAGCTGGCGAACGCCGTCGGCCACCACGGCGCCCACAACTACCTCGAGCGGGTGTGGGAGGCAGGCAAGGTCCTGCGCACGACGACCTTCAAGGAGGTCCGGGAGCGCGCCGCGATCTGAACCGGCTTCACTAACGACGTTTAAGGCGCGGAGGATGTGGGACGACCCATCTTCCGCGTTTTCGTAAGAATCGCCTCTCCAGGCCATTGAGAACTTTGACTAAAAATAGTCGTTTACATTTCTATCTAGAATGAATATACTATTCTCAACCAAATCGGAAAGGGTTGAGAAATGAAAGTCTTAACTAAAGGTGAAGCCCTCAACTTGGCCTGCCGAGTACTGGCGGTCAACCACGGCTTCTTTCGCATTTCAGGAAAGCACACCACGTCGCTGTACTACACGCGGCGCGGTACGACCCACAAGATACGTATCTCGGATCACGTCGACCCGCTGAGGAACGACGACGTCCGGGCCGAGGTGATCATTGACTCGCCGACGATCGAGGCCGACGTGGTCTACAGGGTCAAGGACGCCGTCAAGAAGTTCGCCGTGAACGACGTGAACAGGGTGAAGAGATGAGTGACTTCAAGCAGAGCGACCCGCTCGAGTGCTTCAAGCCGGCGTGGAACGAAGAGGAAGTCCGGTGGGATTTCATTCACTTGCTCAACGGCAAGACGTACTCGTACCGTCAGCTGATCCATGCGCACGAGTGCTGCATCGACGACGGCCCGGTCGAGAGGCTGTGGAGCGACTACGTCAGGAACGCCAACAGGTACGCCGTCTACGACATGTCGGCGGAGTTCTTCCTGGCCTGGCTCCGGATGGCCCACGAGCTGAACGCGCTGTTCTACGCAGAAGAAGTGCGACTCGACTACCTGTACGAGAACCCCAAGAAGGGCAAGCAGTCCGAGGGCGTCTACGCCGCGGCTCTGGCCGAGTTCACCGATAAATACAAGAGGATGAAATGACTGACGACGCAAAGAAGGGTTGGACTCCGATCCTGTTCATCATAATGCGCACCGACTTGAAGTCTATGAACCCGGGCAAGGCGATCGCGCAAGGTTCCCATGCCGCCAATGCGGCTGCGAAGCACGCCGAGCGTGACGCGAAAGATCTGTACAGTTACTGGGCCTTCGGGACTTCTCAGGACTTCGGTACCGTGCTGACGCTCGACGGAGGCTCCATGGACGACATCAAGGAGCTCATCGCGCAGATCGAGGCCGAACGCGCCGTCAGGAAAGACTCTGGGGTCTCAGGCGTCATCCTCGACCCGACCTACCCGCTGCGCGACGGCAGCTACACGCACTACATCCCCGTCGAGACCTGCGCCTACGTGTTATGTTACAAGGACTCGCCGGCACACCGGGTCATCAAGCACCTGGAGCTACACAAATGAGCATCGTACAGTTCTTTGACGGCGGGTGGGAAGTCTTCGACGGCAAGATCGTCGTCACGCACTACCTCTGGGAGGCAGTCTTCGAGGAGCAGTCGCCCTTCGAGGTGTACAGCAAGTCCCAGTGTGAAATGCTGGTTGACTTCGCTCAAGAAAATGATATAGACTATCGAGAATGGATGGAGGCAGCGTGATGGACATCAAGGATTGTGTGGGCAAAGAAAAGTGGTGCAAGTTCACCCACTGGGTGCACAACGAGCTCTGGTACGAGTGTGAGAACGGTTTCCGGTTCCCGGTCACCACCCACGACGCCGGCACGGCCACGTTCAACGCCGTTGAGAAATCGGTGTTCCTGATGCGCTGGATCAGGAAGCACCTCAAGACTATCGAGGAGGCAGAAAGCTTATGAAGAAATTTGACATCGACGAGGTCCGCGACTTCATCGCCCGGCAGACGCCGGAGACGAAGGTCTACATCGGCTGTGACTCCTACCGCTTCAAGAAGGAGGGCGTCTGGTACGCCCGCTACACGACCGTCTGCGTCGTGCACATCAACGGCAAGAACGGCTGCCGGGTCTTCGGCGACATCGACACTGAGCGCGACTACGACCAGAAGAAGGACGCGCCGCGCATGCGCATGATGAATGAGGTCTACCGCTCGGTCGGTATGTACCTGAAGCTCGCGGAAGTCATCGGCGACCGTGAGATCGAGCTGCACGTCGACATCAACAAGGACAAGAAACACGGCTCGAACGTCGCGTACGCCGAGGCCATGGGTTACGTCCGAGGCGTCTGCGGCATCGACGCGGTGGCCAAGCCGGACGCACTTGCGTCGAGCTTCGCGGCCGACCACTTCCGCACCTACGGGGGCAAGAAGGAGGGACGCCGTGAACGGGCAGTCGCTGCATGAGCTGATCCTCGTCTGGATCAGAGAGGTCTTCACGCAGGCAGAAGAGGTGGACCCAAAAAGTGACCACTACTGGGAGTCCCTGGCCTACGGCTGGGCGCTCGGCCACGGTCTCACGGTGATCGAGGCTGGCGACTTCGTGCGCCAGCTCAACCTGAGGAACCTGCTGTGACCTTCGCGCTCGGGACTCTCGCGTGGGTGCTGATCATCGCAGTGGCCGCCTGGGCCGGAATTATGTTCGGCGCGAATTGAAGAAATCAGTTGACAAACTCCCTCCCCTGTGGTATAAATAAAACACCATCGGGGAGGGAAACCTTTCTCGATCGAACGTTTCGATGCTTCCGTATCGGCACCGCCTTCTAAGCGGTCGTTAAAACCGTAATGGCGTATGCTGGTTCGAGTCCAGTCGGAAGCTCCAAGTTTAGTAGACCCAGGCGGGTAGGTCGGCAAGCCGATCCCGTAGGTTGAGCCACAGGGGAAAGCGGTCCTTGCCGGGAACACCGACTCCTGAGTCCCGTAGTTTAGCGGAGAGAACGCCCCCGTTCAGGGGGAAACGCGGGTTCGAATCCCGTCGTGACGTTGGCGATAATTGGGCGTGTGATGAAATTGGTAGCCTTGCCAGGTCGAGAGCCTGGTGCCTAGCGCGTGTGGGTTCGAGTCCCACCATGCCCACCAAAATTTAAAGATGTAGTTGACAAACCGGTCGGTTCCATTTAAGATGGAACTACGATAGGAAAGGGACTTCATCATGAACGCAAAGTACACACTCTTCGTATACTCCTACAAGGACCTCGAGTTCCCGGGGAACATCGCTGGCACGGACTACTTCAACGTCCTGAACGTCGGTAAGTCCCACGAGGAGGTCCTGATCGAAGCCAACGCACACCTCAAGCGGGTGTCGAAGGCCACCGGTCGAGTCATCTTGGACTTCCGCGTGTCGGATGACGACGCACAGAGGTTCAACAAAGTCTAAGCGCGTATCACCTTAGCGGCGATAGGTTCCGGCTCTTAACCGGATGGCGTAAGCCCACCGAGGGTTCGAGTCCCTCTGCGCGCACCAAATTTCCCGGAGAACACGATGAACGACAGTGATGAGTGGGTCTGGGACTTTTTTTCCAATTTTGAGGATGATGATATGAATGCACTCGTGAACGCGGTCTCCGTCGGAGACTTCGACGACATCAGTGAGCTCGCCGTCGGTGACGTCGTCAAGTTCAACTACCAGGGCTACAAGCAGTACGACTCCTTCAACAAGGGTCAACCGCTCGAGGTGATCGAGGTCGGACGCGGTCCTACAGGCAACCTCATCTTCCGGGGCAAGCAGAAGAAGCTCAACAAGTTCGACCGCGCGCAGCTAGAAGCGTACATCGAGACTCCGTTCCTATCGGCCAAGTTCTTTCGAGTCGTGTCCCGAGCTACGCCGGCGCCCGAGCCTGCCAAGTCGCAGGCCGAGCTCGACATGATCATCATCGAGGCCACGAGCTACAAGGTCGAGAAGATGTGCAACTCCGCTGCGCTCAAGGCCGAGGTGGACGCGATCCTCCGCAAAGACATGAACAAGAAGCTGCTCGTCTTCAAGAAGAGCGCGACCGTCACCGTCGGCGAGCTGCCGATCATGTGGGACTACGCCAAGTGATCGAGTTCCTCAAGGCCAACTGGTGGAAGTTCCCGTTCATCCCGTTCCGGATCGTGCTCTTTGGGCTGACGTTCGGCCTGCTGAAGCCGCTCGCGGTCTTCTGCGAGCTCCTGTTTGACCTGTGTCCGGGACTGACTGACACGCGACCCAGGAAGAAGAGATGAAGACCTACGCGCTCAATTGCACCTACGGTGAAGTCCTGAAGATACTCGACTTTCGCCTCGAGTGCATCCTCAACGGCTACGTCGGCACCGTCATCGAAGACGGCGTGGAGTACCCGATGAACGAGTACGCGGTGTTCACGGGTAAGGAGCCCAGAACGGTCGAGCACGAGGGTCGATACACCGCCCTGATCATCAACGCACAGATAAAGAAGAGAAAACATGAGCGATCTACTGCAGACGATAAAGGACGACTTCCTGGCAGCCCGCAAGGCTCGTGAGTCGTCGACCGCGGCGTTCCTGTCGGCCCTGATCGGCACGATCGAGTCTGCTGCCATCACGGCAGAAGGCAGAGTCGAACTGACCGAGCAGCACGTCGTGACTGTGCTCAAGTCGTACCTCAAGAAGAACGCTGAGCTGCTCGCGATCGAGAACCTACCAGAGAACGCGATCAAGATGGTCGAGTTCGAGAAGGGGATCATCGAGAAGTACCTGCCGACTCAGCTGACCGAGGAGAAGATCCGTGAGATCTTCACCGAGCTCGACGAGTCGAACCTGGGCCTCATGATGAAGCACCTCAAGGACAACTTCGCCGGCCTGTACGACGGCACCCTCGCGTCGAAGATCGCTAAGGAGTTCCTGTGAAGAAAGTTCCCCGTGAGTCCTGTTCACACTGCGGTTCCCAAAGAGACGAGTCCGGAGCCATGAAGCACGGCGAAGAGTGCAGATGGCACACCGCCGTCGACGTCCGATACACCGAAGACAGAGAAGAGACAGTCATCTTCGTTCCTTACATGCCGAAGGGGCTCCTGTGACTGCCGTCATGTCGCAGGGCCTCCGAGACGAGGTTCAAAAGAATTCTCGCGAGAGTTGGGCGAAGGCACGCCCAGGCGTCGTGAAGATGTACGCCAAGCTGATCCTCAACGCGACGTACTGTTCACGCGAAGAAGCCCTGTCCCGCGCTGAAGACCTGGTCAGGAGACGTTTCGATTGAGCAAGACCTGGTTCCAGATACAAGAGAGTCACGGGAAGTTCCTCGTGACCTCTCACGTCAGAAAGTTCTCGGCCTTCGAGGGCACCGAGGTCACCTTCGAGAACTTCGTGGGTGAGTTCGACAGCGCAGAAGCAGCCGACAAGGCGGTCAAGGCCGTGCAGAAAGCGATGTACCTCTGATGGCCGCACCGTTCGTGTTCCTCGCCGATGACTTCATCAAGCTGATGGAAATAGCCAAGAGCGGCGACTCCGATAAGTTCATGATGGCCCACGACGGCGTCGTCGACCGGTACAACAAGATGAAGAGCTGTCAGGGTGACTTCCACGAGCTCATCTCGATCTACATGAAGAAACCCGTTGACAATCGCGTCGATCTGTAATAAATAGACACATACGGTCACGTAACCGCCGAGCTTGCGAAGCTCGAGTTAGGTAATGGATGAAAATGCGGGTTCGAGTCCCGCCGTGACCTCCATGCACGCGTATCCCCGCACGCTTCGAACGTGCACAAAGGTAACGGAGTGGCCGTGAGGCTGATGCAGGTTCGAGTCCTGTCGCGTGCTCCACCCCTTAACATGGAGAGTTGAATGTCGCACTGGAAGGGCAAGCGCGTCCAGATCGTAGTCGTGGACCTCGAGTCTAAGGAAGAAGTCATCGTTGACTTCGAGAAGTTCCTTGACACGGACACGATGGCAGACGTCTTCGACGAGTTCGACCCGTTGAAGTTCGGCTTCATCATCACTCCATTCGAAACTGATGAAGAAATCGGTTGACAATCATTTCAGAATGAGTTATATTAGTTCCAGAATGGAGAAACGAGTGATGCAGTTTTACGTACCGATACACGAGAACTTCATCATCCACTATGGGGCTCTGGCGATGATCATGCTAGACTCGTTCTTGAGATGAGGTACCTGACGGACGGCAAGAGACACCTGGTCTGCGAGCCGTTCTCGGTAGAGAACCTCCACGAGATGGCGAGGGACCTCGGGATTTCCCGGTCCTGGTTCCACGGTGGAAAGTTCCCTCACTACGACGTGCCCAAGAGACGCATCGACGAGATCACCGCGAAGTGCGAGCTGGTCTCGTCTCGAGAGATACTGAGGGTGATAAAGTGCGGAACGTGCTGATCATGGACAAGGCCCGGTGGGACGCCGTAAAGTTCTACCCGTACGAGATGATCAAGCACCTCAGTGCCGTCGTCATCGTAGACGAAGAGACCGAGACTATTGAACTGCTGACGGAGAGGTCTACTGGACTGCTGCGTCGAACCTGGCCCCTGGAGATGCTCGACCGACTGGTCAGCCACGCGGGTGCCGATGAGAATATGCTGGGCTAGTGTAGCTGGTGTGCAAGCGCGGCTGTGAACCGCGAGGAGCCTGTTCGATCCAGGCGCCCAGTACCAATTTTATGGAGGAAGTGAATGGAAGACGACAGCATTGCGATGAACAGTGACATCAGTTCGATACTCAAGATTGAGCTCGAGAAAATGATCGCGACGTATGAAGCACAAGTCGCGACGTACATCCAAGAGCGCGGACTGCCGGACGGCCTCGCTGAGGACCAAGTCGGCGCCTTCTACTTCGGTCTCGACCGCGACGGTGTTCCTGTCTCGTACGGCAACGCCGACGATGTCTACTCGGACGGCTTTGACTACGGGATCACTGAAGGCGAAGCGATGCTGGCCTACAAGCTGCTCGCACTGCTCGACGGGGAGGACTGATCGTGTTCACGCTATCGTCGATCACAGTCGCCGTGCTGCTCGCGATATGCGTCCCCTCGCTTGCGATCGCGGCGGTAATGGTACTCATCGACGTAGTCAAGTCGGTGAAGAACAGGAATAAATAGACTACGACGGGGTAGACTAGCTGGTGCTTTACTGCGGTCCGGAGCCGTGGTGGAGAGGTTCGATTCCTCTTACCCCGACCAAATTTTAATGTGCGTCTGGAGCCAGGTGGGAAGGCATCGCCATGACACGGCGACAAGACGTGGTTCGATTCCACGCAGACGTACCATGCTCCTAGCGCCAGGTGGGAAGGCACCGGTATCACACACCGGCATGACTCAGTTCGATTCTGAGTAGGAGTACCAGTTTTGAGGGATCGTATAACCGGCAGTACGCTCGGCTCTGACCCGTGAAGCCCAGGTTCGAACCCTGGTCCCTCAGCCAAATTTGGAGAGTAAACCTGTCGGGTGACAGGTGCGGTTTGCTAAACCGTCAGTCCTCGCAAGAGGATGTGGATCGTCCCCACTGCTCTCCTCCACTTCCCTTGCGAAAAGGAGTCCTCACGGGCTCCTTTTTTGTTGACAAATGCTCCCGACTAGTTTATAGAAATAGTATGATATCTCAACGTAAGCTGAATGCTCGGGCCAAGTCTAGGGAGTTCATCAAGGGCTCTCGTGAAGAGGTCCTGGAACAGTGTGGTTACTCGAGGCTGAAAGCGAAGCATGGCAAGTCCAAGAGACCCGATTTCCCGAACCTCAAAGTCGAGTCAAGGTACTCTACCTCCGACGTCGTTGGGAACGGATTTAAGACCCGTTCCGGGGCCCAACATCCCGACGCAAAGAATTTCCCGGTTCAGACGCCCCACAAGCAAGGACCCATGCTGTTTACTCGAGCTGACGACGCTCGATACGCCGGAGGGAAGAAGTCATGATAGAGCTGCACTGCACTGGCCCAGGAAGGTACGACGTGACCCTGAACGATCGGGTGACCCACAAGGTCGCGAAGATTAAGGTACGGAACGACGGCTCGGTCAAGTACGCCAACGGCTTCAAGCCCACCCACCTCGACCGCTGGGTCCTCCGAGAGGTTGACGGGACGTACGAGGGCTGCCGCAAGTTCTTCTCCCTGAAGAACCTGATCGACGAGGAGTTCCCCTTCACGAGGGTGAAGAGAGTGAAAAACTCGTTGACAAATTTCTCGAGATGATATAAGAAATACCAAACGGGAGGGACTCACGTGATCACGCTAGAAGAGCTGTCGAGGCTGAAGAAGAAGGTCAACAGGCTGCAGGACGACATCGAGGCGACGCGAGAGTACCTCTGCGACCCAGCATGCTGCGCCAGCCGAATTGAGCTGCGCGATAACCTCCGTGGGTACATCGAGAAGTGGCGGAAGGCCGTCATCGAGTACAACAAGGCGGAACGATCGTTCCTGGAGTCGCTCTGATGAATAACTGGCCTGAAGTGCACGACCTGGTAGCAGTCACCATCAAGCAGGTGGACTACTACGGCTACGTCGAGCACATCAACTACGACGTCAGGGACCTGTACATCCTCGTCGAGTTCTACCCTGGGTGCTCCAGACAGTTTGAACCGGCCGAAGTGAGGCTCGTGAAGTTTCCGGAGGAGAAGAACGCGTGATGTCTAAGTCGCTCTTTGAGATTTACGTGCCGACCGTGAAGAACAACGGTAAGCCGATCCGCACCAGGCACCACCGCGAGTGGGACCGCCGCATCCGCCTCATCACGGGCGGCCTCACGGTCTACAAGCCGGTCAAGGGACAGTGGGTGAACACCGCTGAGGACGGGAAGCTCTACGAGGAGAGGATGATCCCCGTGCGCATCGTCGCGACCGACGCCGAGATGAAGCGCGTCGCCGAGCTCACCAAGACGTTCTACGAGCAGATCGCAGTGCTCTACTACAAGCTCTCCAACGAGGTGCACTTTGCCTGAGTTCCGCATCAGACCGGCCGTCATCCAGAACCCCTTCTCCGTCGTCCGAGACCGAGTGAGGGGCTACGTCGCCGAAGAGAAGAAGACGATCATGGGCCGCGACTTCTGGTTCAAGGTCTACAGCCACACCAACGACGAATACGCTCGTGCCTACGTCAAGAGCATCGCCCGCGAGCGAGAAGCCAACAGGGCACACTTTGAGAAAGAAACGGAGTACATAAAATATGAGTGACGTGATCGTACGCACCCACGAGGGGCTCGCACCCTTCGTCAAATGGTACTGGCCTAAGTCCGACGACGGAGCCTGGGACGGACCTGTAGACGACTGGATAGTGAGCCACGGCCCCCTCATCTCGACCTTCGAGAAGAAGCGGGGCGTCATCCAGGCCGGTGGGTGCTGCGGCATGTACCCCGCTCTCTTGTCGAGCATGTACGACCAGGTGCTCACGTTCGAGCCCGACGCCATCAACTTCAGCTTCCTCGAGATGAACTGCGAGGGCCTGCCGAACGTGTGGTACTCCAATTCTGCACTGGGAGACACCCACAAGTTCGTGGGAGTGAACCGGCTCACGATGAACAACGTCGGCATGCACCAGGTGGTGGACACACCGAACGGCGACGTCCCGATGACCACCATCGACTCCGAGGCGTTCAAGCTGCGGGTCCCGGTCGACCTCATCTGGCTCGACCTCGAGGGCTACGAGTACCTTGCGCTCCTTGGCGCTATCGAGACCATCAAGGAGTTCCACCCGATCATCGGCGTGGAGAGGGCTTCCGGCTCGATACGAGACTTACTGAACCCGATGGGCTACCGAGAGCTGGCGCCGTCGAAGATGGACACCTTCTTCATTCACAGAGAGGACATTAAGTGAGCAAGACAATCAACCCGAGGTTCGTGGCGCTTTGCGCCGGCGCAGCTGCTATAGCGTTGCTCTCGTTCGGGTCGTTCTACACGATCGACCAGGGCGAGCGAGGCGTCATCCTGCACAATGGTCTGGCCGTCTCCACTGCAGAGCCCGGGCTTCACTTCAAGATACCTTTCTTCGAGAGCGTCGTGAAGGTCCCGGTCACCCAGCAGGTGACCTACTGGACCTGCGTCGCCGGCACCCAGTGCAGTGCTGAAGAGCGCGCCGAGATGCAGGCCTACTCACAGGACCAGCAGCCCGCCGCGATGCGCGTGACTGTGTCTTGGCACGTGCCGGCATCTGACGCGCTCAAGCTCTACTCTGAGTACGGGAACCTCGACAACCTCGAGGGCCGACTGATCGCCCGCCACGCTCCGCAGGACGTCAAGACTGTCTTCGGCAAGTACACCGCGGTGTCGGTCATCCAGAACCGCGCGCAGTTCAACGCCGACGTCCAGAAGGAAGTCGAGGCCGGCATGGACGGCCCCGTGCAGATCGACAGCGTGCAGGTCGAGAACATCGACTTCAGCGACGCCTACGAGAAGTCAGTCGAGGCCCGCATGACCGCTCAGGTCGAGGTCCAGAAGCTGGAGCAGCAGAGGCAGCAGCAGGAAGTCCAGGCCAAGATCACTGTGATCAACGCTCAGGCGGCCGCCGACGCGCAGCTGGCAGAGGCCACCGCGAAGGCCAAGGCGGTCCAGGTAGCAGGCGACGCGCAGGCCACCGCGATCAAGGCGATCGGTGAGGCAGAAGCCTCGGCGCTCCGTGCCAAGGGTGACGCCCTCCGGGACAACCCGAACATCATCGAGCTCACGAAGGCCGAGAAGTGGAGCGGCAACCTGCCGACCACGATGGTGCCTGGCTCGGCCGTACCGTTCATCGAGGTAGACAAGAAATGAAGAGAGACGAGTTCGGTGACCGGATGAAGGGTTACGAGGACGCGTTCGTGTCGAAGGTGGACGGGTCCAGACCCGTCTACATGAGGCTCGACGGGCGCTCGTTCTCGAAGTTTACGAGGGGACTCGTCGGCCGCGCCCAGCTGGTGAAGCCGCGCGACTCGGGCTTCGAGCAGGTTTTCGTCAACTCCACGATAGATACGGTCGAGGAGTTTCACTTCGCCCTCGGCTTCCATCAGAGCGACGAGGTCTCCCTGTTCTTTCACCCAATGAAGAACGACGTGTCCCAGCTCCCGTTCGACGGCAAGGTGATGAAGCTCTGCTCGGTCGTGTCGTCCTACTTCACGGCCAGGTTCGTCTCGAACTTCTACGAGCGGTTCGGCTTCATCCCCGAGGTGTCGTTCGACGCCCGCGTCTGCGAGATGCCCGACGAGGACGAGGCGACGAACATGCTCGTGTGGCGCTACAAGGACGCCGAGCGCAACCTGATCCAGGACCACGCGCACCACGAGTTCGGTGCCAAGGCGCTGCACGGCGTCTCGACTCGAGAAAAGTACGAGATGATCGGTTCTCCCGAGATTCGTCCGGGAAACTTCATTAAAAGGGTTGACATTCTTCGAGAAGATGGTATAGTACGCCATAGAGTCGAGAAACTCAACGTCGACTTCAAGTCAATGTCCTTCGGCGATCGCCGGGAGCTAATCTACGGAAAGGTGACGAATGTTTAAAGTCAAGAGAGACTCTTGGCACTACCGCTGGCTCGTGTACTACAGCCTGATCCTGGACTCAACGAGTCGCGGTTCACGGTACTGGCCAGACCTGAAGAACTTCAACGACGCCGAGAAGACCTACCGTGACCGTCGCTTCCCGCCCACCGACTTCTGTGCCTACTGGCGCGCGGTCCTGGTGTGGCCGGCCCTCCGCCTCGGCATCAACCTGGTCGCCTGGTCACTCCCGTTCATCGTGATGTACTTCGCGGGACTGTCGGGAGCAGTCGGCTTCGGCATCGTCTTCGGCTTCATCGCGGCCTTCGCGGTAGCGATCGCGCTGCTGGGCTTCGCGGGCCTCGGTCTCGGTAAGGTCCGTGACTGGTTCTGGAAGAAAGCCGACGAAGCCAAGGGTGACGAGTTCCTCGCCCACGTCTACGAGTCCTACAAGGGCAAGTTCTGCTCGAAGGTAGAATACGAGGAGAAAGCGCAATGAACAAGACGTTCAAAGTCATCTACTGGGGTTTCTTCAACATCCCCGTGAAGGGCTTCCTGGTCGCGGCCGCGTTCATCTACGGCGTCGCGACGGTCGCCGGCGCTGACCACCTCGGCAAGTACCACATCGCCGCTCACGAGGACAAGGTCTACTGTGCTTCCTCGCCGGTCGCGACGTCCGACTCTGACTCGGCCGGCAACGTGGCTTACAGCTGCACGGTCAAGGCGAAGATCGTCGATGTCTTCTAAGATCGTCCCGTTCACGGGAGAATTCTGCCACGTCACCACGTCGGTCCGTCCGACTGAGCTCGGATACGTCGTCGAGCGTACGATCGACACCCTCACGGTCCAGTACCGCGGAGGCATCGTCGGTAAGTACAAGATCGGCAAGAACGACTTCACGCGCATCAACGTCTTTCCGGGCGAGAAATGGTACTCCCTGAGTATCGACGAGCGCATATCAGAAGTAGAGAAGGGGCTCTCGGGCCCCTTCGTGGAACACATCGAGAAGCTCGACGAGCGACCGAAGCAGTCGATCGACGAGTTCCTGGGAACCGTCGCGTATGACGCACCATTTGGAGATGAACGTGACTAAACTTGAGAAAATGAACACCGTCAATTCCAACGGCAAGGCATTCAACTGGGATCGCGGGCCGCTCCTCGTCGCCGCGGCCTTCATCGTGCTCGTGGCGCTGATCATCTTACTGTGAAGCCCTGGTCACACGCGCGTAACTCCGTGAAGCGATACGGAGGGCGGGAAGAAGACTACATCGCTATCCACGACTGGTTCGACTCGACGAAGAGCGCCTACGCCGACACCCGGCACCGGGCGATCCTCCACAACACCTTCGGCATCTACCTGTGCGAGCAGCTGTTCGGTCACGTGATCGTCAACAGCGACGGCAAGACGGTGCACGTGAGGAACGTCGCGGAGGACCACGTCGTCGAGGACTGCGGGTTCATCCCAACGATTGAGAAATGGCTGTCGGGCATCCCTCCTGAGGACTGGATGCGCGGCCGCGGAATGAAGAAACGAGTCGAGAGCAAGGAACTCGCGTATGACTAAGGTAGACACGACGGCCCTCAAGGCCAAGTACGACGAGCTGCAGGCGAAGATAGACGCGCTGCAGGAAGAAATCCGGGGTGAGACCCAGAAGATGATCGCGTCCGTCTTCGAAGAGTTCTTCACGAGCAACCCCAAGGCGCACGCGGTCGCGTGGGTGCAGTTCACCCCTTACTGGAACGACGGTGACTCGACCTACTTCCGCGTGGGCGAGCCGCACCTCTACTTCTCGGACGAGGCCATCGACGACCTCGGCTTCGAAGAGGGTGAAGAGGACCAGAGCGTGGAGGACATCGTCTCGACGTACGACGACGTCACGGAAGACGAAGTCGAGCGCGCGTTCAACGAGTTCGATGAACTGAGCAAGGTCATCCGCTCCATCGAGGACGCCTACATGGAGATGATCTTCGACGACCACGTCTCTGTCGTCTACACCCGCGAGGGTTTCACCACTGAGGAGCACAGTCACGAGTGATGGCTAAATTCGAAGACTTTAAGATAACCCTCGCCGACTACAACGAGGACCTCATCGCCGTCTGGAAGGCGTCGACCCACTACGACTTCTACCTCGGAGACATATTCGACCTCTCAGGAGACGCGATCGTGTCTCCCGCGAACTCCTTCGGCTTCATGGACGGCGGCATCGACGCGGTGTACGTCCACAAGTTCGGGAAGAAGGTCGAGAAGAGGCTGCAGGAGCAGATCAAGACTCGCACCTTCGGCGAGCTCCTGGTCGGAGAAGCCCTGCTGATACCGACGGACGACGAGAAGTTCCCCATCATGATCTCGACGCCGACCATGCGGGTGCCGATGACGATCCCTGACCCGATCTCGGTGCGGCTCGCGATGCGCGCCGCGGTTTACCACGCTCTAGCGTTTGGACTCATGGACGTCGTGACTCCCGGCCTGGGGACCCTGACTGGTCAGATGCGGCCTGAGTGGGCGGTGTCCATGATGCTCGCCGGCATCAACGACGTCCTGAACGCGCTGCCGTTCCCGAAGAACATGGCAGAGGCGTCAGAGCGCCACTACGCCTACCACCTGCAACAAAGATAAAAATAGTGGTTTACATCTTTCAGATATGGTATATGATAGAACTATCAAATCTGAAGGAGTAAACCACGTGACTAAGCGCATCGTTACACCGAAGACCGAAGTGATCACCCGCGACGTCCCCTCGGTCGTCATCTGGAACAACCCCTCGAAAGAGGGCATACCTGCCGGCACCGAGGTTCAAGTAATCAAGGAGTTCTGGCGTAACGGTGAGGGATGGCTCCGTCTACGAGACGGTCGCGAAATCCCTGACGTGTTCACGATCTAGTTACTGAACGGCTTTGATGCTAATAGGCATGAAGTTAACGGGGAGGTGCTTCCCGTCATAGGCCATGTAGTTCCAGCCGAACCACTGCTTGAGGTACTTCGTCGACCCAAGGGACCAGTTCCTACGGTAGGTGAAGTACCTCGTCCCGTTCGCGGACTGCATCACGTTGGCGTAGACCTTGCCGCCCTTGCCGAAGTCGATCGAGGTCGGGTTCGGGGCAGACTCCCAGACGACGGTGTGGCCCGCGGTGTCGAAGCCGAGGACGACTGCGTTCCAGCCGGCCGCCGGGTTGCGGCAGATCCAGCGAGTACGCTGCCACCACAGCTTGAGTCCGGTGGCGCCTGCCGGGTAGAGGTCAGCGTGCTGGTGCTGGCCGCCGTCGAGGTCGTCGTCGAGAGTCGAGAAGTACTGGAGGAAGCCCGGGAGCTTCGTGACGCCCGCGACCACTGAGTACGCCGCGAGGAGCGG